CATCGGCTATAGATTTATCATATAATCTATTATATATGTTACAACTTTCCAATATTGTAGAACCTGTATATTGTTTATTTGTTTTTTTAAACATTCTATCTTCAATATAACCATATGTTGTTCCACTTATTATTGTTCCATTATTAGGTGAATCACCATTAAATGTTATACCAAATAAATTTAACATATCATTTTTACTAATTATCATATATGGTGTACCATCAGGATAAATAGTTGTTAAAGGGACATTATTGATGGCAACTTCAGTTAATATAGTAACATTACCTTTATAAAAACCAAATATTGAACCACTTGGGTAACCATTTTGTTCAACAAGATAAATTTGATTTGTTTGATTTGTATTTGGATCCATACCACCTATAGGACCTTTATTATTAAGATAATATGAAACTTCATTAATTGGTGATCCTGATGGAGAAAGACCTAAATCAATAAAAAATCTTGGGAAAACTTCACCATTATCCGGGTCGGTAAACTCTTCAGCACTTCCTAAATATGTGTAACCACTTTGTGAAATTTGATATGAACCATTATTTACACAACCGGATGCAGTGTAACTAGAATAAACACAATAATCTCTTGCGTTTGTATTAGTTAAAATATTGGAAGTATTACCACTAATATCTTCATTTAAACTAGTCGTACCTGTACTTAAAAACAAATACATATAATCAGTATCATTATTTCTAAAAGTACTAATACTATTTCCTATAATGTAATTAGATGTATTAGGTACCCAAGTTTGTAAAATATCAAATTTTAATTCACCTATTTTTGCATAAACACCCGTATTAAATCCTGTGGTATATGACGTATCATCATCTGAACATAATTCACAATCATCATAAATTGTTAATGGTAAAACTTTTTGTCCAGCAACACATACATTAAAGGCTGCATTTATAAATTTTTCACCAATTGCGGCAAATGGTCTCCAATTAAATGGCCAACCAAAATATATTCCATATAATCCCTTTCCGACATCATATAAAAATGTACCAACAAATTCAAAAACAACTAATTTTATAACAGCAAAAACAAATGTTATAAATGCAACTAATGTACCTATTAAAATATTAAAATTTAATCCACTATGTTTTGTTGCAAAATTTGTTGGTAATGTGTTAACACTACTTATACAATCTTTTTCTTCGGATGGTACAATATCTTTTATACCGACATACTTATTACTATTATTTGTAATATCACCAGGTAATCTACTGTGGAATGAAGAAACTGTATAAACTTTATTATATGTAAATCTATAAAAATAATCTTGGGGATAATAAAACCCTTCATAATTATTTAATATTAAAGAAATCCCATTTGAAGGATATCCTGAATAGTCTGTTGTCCATGCATATGAATTTAAATCAATACCATTTTCATCATTAAATTCTCTAATATTTGGTACTAAAAAACTTGCTCTTGCCCTAACTCTAGCCAATCCTTCATCTTTTAATGTGAACCTAAAACGATAACAAGATGAGGTTGGTATACCTTTATTTGGATCATTGGTATATTCATTTTCACCAAATTCATTCGTATATAAATAATCCATATTCATCTCAATACTAAATGCAAAAGCACCGTCATCTCCAATGTCTTCATTTAAAATAACTTCTTCTAAATATGGTCTATTTAATTCATCTTTTTCCGTTGTAAAACGTATTGCTTCAATTTTACCTTTAGTTGTAGATAAAGTACATTTTCTACCCATTTCTTTTGTGGGCATACAATTTTTATTTACTGAATGTTTCCCTGTATCAGTAAATGTTCCCCCAATTATTAAAGCCATCGGTTTAATTCTTATACCAATAGAGGATAAATCAAAATCAGTTCTTGTTATACCAATTCGACATATATCTTGATTTCCCCAAAATGGTGAAACTTGTATTGTTTTATTATATTTAAAAATTTGAGGAAGTGAATCTAAATCTTCAGATGATTTAAATTGATATGTGTTTTTGAATTGATCGACACCTTTACCTTGTCTAATGAAATCATCGGGTCTTAATGAAAAACAACCAATATCAGATAAATCCCCATCAAAATGTATTGTTTGTTGACCTAATGGTACTCCCCATATCATAAAATCACCAGCATCATTTGTTTTAACTGTATATTTATAATATTTTTCAAATACTTCCAAATATTCTTCACGAGTTAAAATATCTTCTTGATCCGGAAATGTTCCTGTTGGTTCATGTCCTCCATGTTGTTTTCTTGAGGGTAATAGATTATAACGATAATTATTATCGTCTTTATCTTCTACTGTGGTATAAGGGTATAAAACTGAAATTACGGGATCATTAACATCCACATCATCTAATGGTACAAATATTGAAACTCTTATATTTGGTACACCAAATCCATTGTTTGCAGTTACTCTACCAACAACAACACCATAATCACTACAAAATGATCTATATACGTCTGTTTGACTAATTTTTAGGGAAAGTATTTCTAATAAGTCATAAGAATTTTCCAAATTTATAGTTAAAAACTGATCTTTACCAATATTAGTTGATATTCTATACTTATTCATTAATTATATATTTTTTTATTATTCGATATACAGAGTTTGGATGTAAATTTACAATTTCACTAATTTCTTTATAAGTTAGTTTATCTTTTAGTTCTCTTATTTGTTTGTGTTTTTCTATGTCAGAATTAGGTGGAAATCCGTTATTAGTAGTCTCACTAAATCTTTTTAAACAATTTTTACATTTATAATTTTGTTTTTTTATATTTTTTAAATAAACAAATCCAGCTCGATTTAAATCAATATTTTTACAATGTGGACATTCTAATTTAAAATTGTTATTAAATTCATGAACCCCATATTTTTTTTGTTTTTCTAAATCTTTATATTCCCATATAAACCCACCAAAAGTTTTACGTTCTTTTCTACAAACCATACCTATATTTGAAGAATTTTTTAAACCTATTGTAAGTGCAGCAATTTTCATATTTTTAAATTCATTCAATTTATTTCCATTTAAATCATATTGTACTACTGGTTCACCCAGCTCTAATGATTTTTTCATTTTAGAATACGTTAATTTTGATTCTTCAGACCATTTATTTCCTAATGTAGTTCCTGCCTTTGGTGTTAAATTAAACCCATTTTTTACAGAATTATAAGTATCAATGTAAAATTGTTCTCTTTCTATTAAAAATTTAATATCAATATTTTCTTCAATTATATAAAATCTAAAAGACTCTTCACCATGTTTATTCCAAGATCTTTGTAATTTTATGCTAGTGTGTTTTTTATTTTTTAATAAATTAAAATGAACTATTATTCTTTTTTTTAATTTAATAGTTGATCCAATATAAACTTTGTTGTTTATAATATTTTTTATCATATAAACACAATTATAACTAATAACATTAATTCTTTCTTTAAATATATATTCCATAATTATAAATATATAAAATTTCAAAAAAACCTAATGTCTGTTTAAACTTAAAATTTCAAGAATGTCGAAATTTTGTTTTAGTTCTACGGTAATATTTTGATCTACACCAATATTGGTGTAAATTCTATGTTTTTGTATACCCATATTTATATAAATAGAAAAAAATTAATTTTCTAATTTTAATATAAATAATTTTAAGATCAATATGTAGTCGTTCCTAAAGTTTTTAACCTAACTTTTATATCGGTATTTGGTATTCTAATTTGAAATATTTGATTTGACTTCATAAAAATAGTCATATCTTGTTGTTGAATTTCCATTGTTATAGAGTCAACAAAATCTTGTGCAACTTGAGATGTAGAATAATTACCACCAATTAAATTATAAACTCTAACATCAACCACATTAACCACACCATTAACACTACCTAATTGTCTAATTAAATCACCAACAAATAATGGGTCACCCATTTTTCTTTTTGTAATATCGAAATAAGTTATTGTATCATTAATACATGTTCTAACAATATCAGTTTGATTTGAGTTTTTGTCTATTATTAAGTCAATTTGTAAACCTAAATCAATTACTTCACCACTAACAATATCCAAATAATCATTTATCATTCTATATTCAGAAAGGTATGTTAAAATATTATTTTTTAATGTGTTTGAAACGACATCAGTTAAATTACCTAATTCATCATATGATAATAATTTAATTTGAATCTTATTATCAACTTCCATTACATTTACCTTAGCAGGAGCACCAAATGTTGATGGCATTGTTTCTATTAGTGTTTTATAATCATTTAATGTTACTGCCCTGTCTTGTGCAGCAAAATTATATGCAACCATATTTCTCATTTCTTCAACTGTTGGTTGGTCAGCACCCCCTACTGCTGGTGTTACATTTGTTACATTTAATGATTGTGTGACTTGATCATTAACACTTGAATTTGGTCCTTGTACCGCAAAGTCAATATCGTCCACACTAGTTATAACATTAACACCTAAATTAGAATCTTTACCACCACCAATTCTATATTGAACAAATAATGTCGTTCCTACTTTTGGTGTTGCACCTAATGATAAATTATTAAGATATGAACCCAAGGAAACTCTCATATTTCCTGTCATATAATCATCTAAATTAGATAATGGGTCAACAGAACCAGAACCAAATGTTAAAGAAAAATAACCCTGTGGGGTATATTCTGTAACAAATTTATTTGTAACAGGTAAATAAACACCAGATTTAAAATTTTGTGTATCTGATGCAGATGTTGGATCAGGTACAAATACTTTATCTTGTATCATTGTCTTAACTTCATACCATTTGTTTTGTGAAGAATAAAATTCTGATGATGTTGGGTCAGCATTAAATGATGTACCTTCCTTATGTATAACAGAAGTAACACCTAATACATTTTGTTCAGGTAAATATAGTTTTAAAAATGGTTTTTGATCTAAATTTGTAATTACTCTTCTATAAATTTTTGTAATACCATTAACAACCGGTTCTCTTTTAGTAATAGTATATGATATTAATTTATTATTGTTATCAAAATTTGGTATCTTTAAACGATTTGATTCACCCCTATCATTAAATGGATTTGAAAAATCAATATCATTAATTGTTTCGAATATTTGTCCACCACCAGAAACTTGTGCACCTGTTTTTAATACACCCAAATATCTACCGTCTTCTTTATCTCCTCTAACAGGAACATTAATTGAAAAATCACATAAGGCAACTGAAGGTCTTAAACCTGGTATTCTTATTCCATATGTTTTTGCAATGTGAAATAATGATTGTGTTTGTTGTGCAAAATCCAACATTGTTTCTTGCCAAACCCTATCAATATGAAAATGTAAATTATCCGCAACTGCGGCATTTAAATCCAATAATACTGAATATATTGAAGCATCATTAGTATTACCCACTAAATTTGGGTAATAATCTGTTGTTAAGTTAACTAATTCTTGTCTTAATCCCGCAAAATCACGAACTGCGTATGATATTTTTTTACTCATGGTTTATATATTGATAATTATAAAATCGGAAGATGAAAATGCTCCATTATTTACAGTATAATCTATTTTTACTACTGCGGTATATGGTTCTGTGGACGCATCTGATACTCTAAATAATCTTTCATCTTCAAGTATATTTGATGTTACTTGATTATTTGGATCATCTTCTGCAGATGTTACTGTTATTGAATTAATATCTAAATTTGGGATATAATTTTTTACCGCTTCCCTAATTTCTGTTTCAATTAAATCCCAAGTAGTTTGGTCATTTGGTTCAAATATAAATTCATATAATCTAGTACCAAAATCGGGTAAATAATATCTACTACCTTTTCTTGTTAATATTAAATGAATTAAATCAGCACGAACTTCTCTTTCAGGACTTTCTGTCATTTGTACAAAATGTCCTTTAAAACTATCTCTAAATGGAAAATCTACACCATATGTTACTGCCATATTCATAAATATAGTAAATATCAAAATGGTAATAAATGACATCCTATCATTGTCTAAAAAACAATAAAATTACCAATTGAGGAATGGTTATTACAAACATTAAAGTTCATAATTACATTAGTATAATCTAATGGCTCTGTCATAGAAGCAAGGTGATTGTCATAATATCTTTTCAAAATATTAATAGCCGAATTTAAATCTCTATCTATTTCGACTTTATCACTTAATTTAACAATTCTATCTTTTAATTCTACCTTATTCTTAAATATTTTTCCTGTTAAAGAATTAAGTTGTGTTGTATTTCTTTCATTTATCTTAATTAAATCACATTGTTTATTTTGTAATTTATATTTAAGAAATTCTAAGAACATATTAATATTAGATTCATTAAATGATTTTCTAATACTTTTTTTATTCTTATTAATACCTTCTATTGACATTAAAGATTTAATTGTTAATTCACCTACTACAATTGTTTTGTAGTTCATATTCACTAATTGTTTACTCTGAATATGTAGAGTTTCTTTTATTTGAGTATTTTTTTTAGAATATAATTTTTTCTTAACCTTATTTAGTTTATTGTAATTTTTACTTCCTTTTTCTTTTTTACTTAATTTAGATTTAATTTCATTAATTTGTTTACCAAAATACTGATTAATCTTTTTAGCTTTATTCTTTAAGATAAATACATTACCTTTATTATCCACACCAGTTCCTAAATTTTTTAATCCCAAATCAAACGCCAATACCTTAGTATTAATTATAACATTATCATTATATGATATTGTGTCGTTAATCACAATATCACATAACCATTTATTATTATTATTATTAAATTTAACACAAATTTGTTTAATATTTAATTCTGATACATTAGTTAGGTTAGATTTATAGTTAAATAATATTTTATTTATTTGTATTTTATTATCTTTAAATACCCAACCTGATTGGTTAAAAACTAAGGTATGATATCTTCCTAATTCTTTTTGTTTAGGCGGTTTTGCTGTATTATCTTTTTTAATTAGGGTAAAGAATGATTGATATGATTGGGAGACTTCGGTTGCAATTGTTTGTATTGCCTTTGCGTTAAGTAATTTCCATTCTGGTTTTGTTACATTTTTTAATTTTGGAAGAAGATTAATTAATTCGAATTTTGAATATATTTTTTTATTTATTTCGTAATATTTTTGTTGAATATCAATAAGAGTATTCCATACATCCATTCTAATATTCGACAACTGGTTAAGTTGTAATATTTGTTCTTGAGTTGGAAATAATCTAATTGAGTATGTTTTCATATTTTATATAAATAACTTATTACTTATTTACATAAATATAAATTAAATTGTGAAAAAATTGGTTCTGTGGGAAATTTGACTATATTTTCTGAATCTAATAAATAAAAAATCCCAATACTTTTAATATTGGGATTTTTTTTATGAACTACAACCTACACATTCAAATATAGAATCTGTTGGTTTAGTTGTTTCAACATAATCTACTTTAGGTTTATCGGTCTTAGTTTGTTGAATTTTTGTTGTATCTAACGCCAAGTGTTTTGCTCCCGTTGATATCGCCTTTGTTCTAACATAATAACATAATGTTTTAAGACCCCTCTCCCATGAATAAAAATGTGAAGATGAAATTTTTGATAATGTTGGGTTTGACATATATATGTTCATTGACTGAGACTGATCAATAAATGGTCCTCTATCTGCTGACATATTAATCAATTCTTTCTGTGAAATTTCCCAAATTGTTTTATATTTTAAAATCAAATGTTCAATTCTTTGAATTTTTTTAGTATAATTCTTTTCTTCTTTATCCAAATAATTATTAAAATTAATATTTTGAATAGAACCATCATTCATAATAATCTCATTCTTTAATTCTTCAGACCAAATACCAAGTTTTTCAAAATCATTAATCAAATATTTGTTAACAATCAATATCTCACCACCAACTACTCTTCTGTTAAATAATGCAGAGTGTGCAGGTTCTGTCATCTCAAATGAACCTGTGATTTTAGCAGAACTATTGTGACTAACACAACCATTTTCAGTTATGTAATGGTGATCATTTTCAACTTCAATATCCCATACGGGTTCTTTTAGAATTGATTTAGTAATTTTTTTTATTTTCATAATTTATACCTTTTTTATTTAAAAAATTTTTTAATTTTTCTTCATTAAAATAAAACCCATCTTCTTCCCATAATATTAAAACTTCAAAACCATTATTTATTGCAATATTAATTTTTTCTTTATCTTTATTTATTACTTTAATTGGGTCAACAATTTTATTTTTGAATTTTTTTATTGATTCGTTAATCTCATGTTTCTCCCAATTAGGATGCCAATAACTACCATTATATTCTATAATTATTTTTTTGTTTTTTAAGGTAAAATCATAGAAATAAATGTTTTTTTTATCTTTAATAAAATATTCTTTATTATTTTCCACACCTAAATAAACATCGTCATAATTATTTTCAATTAAAAAATCATATAATGGTTTAAAATGTCTTAAACTACTTTTACTTGCCTTTAAGATTTTAACAAATAATTTTTCTTTAGTCTCTTGATATTTTTTAAAACCTTTTTCGTAATCGTTTTCTTTTTTAATAAAATAACCTAAAGATTTATTATCCGATAATTTACATTTTTCTTTATACAATAATTCACCATTTTCGTCATACTTTTTTTTAAAAAAATCCAAACTATTAGAATCTTTTTTTTGATTTTTAATTTTATACTCTTTTAAACTTTTTTCTAAATCGTCATATTTTTTTAAAAAATAATTTAAACTTGAATTGTCTTTTTTAAGATTATTTTCGATATATTTTTCAATGTATATATTGTCACCATATTTTTTTTTGAAAAAATTTAAATTAATTGTTGTTTTTTTATTTTTTTCATCAAATATTTGTTTTGATTTTTCAACATCTCCATTTGATTTTTTCAACGCCCAAGAAAGGGATGATGAATCTTTTTTAATGTAATTTTCCCATTTTTCTAACCATTCACTTCCATATCTTATTTTAAAATTTTCTATAGTGTTTTTACTTTTATTAACATAATCGTCATATTTCTGAATACCTTCTTTTTCGCCGTATTTTTTTATAAAATTAATTTTAGTAGTTGATTTTTTAGTTTTATAAGAAAATATTTTTTCCAAAGCTTCTTCTTCAGTAAATCCTAGATTAATATAATAATTTTTATCATAGTATTTTGAAAATTGTTTTTGATTATTTTTAAATTTTTCATTGCCAATTTCATCTCCATACATTAAACATAAAAATGTTTTACTGTTAGAATCATTTAAATTCATCATTTTATAATTTAAAAATTTAACCATTCTATCAATATCGATATTTGTTTTATTATTTTCAATGTATTTTATAACACTTCTAATTTGTTTTTTGTTTTTAATAAAAATATCAATTATTTCAAATGGTTTAATTTTTTCATCGCTAATTTCTAATATTTTAAATAAAAAACTTTCATCTCCATTAATTTTTATAACGTTTTCATCTAAATTTAACATAAAAAAAATAATACTGTTTTTAGTTTTAATTTTGGTATTGTTGAAAAATAACATATTCATATTAATTGTTTTTTATAAATATGTTATTTTATTTTTTTTTAACACGTAAATGACAGATATTATTCGTTTATATTAATTATGTCATCATTTTCATTTAAATCTTTAACTTTAACCCATATGTTTTCATTATTTCTATTAATTAAAAATTTATGTTCCGGACTACATTTAAAAATAGTACCGTCTTCCATTTCTATATTAATAATTTCAGAGTAACCGTTGTAATAAATTTTATCCGATATTGAATATCCATTTAAGGTTTTTATTAAAATTGGAGTTTTAAAATTATACCAAACACCACCATTTTCATTTTTTTCAATGTTATCAACATCTATATCATTTAATTCACAAATCTCTTTAAAACTTAAAACACCCTTTTCAGTTATTACCTTTGTATCAGATGTTTGACAAGCTACTGGCATTTGTGCCGTAACTAAACTATTACAAACACCATATGTTTTAACATCTTCTTTTAATGTGTTCCAATCCCATAAACCTGATAGTTCAACATTATCCCACATATCAAATTGGAAAATACCTTTTGACATTGGTGAACCATCAAAACCTTCATAATTCAAATATTTACCAGTTTTACAAAGATCATTACTTTCAGTAATTGCCGCAAAATATATTGTTTCAAATATTTGTTTATTTAATTTTTTTGCCTCCTCTGATGTGAAAATATAATCTAACAAATAAAATACATCTGCTAATCCTTGAGTACCAATTGCAATTGCTCTTTGTTCTAATCCACCCTTTCTACCTTTTTGAGTAGAATAACTATTGATATCAATTACTTTATTAAGTGCATTAACTACTTTCCTTACTTCTTTATACAATAGTTGGAAATCAAATTTACCATCAACAATAAAGTTCTTTAAAACAATAGAAGATAATGTACAGATTGCAGTTGTTTCAGAATCAGTATATTGATAAATCTCACAATTATGTACCAATATATCATTACCATAAAAACATTCCGTTTCTGGTACTTGTATATCATATACGTCTTCTTTTTTAATTAATTTATTTATTTTTATCATTTTTTAAATATTCAAATTTATATTTTTTATAAGTGTTTCTTTTACCTTTACATACAGACACTATTGCTGAAATATTACCATTTTCAATACTTTTAGATGCCTCTGTCGCGCTTTGAAATACTGTTCTGTTACCATTGGAATCTATTTTAACAACAGATTTTTTTACCCCTTTAGGTATTTCAATTTTATATTCGCTATTTTCATATCTAAAAATGTTATCATAACTAGTGTTTTTTTTACATTTCCTACGAATAAACTCAACACAAAATCCATGTTCTTTGGACGCTTCGGAGGTGTTTTTATACTCAACTTCAACAGTGTCGTTTATGTTTTTTTTAAAAAAAACTTTTTTGTTAATTTTTTCTTTTATTTTAGGTTTAATATAGTCATTTCTAAAAGATTTTAAAATAACTAAATCTTTATTTTCAAATTTCCAATGGTAATTTTTATGTGTTCCCCCATTTTTTAAACATGAATAAAGTCTAGACGGTGTTAATTTATATTTTTCAATTGCTGAGATTGTTGTTAATCTATCTAAAATTTCTTTTGTATTAATATCTATCATTTCAACAATTGGTAATTTTTCTTTTCTAGTTTTAATTATTTTTCGTTTAGTCTCATCGCTCATTATTTTACCTTTATTCCAATGATTATTGTTTATTTTACGTAAATGGCTAAAATTTTCTTCAATTGGCCTTTTAAAATTTGGATTTTTTTCTCCTGACCAATTTTTTGACAAAATTTTATTTATTTTATCTTTCTTATCGGGAATAAATTTTAAAATATCACCTCCTGTTCCACCATCAGTTATATTTGTTAAAATACCTCCATCAATACTTTTACCGTAAAATTTTATTAATTCACGTTCAATATTCAAAACTAAATTTTCATCTTCACTTTCGTAAACAATTATATAATTTGGTTCATAATTGTTTTCTTTTAATAATTTTACAGTTCTGCATTTATTGGGATTAACATCCCCATCGCATGATATCGGATTTTTAACATAATGGAACAAATGTCTTTTTATTTTATTTTTAGTTTCATGTAATCCCTTTCCAACATAAAACGGTTTGAAAGTGATTCCAGAATAATATGGATTATCATAATTACCTGGAAATCTATCATCCAATAAAACATACACATAATAATTCATAAAAATTGTTCATATATAAATATATCAATAATGAGTAAACGACTATTTGTACACATCTAAAACATCCGTTTCAACTAATTCATCCGCTCTAATATAACCACGATTCTTAGTGAAAATCAAATGATCTGGGGTACATTTTATACTTTTTCCAGTTTCTTCATCAATTATTTCTAAAATTTCAGAATTTTTTTTAGTTAATTTTCCGGTTAATATATCAACAAATTTACCGTTTTCACTTTTTACTTTTAATTTTTCCGAAGTTTCAATTAAATCAATTACGTTTTTAATTGTTAAATTTTCAACATCACCATTTTCTCTTTGGATGTTTAATTGGACATCTCCAGTTAAACAACAGAGATTTGATTGTTTGATAACACCATAGTTTTGATGATTTGTTTTCTTATTAGCATTATCTTTAGAACATAAATAAGGTACACCAGTTTCAACCTGAGACTCAATTATTTTATTCCATATATCTTGTGCCTTAACTTTCCTACCAATACCTAATTCTACCGCCTTATTATAATTCTCCAAATATTCATCACCATATGAATCTTGTAATGGTTTAATACCATTTTTAATGATGTCATTTGGACAGAATAAATACCAATCAGAGTCAGATTTAACAGCCTCCATGAAGTTGTCAGGTATCCATAATGCAGTAAACAAATCCCTTGCCCTTAACTCTTCCGCACCTGTGTTCTTTTTAATCTCCAAAAGATCCATTATATCTTTATGCCAAGGTTCAAGATATATTGCAGCACTACCAGGTCTTCTACCTTGTTGGTTAAAGAATCTTAATGATTCATTTATAATTTTAAGGTATTTTAAAAGACCACCAGCATAACCACCTGATGATGAAATTCTACTTTCTTTACTTCTGATATTTGACATACATAAACCAATACCAGCAGCATCAGATGAATATGTTGAGATATCATTCATTGTACCCAAAAGACCTTCTCTTGAATCTGCTTCATTATATTTCAACACACAAGATGCAAGTTGAGGAACTTTAGTACCAGCATTGATCATAATTGGTGTTGCAGGAGATATTAATTGTGTTGATAATGATTTGTAATATTCAACAGCATCTTCAAAAGATTTTGTTACCCACAAAGCCACTCTCATATACATATGTTGTGGTCTTTCAGATAATTTACCCTTTGAGTTCTTTAACAAATACATTTCAGCCAATGATCTCCATGCAAAATAATCAAAATTATAATCATTTTCATGATTAATAATATAATCTATTTTATCCGCACCATACTTTTCAATTGTGTTTATTAACTCAATATTTATAACACCCTCATCATATAGAGTTTTCATTGTCTCAGAAAAACTTGGGTTTGTTTTTTTATGATAAGAAGATATTGCAATTATGGCGGCCAATCTCGAATAATCGTGATGGCTACCAGTGTATGATGCTGCAATTTCATATACCAATTTATCTATTTCTCTTGTTTTTATCTGACCTTCGGTTGGTACAGATGTGATAACTTTTATGAAAATCTCATCTGAATTAACATTTAATCCTTTAGATGCTTTCTTTATTCTGTTGTAAATTTTTTGTGGGTTGAATGACTCATCACTCCCACTTCTTTTCTTAATTCTTAGTGACATAAATTATAAATATTAAAAATCATCAGTAAATGTTAAACTTTCTCCCAATTTTGCTTTTTGGTATTCTACCGTTCTTGATTCAAAGAAATTACCCTTTGTTTCAATTGCAATTTGTTCCATAAATTTAAATGGTTGTTCAACGTTAAATTCTTTCTTACAACCCATTTTTACCAATAAACCATCAACAACAAACTCCAAATATTGTTTCATTAAATTATCATTCATACCTATCAAAGATACTGGTAATGATTCTGTAATGAACTCTTTTTCTATCTCTAAAGCAGATAATAAAATCTGTCTAATTCTTTCTTCACTTGGTTTATTTTCAAGGTGATTATTTAAAATATTAATTGCAAAATCACAATGTAAATTTTCATCCTTAAAAATCAAAGTATTTGCATTACATAAACCTTGCATAATACCTCTTGATTTTAACCAAAAGATAGAACAAAAAGATCCAGAGAAGAATATACCCTCAACTGCAGCAAACGCTACCAATCTTTCTTGAAAAGATGCACTTTCAATCCAATCTAATGCCCACTTTGCTTTCTTCTGAACTGCGGGTAATCTATCAATTGCATGAAAACATTCGTCTTTCTCTTTTTCATTGGTGATATAAGTATCAATCAACAATGAATACATCAAGGAATGTATATTTTCCATAGCAATTTGAAAACCATAGAAAAACTTAGCTTCTGTATATTGTACTTCTTTATAGAAGTTTTCTGCCAAGTTTTCATTTACAATTCCATCAGATGCTGCAAAGAATGATAAAACATTTTTAATAAAAAACTTTTCATTATCTGTTAATTTACCCCAATCTTTGATATCACCACTCAAATCAATTTCTTCCGCTGTCCAAAATGCAGATTGGTGACTCTTATAAAATTCCCATAAATCATTATGTTCAATGGGAAACAATACAAACCTGTCCGGATTTTCCGTTAAAATTCTTTCTTTCATTTTATTTTTTTATTTTATTGATTATTGGCCATTTGGTTTCTCCTTTGATACGCCTCTCTAGCCCTATTAATATTGTTCTTTGTCTTTTCTTCTTCGTGACCTAATAACGTATTTTGCATCTCTGTGTCGATATCCAAATATTCATTATTAAATTTACAATTTTGAAACACAACACCATCTTTACCAATACGAGATTTAAGTAATGTTAAAGTTGCTAAGTTATGTTCTTTTTGTTCCAAAGTTTTACCGATAGATAAAATAACGTGACCAATTTGTGCTTTCTTAATAGAACCACCCATTTGATCTGCGGTAACCACTTCAGATGATATTGAATCACGATTACCTTGTGTTGCCGTCCATATTGCCATTTCAAACTCACTGGTCATTGACTCCAATTGTCTCATAATTGACCCTTCTCCCTTCCATTCTTCCCCGTTATTTGACCTTTCAGGTGAAATACAGTCAACGTAGTCAATCAACAATAAATCGACCTTAAATCCGTCTGAATACATCTTTCTGATTTTAGATTTAATCTCAGAAATAGTAACACCATCAGATTGTAATTTCAATAATTTAATTGAACCTTTTGTGTTATCTTGTATTTCCTTAAGACGAAACAAAACTTCTTCTTTGTTATCACTTTGTTCATCAGGTGCGATACCTGACCAAATTGTATAGTGTTTTCTTTTAATATTACCTCGATTATCTTCAAAAAATACTTGAAGTACATTATAACCTAAATTATAAGCAGTGTTTGCAAATTTAGTTAATAATGTTGTGTTATGTGTTAATACATAATCCCTAGTAACAAATAATTCATCTGTATTTGATACTTTTATACATACCGCTTCTTCGTTATGTGAAAAATTAATTGATTTAATAAATTTTTGTGAAATATATTTTTTTCTTTTTCTAAATCTTTCTATTTTTCTTATTAATCTAAATGGTACAATATTATTTGAAAAAGATATTGTTACAACATATGCCATTTGATCTAACTTTTTAAAACCTTTATATTTAAAAGTTGGTTGTTTTAAAGTTATATTACATGTTCCACCTAATGATAAAACTAATTCTCTAATATTTAACGATAAATCTTTTGAAATTGTTATTATTTGTGTACAACCTTTTTTATCCACATAACCATCAGTGTCCATTAAACCTTGTAAAATTGATAATCTAACTTCAAATGAATTATATAAATAATCATTTGGGATAAATTTATTATTAGATTCTGTCCCCAATAAATTATATTTTTCTAAATCTTTTTTAATTGTGTAATTTAATAAAATTTTCTTTATTGTTTTTATACCAGTTAATGTTTCTCTTTCATATTCATTAAATGATGTATGAATATTCAAATGTTTAATATTATCGAATATTTCATCATCTTTAGTTGAAATTTGTATTGTATCACAACCTAAACAACCATCACCCAAGAGTAAACCTAATAAATATGGATCAATAAATACTTCTTTTTCATTAAAGTTAATTGGTTCAACAATAGGTAAACGATAATTATATCTACCTCGTTTTTTTATATCCAACATCATTTCAGATGTTTTCATAACTTTATAATTGTTATTTGGTTTATATAAAGATTTACCATTTTTTCTTATTTTTGTTGTTCTCATATTAAGAGTATTAACTGACCATAAATGTTCTTGATCACAGTTAACAAAAGTATTATCAGTAAATTCAACTCTATATATTGGTCTATTACCTTGTGGAAAAACCCCTATTGTAAATTGTTCATTACCATCAGAACCTATAATTTTATCACCACATTTAATATCCCCAATTTTCATCCAACCATTTGGAGTCAATATTGGTTCACTTATAGGTAATGCTTTACCAGTACCAGTTGGTGCTAATACAACACCCAATTCACCTAATCCTAAACCACCTTTTAAAAGATTATCAATACCTACAATACCTGTTGGTATTGGATGTCTAAAATCTTTCTCTAAAGCACCTTCAATATCGTGAAATACATCTGTTGCGTCATCATTAATAATACCAACTTGTAACGCCTTTTGAATGATTTGTTCAATTTTTGCATAATTTTCAAAATCACCATTTTCAATAATACTTTGTACGTTTTTAAGTTCTCTCTTTAAATTTTGTTGTTTACAAAAATTAAGTGCGGTATCTTTAACATATTCTGTTTCAACACTATTTTTAATTATTTCTAGTGTGTCAATGTGAATTCTAGCAGATTCTTTATTACCGTTTTCTGCCATTATCTTTTGAGCTAACGTATTATAATCAGGAATTTTATTATATGATCTATATAATTCTTTCAAGTTCTCCATAATAAACTTAAAAGCATTATTATCAAAGAAACGTGATTCTATTACATCAATGATGTTCTCACCATACTTTTTATCCTCAATAATCGCTTTGATTAATGATTGTTGAAACGTAGCACCCAAATACCCAAAATTCCTTTCTTCCATATTAATTTTTTTTTTTAATTATAAATTATAACCCAAATAGGTTGTTTCCAATTCTTCCATTGACATAATTGTTGTCAAATCGGTTAAAAAGTTTTTTAACATTGGACGAATATCAACCGTATATCTCACCTTTGGATGAAACACATATGCGGGGAATATTCTTTGAATAAATACGTGATCATTTTGTTTAATTTGCAACAAAAAGTATTCATTTTCCACTGCGGTCGTATCTTCCACATCTTCCAAACCAAGGATATATTCCTTATTTTCACACAAATAATTGGAACTTTTTATTTTCAAATCTTCAGATATTTTTCTACAAATATTTTTTACATATTCATGTAAATCCATCGACCTTGTTGCTTGAGGATTGAAATCCCTAACGTTAAAATACCTCTGACAAATGATGTTTCCTTCCAATGTTAATAGAAACTCTAACTTTGTTAACTCTTGATTGTTACTCATGATTGTTAATTTTAATTGTTCTTGTTAATTTTTTGTTTTTTTCTTTTCTTGTTAATCTTAAAAATGGATTTAAAAAGTTAATCCACGCATCTTCTGATTTTGGTAAAACATTGAATATTCCATCCTGAACCATCATCTTCATGGTATTCTTATACGACCTACCCTCAGAATCCATATTTTCATTGATTAAATTAGTAATCTCTTCTTTTGCATCATCCGTTAAGAACGGTACATCAAGACTCACTATTCGATTATTGACATCGAAAAACTCGTCACCTAAGACACCATGTTTTGTAACACCTGTCAATAAATTAGTTATTGTCTTACTTTTGTTATTTTGTTCAAAAAGGAGATTACCTTTTTCTTTGATGTAGTCTACACTAAGGGGAGTTGTTTTCAGTTCAGGGAATAGGGATAAAAATGTTTTTACCCCAAGACCCTTAATACCTGAAATACTATCTGACTTATCACCACACATCATCTTAATCATCTTAACATTTTCAATTAAAACTTCTTGATGTTCATATATAATAATATCACTACTATTATACAATTTTTGGTGTGATGGATTAAACAATTTTGTATTTGGAGATACTAATTGTGTTAAATCACCATCAGATGAGTATATAATTTTGTTTTCATTGGGTGAATTTTGAACATAATATGCAATATTATCATCGGTTTCACAATACTTATATTCACCTTGTCTAACATAAAGTTCTTCAAGGTATTGTTGTATACGTGATCTTTGATAGTTATAAGAGTTAATTTCTTCCTCACTCTTGGTTTTAGTTTTCCTATCTTCCTTATAATAAGGATATATAAGTTTTCTACTTCTAGACCCTTCTTCACCATCCCAAAATACAACTATTTTATCTAAGTTGTAAGTCTCAAATGATCTCCTAAGAGTATTGAGAAAATGAAAAATTCCCCCAATATGTTGTCCTTTATAGAAATAGTTTTTAACCCCGTAAAAACCTTGTATTAAAAGATTGTCACCATCTACCAGTAATACTGACATTCATGTTTATTTATTGTTAAAAAATACTATTCTTCCTCGAATTCTTTACTTGTTTCAGTAAAGTCGATTTCTCCTGTTCCACTTAAAATACCATTCCAATAATCGGAATATTGTTTTTTGTATTCTTCCAATGCTTCTTTTGTATCCTCAATATAACCTTGAGGTACTGCGATGATTTTACCATCTTTATAAGAAAGACCACTCATATGGTTTTTAACCACAGATACCTTAGTCCTTGTACCAAATGTAACCTTTCTACCATTTTTGGTAGCGTCAATATGACTGATACCCGCTTTCTTTTGATTACCAAATAAAAATACCAATGTACATGCCAACCATATAGCTTCACCACCTTTTGCTTTAATTTCTGGTTGTCCAAATGGATTATCCGGTAAATCAACCCAAGGTTGGTTAACTATAACCATAGTATTATAATATGGGTAATCTTCTTTTTTAGATTTAGATATTCTTGAATGAATACCCATACCTATCTTATCAGATAATACGGATGCATTGTGCATCTTACCACCTTTACCTTCATAAGTCATTTTACATGGTATTGAACCTACTGAATCCCATAAAAATACTAAATTACGAGGTATTTCACCTTTTTCTTGTGCATCTAATAATTCATTGACAAAATCTGTTGCTTGTTCGATATAATCAAATGTATCATTGAATATAAAATCACCTTCCCATTCTCCATCAGAATTCTTAGTTGCTTGTAATCCTAATTCAACTGCGTGTTTCCAATCCCATTTTTTCTCTGTGATAATAAAAACAGGTAGATCACCTTTCTTTTGTGCATCTGCTGCAGATAAAATCATTGCCGTTGTTTTTGATGAGTTGGAATGTCCTAAAAACATATTAATTCCACCCATTATAGGTCCCGGTACACCTGATGCTTTAAAGAAAGCATCACCACAAAAGTAAAAATTTTGTTCTTTGTATTTTGTTTTACTTGAATACTTACTTTTGTAATCCCCAATTTCTTTTTTCTTAATTGTTGCCATTTTCTTTTTTTGATAAAAATGGCACAGACATTAATATTAATTAATAAATAAGTCTGTGCCGTAAAGTTTATTGTTTTTTTAAATTAGAACGGAAGATCATCTGCGGGTTCATCATCTTCTTGTGGGTCAACAATTTTTGGTGTTGAAGTTTTTGGACTACCAATAGTTTCATCAGAAACTGTCATTGACACATATTTCTTCAAATCAGCATCCCACTTTGGTGTTTCACCATTTGCAACCAAATCCAAGTAATCTTCTGATTTTTTTGCATAAGCGGTATCCCATGTCATTTCATCATTAATCCACTTATCAGCAATTGACTGATCAGTATGTAATGGTGCTTTATCTTCAGGGATGATAGATGATACTGCGGTATATTCACCACCAGTATTTGATTTTAGAAGTGACAATGAAAGTGTCAAATCACGACCTTCCTTAATATCTGCAAGATTTCCTCTGTTTCTCCAAATTGGAACAATCTTATCTAAGATACCATCTCCTTTTGAAGCGTGTTTAAATCTCCAGAACTTAGGTCCATCTGCTTCATTATCTCTGTCGATAACTTTAACAATATAAAACTTCTTAGAAGTATATTGTCTTGCCAGTTCTTTGTCTTCTGGTTTTTTGGTCATTAGTAAACCTTCCTTTACTTCGTTTAAAGGAGAACGTTTACCATCTTGTTTTGGATCGTAAAGTTTTACTTTCTTTCCATCCACATAAATTTCGTGGAAATAAGCTTCAACGAATGGTGTTGAACCGTCCTTAGTAGGTAGGATTCTGATTCTTTTTTCACCAGTGGTTTGTCCTTTCGGTAAAACCGTGTTGAAATACTTTTTTAATCTGTCTGCTTCAGACATCTGTGGGGTTCCATTGTAAGAACCATTCTTGTTTTTTTCGTACTGTGCCAGTACCGCGTCAAATGTACTCATAATTGTTGTTTAAATATCTTTGTAATAAATCAAATATAGTAAAATAAAATCAATAAAAAAAATGGATTAGTCGTTTTTTTTAAATAAAGTTTTTCTTACTCTAAAGTAAGTAGATACGATAACTTATTAACTTCACCCAACATTTCGTCACGTATATTTAATAAGTTAGTATCTGTCTCGTCAAATTCATCAGTAAATTGTATAAGTGCTTCTCTAATAGTCTTAATCATAGATTTCATATCAATTTCACTTAAATTTTTCAACTCAAGTGTCTTATCATCACCTTCTAATACAAATCTACCATATTTACCCATGGCTTCCTCAACAAACTTATCAATTAATTCAATAAGTTCATCATATATACCACCAAAGGCATTATGTCTAGCAAACCCTTTAGTTTGCCAATGGTTAATTTTAAATTGTGCGTGAACTTCCATAAAGAATTTCACCTTAGAACCTATATTCATCGTCTTCTTTTTCAGGGTTAAATGTATCTTTTATAGTGTTTTTAGAATAGTTACTAATATCATCCTTTCTTAATACATATTCATTTTTACCACTTGTTCTCATTTCAGCTTGTTTCTGATTAAAGAAGTCAGTTGGTTTTTGACTAAATGGATATGAATCTAATGATCTCATTTCTAATTTCTCTACCGGTGTTTCAGGTTTCATTTGTTTAACCTCAGCACCTAATTGATCAATTTTTTGAATAACAGCATCCATTTCAGATAATTTTGCTGCCAAGTCATCTAATTTAGTAAATACATCATCCATTTTAGATAAAACAGAACCATGATCTTGTTTACTTGATTCAACATCTTTTTTAATGTTTTTAGTCATATTAACTAAATCAGTAATATCAATTTCTTCTGTTGAATCTGCTTCGGGTAATGGTGCATCTGCCGGTGGTGCTCCTGTATCTCCTGCTGGTGGTGTTCCTGTATCTCCTGCTGGTGGTGCTCCAGCACCTAAATCACCCCCTGCTGGTGGTGCATCCGCACCAGATGCAGGTGGAACATCTCCTCCTGCTGGTGGTGAGTCTGCACCGGGTGCTGGAGGTAAATCTGCTTGTTCATTTATAAATCTTTTTCCGTAATTATTGATTTCTCTGTAACGCAATAATTCTTCGTGTAATTGTTTTTCTAACATGGTTCTTAGTCTTGTAATAATTGTCTACCGTCTTCGGTAATGAATCTTTTATTTATTCTTTCAACGATACCGTCTTTAGATTTTATTGTGTAACATTCACCAGTTTGTAAATCACAAACTTCTTGTTCTTTTCCGTTATTAGAAAAATTCTTAACCACATTTGGATTTAAGAATTGGTCTAATGAATTATTTATTTTATTATTATCCATAATGTTTTATTATAAATATCTCAATTTTCACTAATGTTCTTATTTATTTTGAATTCTAAAATATACCACATCTCCGGTTGTCAATGATAGTTCTCTCATTAATTTTTCTGACATGGCAATACCATAATTTTTTACTGTTGGCATTATACTAACAGGACCTTGAGCTAATCTTACTCCGGCCATACTATTTAATTGATATAATGATTCAACTAAAACAATTTTAGTATTAACAGGGTTATAGAATTTAGTTATAGTGTTATCCATTAATTTATTTACATCTGTATTTTTATCAAATTTAGTCGAATAAAAATAATTATCAGTTGTAGTTAATTTTAACTCTGACCAAAGTAATGTTGATGGGTTAATAATATGTGTTTTTGGATCTAATTTACTAATTAAACTCATTGCAACATTATCATCCAAAGGATATTCGGTTTCATTTCCCATATTTACTACTCTTGCTCTTAACCAAAGATCATTACCATTATCACCTTTATATGTGACCATTTGAATTGTTTCATCACCATTAATACCATTATATGGTATTCCACCAATTTTACTATATCCACCATCTTGGTAGAATGAGTTAAGTGTTTCACCTGCAACAAAGTTACCCGGATCTGTTTTATATTTACCAACTGTTATTACTTGAACAGGTATATTTTTAGCTGTAAAATCAATTTTTGTTAATGCAATTGATTTTATTTTTTCAAAATAAGACTTATAACTTGATGTAAAACTATCATTTGGATCAGGTAATGATGATGATGGTATTCTAGACCCTGTAAATTTTGTTGTTATTGTACCAGGTTTAATATCGTGACTAACTTCAGTTATCCAATATGAACCCTTAAACATTGGTATATTTTTTAAATAAAAATACATTGTAGGTTGTATCATAACATTACCCATACAAGTAACTTCACAACTATATGATGCTTGTCTATAATAATCAAATAAACCAATATCCACGTTATATGCACCAGCACCTGATTCAGATCTAGCTAATTGTTCCAATGCATACATTGATGCCGTTGTTTCTTTTATGGTTGATTGATCTAGTTGTACACTTTTAAATATACTTTGATTTTGATCACCAAAACTAACTTCAAAGGCAACTACTTTATTTGATTTTGAAAAATCACTTACGGTAAATGCTTGATTTGTTGTTATTATTAATGGATTATTATTTGTATTTGATAAATCAAAACCATCATCTTTAAATAAATATTTTTTACTAACAATATCTAAATGTTTTGAATTTAAACCAACTAATTGTATAATAATTTTTGGTGTTGATTCTTGATAATCAACTTCTAAGAATGTACCAAAAATATTTTTAGCAACATTTTTAGATGTTGTTAATTTAGGTGTTGTTGAAAAATTAGTACCATAAAAATTAACATATGATGGTAATGGTCTCATATCTAAACCAGTACCTTGTATCATCATAGATATTGCACTATATAAATCTTTTTCAATGTTGTTTTCATCAATAACACTTGTTAATCTAGTTAAGTCTAAAAATAATTTATCACCAATATCTTTATTGGCTTTATCTAAAAATAAGAATTCATCCATTAATAATCTTTGACCAATAGAATTACCAGCAATCCATTTGTCATTTAATGTCTTGAAATAATTATATAATTCAATATTTACATCTCTTTGATTATAACCTGCTTGTATTTTAATGTTAGTTTTGTTATTACTTGCTTTAAAATTATTATTTCTAAATGTTCTAATTAAATTCGTTAAAAATGTTGATGATCTCTGAATACTAGGTTCTATAATATTAGAATTGATATAATCATTAAAAGATATTGTGTTACCTTGTTTTTTATAACCAGCATAAATTAATATTAATGGTCTAAAATTTAAGATATTTTCCATACTAAGCTCAACATTATTTTGTTCAAAAAAGTTTTCATAGTATAGATCAATATCTTCACCAATATATAGTTTAATATAATTTCTATTTTCTGTTGTTAATTGACCAACATTAAATGGATTATATGTAAAACTACTATTTGAATTATTACCAAATCCTTCAATTACATATAAGTTAATTTCTTTAGGATTTGCAATTGTTAATTTTAATAAATTATTATCTGACAATATTTCATTTGTTACTTGATTTAAATTAGTAACTTGTCTTGTTTTTAATGTATTTATTAAATCATTTAATGTTAATGAACTATCATTAGGGTCTTTAATAACAGAACATAATGATTTTAACATATCTTGAAAAGATGCGTGTTTTACTAAATCAAAAAGGTTATTACTTACTTCCGAATTAATACTTTCAGATGCAAAATTTAAAAATATATTTTCAAATTCATTTAAAATATCAGGACTAAATGTACTAATTAAATCTATCACTTTTCTATAGACTTTATCAAAACCATATATATTATCCGGTGTTAATCCTGTATTATATGTCCTACTATACTCAGAATATGATGGATGTGTTATTCCGTTAAAATTATTTGTTAAACTAAGAATTTCATCTGACCAAATAATTCTTAAATTAGATTGTTCAGCTTGATAAATATTTTCGGTATTTGTTGTTGTGGTTATTCCCGCTAATGTAAAAATTCTTTTTTTATTTATTTCATTTCCACCATCTGAAGGTAAAAAAGTATATCTTAAATCACTTGTATTATATTTCGAATTATCTACAAATGTTGTCCAATAATTTATACTATTTGTACCAACAGTTCTCATTCTTGTTTGTATATTACCATTAATCACATTACCACTAAATGATGTGTTTCCACTATATATATCATAAGGTGTATAACCATTAACTATTTGATGATAAATTGCATCATAATATGGATGTACACCTACATCATTAGTTATAAGATCATATGTAACATCATAATTAGTACCATTATTATTTAATGTATAGGCAGTATATGATGAACCAGTTAAATTATTGTTGAAAAATGTTTGTCCATCAATTATGGTTGTTGTATTATCGGTATTTAAAAATCCATTAAGTATATCAAACCCATCAAGAAGATATGTTTTATATCTATGATAAATAGATCCCCATTTAACAATCAAATGATATGGTATATAATGTGTTGAACCTATCTCTCTAAATAAATCAGACATTACAATACTTGTATTTCCCCCATTACTTAAATCTATTTTATCTTCTAAATCATAAAATGGTAAAGAATTTAATAAAAGATATGCTGATCCTACGTATTTACCAAAACTACCATTTTTTCCATAATCACTAAGAAGTTGTTTATGAAAATATGGTGTGTTTAATATATTAACATTATCTGTTCCTATATTTAATTGTTGAGAAAATAAATTTTGTGTATAACCATTATTTATTTTAACCCAAGATTTTGGATTTATTGGTGATACAATAAAAGATTCTTTTGTATTAATACTTAAATTACCATTAAATTTTAATGTTTTATCTTCATAATCTTTTAATGAGGAATAAACATTATTATTTTGTTTTTGATATGATAAATATAAATCAGAATTAAATGGATAAATATATTTTCTATATTCTTCTGGTGTATATTTTAATAAACAATTATTTGTTTTTACATAATCCAAATCATTACTTGATGTACCAGACATATTGACATTAGATTCAATTGAAAATGGTACATTTAAAGCATCAGTTAAATATGGTGTTGTTGGTAATGAGTCTAAAAAATACGGATATCTTTGGAATGGTGATGAAGATTTTAAAAGATCTTGTAATTCTTTTGGGGTTGTTACTTTTTCTCTTAAAAATGTTAATATATTTTCATCTTCAATAAATGAATTTCTTATGTTATCACTTTCTAAATTTGCTAATTCTAAAATTGTATCATTATCAAAAGTATCAAAACTATTATAATATAATGCTCTTTCCCAAATTTCATAAAAGGTTGTGGATGGAGTATCATCACCATATGGAATAGTATTTATAAGATATGATAGTGTACCAATACTATTAATTGTTTTTTCTTCACTATTACTTTCAAATACAAAAGTTGATTTATTTACACCACCTTCTTTTTCTGTTAAAGGGTCTATTTTTTGTGTTGCAATTGATTTATAATTTTCAAGAAAATCAATCTCAGGCCATAATATTGGGTTATTTGAATTTAATTTAGTTTGTAAATCAGGTTCTCCCGGATAGGCAATAACTTTTTGTTTATTCTCACCAAATGTTTTTTTAATTTCTGGCCAAGGATAAATTGCATTACCAATTGTTTCATCAGTAAATCCTTTTATTAAATCTTTTCTTTTATCAGAAACTTCAAATGCCTTTCTATGAGTTTCTTGCATCATTCGAATAAAAACTTCAGCATTAGCCAATAGTACACCAAAAATGTTTCTAATAGTTGGGCTAAAACCGATACCTTTTTTAGGGTCTTTAACAATTTCATTTATCTTATTTTCAATAAAATCTTCAAATTTATTATTTTGTTCGTTAAAATCTTTTCTTATATCTAAAATTTCATTTACTAGTTTGTTTATTTCAACAATCACTTGTGTTGAACCTGATAATAGATAAAAATATTTATCAACATAACTAGTCGTTTTTGATGATATTTTAATAAAATTAGGATTACCTTTTTCTTTGGTAATACTATTAATTAAACTTTGTGATTCTTTTAATTTTTTATTATAATCATTTATTTTAAATTCTAATGAATCATTTTTAGTTAAACCGGTAATATTTTTTAAAGTTGTTTTATCTTGTCCTGATAAATAATAACCATACTCTTTTGTATCGTTATTAATAACATATTCTGCAGATAAATTTGTTGATGCCCAACTTTTAATATCGTTTTCAAAATTTGTTAATATATCGTCATATTCCTTTAAAGCACCAACAACTTTTATATTAACTACCTGATCTAATATTTCCCTTTCTAATATTTTATCTAAACTTCTTGCAACAACAAGAACCTCTCTTAATGTTTTAACAGGAAAGTCTTTTGGTAAAATACCCTTTTGTTTATATTCAGAATAAACTGTTTTTAATAATGTATAACCTCTAGATGATTTAGAAACCATTTGTTCATATCTTCCCGTTTTAGGATTAAATGTTGGTTGTGTATTATTTTCAATAGGAAACATATATGGTGCATTTAAAACACCTTTTAATGGTATATCTGTTAAAAATGCATATGTTGAACCAATGAATTTTGTAGTTATATCAAAATTACCGGTATTATCATTATATCTTGTATTAAACTTAACTAAATGTAAACGATATCTTATTGCTTTACCATAAAAACCTTTAACAGTTAAATAAAATATTGGCCAAGGTAAATGAAAAAATGCGTTATATGGAGAATTTTCAGGTGATTCAAATAAAGTCTTACCTCTAACATCAATAAATGTCATATCAACTTGAGGTATATAATTCATACCTTTAACTTGAATATTAACACTTTGTATACCAAAAGTTTGACTTGAAGAATCGGTATTATAATAACTAGGACCCGTATTTGAATCGTTATTATTTTGTTTTACTTGTGTATTTTCTGCTGGTTTATTTATAAATGAATCAGTCCATGTGGTATCATAATAATCACCATTTGCATTTTTTAACATATTAAATGTTCCTGAAGCAATTGATGTTAATGTATTTGGACTATTTTCAGACGCAAGAATTGTTCTTGGGACCAAATCAGCCTCAAGATTAATATACATCATTAAATTTTCTTGTTTAATATTTCTAGGTTGTGTGTTTCCATCGTTATCAATAACACTATTTGGATCAATATACATTAAATTGTTTTGATCAACCTTAATTAAAATATTTTCATTATCTGATAAATTATTGTTCGCCATAATATAAAGTATATAAATCTACCGATCTTTTGTAATCTTGTAAAGTCGTAATCAAAGGAAATGGTATCCTTAATAAAAAATTATCTTCTATTTCAAACTCTAAACCACCAGCAGATGGGTTCGCAGTTAATATCAACCAACCAAATACCGGTGTACCATAATTTTGTTGTGATATTTTATCCAACCTATCTTTACCTTTTTTATATAACATATACCTATCAGTTGATTTAATCGGAATATCTAATCCAGGGACAATCCTAAAATTACCGTCATTTAAAAAATATTGATATCTATCGAAATAATTTCTCATTTTTTTTATTTTTTTCTATAAAAATTTAATTTATTATTAATTACATCAGTTTGATCTGATTTAATTAATTTAATTTCATTTAACATATTACCATCACTATCTGTTATTGGTGATTCGGTATATGTATATTTTAATTCTTTACTATTTGTTCTAATCACCGGTTTATCAAATTTTAATGATGTTGATTTTGGTTGTAGTTTAATGAAATCATTAAAATTAGCTTCAATATCATCAATTACTTTTTGACTAAAGGTATTTGGTGCTGATTTATAAAGATTTAAAATGTTTGTTTTTTCATTTTTTAATAAAACAGGTAATATAGTTATTAAAACACTATCATTAATAACTATGTTACTATAATTTATCAATGTACCTAATCCACTATACATTTTATTTGTATTATTGGTTATATAATCAATAACTTTACCAATCTCAGTATATAAATCTATATTTGAAAAACCACTAAACACTGCTTTCGTACCATCATTACCATTTACATTTACTTTTGCATCAGCACTATATGTTATTAAATAATTTAATTTATCCAATGTTGTAATTACATTATTTCTAAGTGTTTCAAACTCACTTGTACTCTTATCATCAATTAAATTAGTGTGTATTTTTGTATTAATAATACCTAATAAATATGGTCTTAATAAATTATTTGATGCCAATATTAAATCAGATTTATTTTTTAATGCATTACTTGAAAAATCAAATATTGCAGATAAATCATTAGAATTATTTATCGCATTATTTAACGAATCTACCAAATTATTGATTAACACATCAGATTCACTTCCAGTAGGATAAAGTCCAAATAAATTTATAGTATTAACAGATGGTGTATATACATCATAATTTTTTATTGTTCTATAATTTGGTGATAATAAAACAGGCATTATTTCAGGACCATACGTGGTTAATAAAATATTATATAAAATTTCATAATTTGAAAAATAACTTGTTACATTTGTAAATAAATCATTTACTATTTTTGTTTCAGTTAAATTAGTACCATCTGTTGAACCAATATATTCACCAGTACTAATTTTATTTGTACTTTTAGTAACAGGATTTGCATTATTTGATGGTCTTCTTTTTAAACCTTCCAAAAATTCTTTTGTAAATGTATCTTTATCTATTCCACCTATTGTTTCATTTGTAACTTGGGATCTCTCATCATACATTTCAGTATTTGCATAAAAATTAGATGTTAACGCGTTTTGCAATCTTTCGACTGGTTTTTCTAACCCTTGTCCACCAATAAATTTAACCTGTAATGTAACACTTGCAATCATTGGTTGGACACCAATACCTTCTGGATTTAAATCCCATATAATCCCACCATTTTCTTCATATGTTATATTAACATTTTCAATAATGATTTTAGAATGATAAAAATCCCCAATCCTAATAATACAAATTGGTGGAGGACCAAATGTTGTATTTCTTGCCGGCAAATCACTAACATCTGATAGACCTTTTATTGGTAATGTCTCACCGGGTCTAATACATTGATGTAAAAATGTTAATCTACTATTTAAACCTTCTGGAGTTGTTGAATGGAAACCTGGATGGAAATATTTTAATTTTTCCCTTAATGATGAAAATGCAACAGGTGATGTATCTTCCAATTGTTTGAAATAATAACATTCTGTCAATGTTTTCATTATAATCCTCTTCATAACATCAATTGTTGGCTTTTTTGTTTTTGAGGGTATTGATATTGGTTTTCCATCTTCAACAACTTTATATTTTGGTGATACCACTGGTGGAGGCGGTGGAGGACCAGGTAATTTATCATATTTAATACCAATACTTACTTGTCTACAAAAAAACGCAATTGGTGATACTACTTTTAAATCTTGATTAAGAAAATCTTTATTAATACAATTTGTATTTGCTTCAGGTCCTTTATATCCTTCACCATAACTTGTATAATCAAATTCTATTGTGTTATCATTATCACTCCATCCAAAGTCTTTTAAATTATATGTTTCAGTAAAATTCGTTTGTCCTCCATTTGTATTTACATTTGAAATATCTACCCATTGAATATTTGGTTTAGTTGTTCCACCATCTACACTAATGTTATTAAATATATCTTGGGTTATACTATGACTTCTTCTTAATGATAAATCAGCATTATATGCTTCAGTTGCAACTGAAGAACAAGAGGATAAAATTTTAACTTTAATATTTTGTCCTGTTTTTCCTGATATATCAGATTTTAATTGATTTAATTTTGTTGTATAATTTCCATAATTTGTTTGTAAATCATTAAAAGATTTTGTTAAACCACTTATTATTGTATTTTTATTTTCTGTGGTTAATGGTGTATTCCCACCAGTTAATAAATTTATATCCTTTGTAATTAATGTTGTATTTAAGGCATTAGTTAATCCATTAATATATGTATTTGATTTACCTGAATATAAACTATATGTTGTAGTATAATCTTGTGTCGAAATTATACTAGGACTACCATGATCAGGTTCATCATTATCAAAATTTAAAACAAAATTAAAATCAACCGGTGGTTGTGTATTTTTTTGATCTTGTGATGGATCTTGTGTAACAGTATCATCAATAACTGTTTTATATTTAGTAATTTCTTCGGGTTTTGCATTTTTATCATTAAGATAATTCATGACTAATTTTAAATCATCACCATTTAATGTTGTAAATCTTTGAATTAAACCATAAAAATCTAAATCTTGACATCCTGCAAAAAAAGCATTGATATAGTTATCTGCTTCTTCATCTGACATTCCTTTAAAATACTCTCTAACTAATAAATTTAAAATACTTGGGTGATCCACAACTACTTTAAAACTAATTGTACCTGTTCTTTCTGTATTTTGATATGTATAAATTGGTTCAGGTCTTCCAATAAATGTATTTGATTCCCATCTTGCATTATTGGACTCTTGTACTTTTAAATCATATGGTGGAAACCACATAACTCTACCACCATTATTACCTTTTTCACATGATGGTAAATCACTAACAGTAAAACCTGGTGTGTTTGATGTTTTCCATGCTAAATTTTCAATTGAAAACATATATTTTTTGGCATAAAATTCATTTGGTGCATAGAATTTATTATTTGCACCTGCTTTAGTTATATTTGTTGAATTTGTAAAATCTTTGTTACCATTTGACATTGGTGCGTAATTTAAATTCCAAACACGACTTTTTCCACCTAAAACACTACTATCCATTTTTCTAACATTTGCAGTACGTTTCATGGTATCACTCATCGTATAATATGGTCTATCCTTAGTCCAAACTCTACAATATTCTACACCAGTTTCAATTCCAGTGAATTTATTTGTGTATTTAATAGCCGAACCTCTTGATAACATTTGTTGTCCTTCTTTGAAGACTCTGCTTGTTTGATCAATTACATTACCAACATGGGTACGTGCTTGACCACCTGGTGGCATTGTGTTAAGTAAATCTTGAGTTACACCTAATATAGAACCTTCTCTAAATGTAGTATTAGTTGATAATGTAGGTGTAAATTTACTTTCTTGTGAATTCGTATAATTTACATTGTTTACACCTAATTTATTATTCTTTATAGAGTTAATACCATACCATGTTAATTTACCAGAAATACCACCACCTTCTGTTATATTTTTTGGTTTTTCAAAATAGTCTGTTTGAATTGGATCAAATTTTAAACCTAAATAATATGTACTATGAACAGGTCTTTGAAATTGGTCTGTCATTGCATTTATAACATTATCTGATCTATCGTCACCAATATATGCCACACCTGCCGGTGCTTCTGTTCCTAAAATGTTTTTTACACCCTGAGCGAATTTATCAATAAAATTAAATAATTTAGATGAATTTTGCGATCTTGCTGTCGTTGTGTAATTTGGTGCGTATTTTGAAAACGATAATAAATCATATAATCTATTTAATTGACCATTACTTGTATTTTCAATTAATAAATCAGATGGTTTTCTTGTTGTTTTTGGTCTTCTTTGAATACCAATTAAAGAACCAATAGCCCCTGTAACATCTTGTACTATTGAACCTAATTGTGTACTTGGTGTTGGTCTAAAATTAATTGGATTTCTTGGATCTGTTAAATAATCACCAGGTATTGTTGAAAATGGTAATTGTGTACCTGCAACTGTTTGAATAAAATCAACAGCTTGACCAAGTAATGAACTTGATACAGTAACTTTATAATTAGGTTCAATTAAAGGTTCTCTACCTGTTAATAAATTTAATGCTGTTGCAGTATCACCATTTAAAGCATCAGCCAATCTAAATCTACCAATTGTGGCTGATTGTAAATTTTGTGTGACCCTAGCTAATACAGGTCCATTTGAATCTGTTTTAATATAATGTGCTGCAAAACGATATAATTCTGATTCAGTCGTATCATCACCACTTGTCATAATACCAATTAGATTATGATCACTAGATACGAAATAAGGGTATAATGATAAGTTTGCCTTCCTTGGTAAAGTATTTAATGTATCATCAATAAAGTATGTCGTAGGTTTATATACATTAACATTTTGAGATTGTGTTAATTCAAATGTTCTAACATCCTCTACCGTACCTTGATATATATCAGAATAGTCATTTGTACCTTGTTCAGGATAATTTGTACTAGTAAATGTTTGTGGTCCGTTAGGTTGATTTAATGTTTTACTTATTAAATAATCTCTAAAAGACTTTGTTGAATTAAAATCTAAATAACTTGGCATTATTGTGTTTTATTATAAATAGAGATTTTTTAAAAATTTTACTTAGCACCAACAATAGTTACTGGCTGATTTGTATATGATCTAGCACTATTTCTTTCAGTCAATTTCGTATTTGGATCTAAATTTCTAATTTCTATATGAACTTTTGTTTGTTCATTTTGTGGTGTGGTATTATTTGTATTTTTATTATTATTTGTATTTGTTTGTTCTTTACCTAAATTTTCCATTGAGGTAATTTTTCCAGCGGTTTGTTTTTGAATTGTTGTGTTATTATTTTCAATACCAGAGGTAATTTTTCCAGCGGTTTGTTTTTGAATTGTTGTGTTATTATTTTCAATACCAATTGTTTCTAAAATTTTATGATACAATCCTTTTGCTCCTTCTACAACAACATCTTTTCCAACATCTTCGGCCTTATATTTATCTTTATCTGCAATTTTAGTAATGAATTGTGTTCCTGTTCTTTGTAGTTTTACTCCACCCCTACCTATTTCACTATACCTTGCTCTATTTTGACCTTCTAACCATATTGCGGTTAATATATTATTTGTTTTTGTTGTTTCATTATATTGGTCTCTAGCAATATCTTCCGGTTTTTCTTTGGCGATTTTTTGTTGTATATCAATAAATTTATCCATATTACCACCCATTTCCTCCATAGATCTAAATCCACCTTCTGCATTGTCACCAAATATTCTTTTTGCAATACCTTCGGGTATATCAAAACCAACTTTACCATCTTTCATTGTTGAAAGATTTGCAACAAATTCTTTTTGATCTTCTTTAAGGTTAGGAAACATATTTATTTTGGACATCGCCTCCATTCTAACAGAACCCTTTATTGCTGCACTTGTTAAATCATTCATTGAAATACCCAATGCTTGAGACATTTCTTTTGCTCTTCTTAAATTTATACCGGTTACCTCAAATCTACCTTGTTCTGTATTATACGTGGCCAAACTTTTTGCAGCACCTAAAATTGATGTTTGTAAATCTTCAACATTGTTTGTTGCATCGTACATCATTCTTAATGGGTCATTTAAATTACCCATTGCACCACCAATTGCTTGTAATCTTGCTGTCATATCAATTGCAGCGCTTGGGTCAAATAATTTATCTGCGAGATCAATCGTTTTATTAAAATCAAAATTTAGTGCTTGAGCTTGTTGTACCATTTTAGAAAGTCCTTCAATACCATTTTTAAAACCAACTGCATTTAATAGTGTTACATTTTCTGTTATAGTTTGTGTGACTTTTTTTGCATTTAAACCTAAATTTACAGATTTCATACCAATATCTGTTATTGACTTAGACGCATCATATAATGATATACCAACATCTCTATATTTTTCAGCATTTTCCAATAAATCAGTATTACTTCTCATGAAAGCTGCCGAAGCTTTAACACCCTCTTCAATTGTTTGTTTTGAATATAATGTTACTTTTCCTGAATTTTCAACCATTTTACCAAAACCATTAATAACTTCTCTACTAGACACTCCAATAGCTTGACTTGCCGCTAATGTTGAACTTACCATTTCAACCATATCATCACCAAACTCACCAATATACCCTGTTGAACCTTTTATTTGTCCTATCAAATCAGTTTGATTTCTCGCCAAATCAATTAAAAGAGATCCACCTTTTGAAGCAATTGTTGTTACTAATCCTGTTATTAATCCAGTAATACCTTGAGCATTTTTAAAAACAGATGAAATATCTGAAATTCCTTTTGTAAAATCACTAAACTTTACCCTTCCTGATTCATTTGATTTTGTGTCAATAAAAGCACTTGATATGCTATCTGTAAGACTTTTCTGTACATTACCATTTGTCTTTAAATGTTTTTCAGCAATTAATTGATTTTCTTCATACGTTAATTCTGTTTTTACAGTATTATTCGGATTTGCAGCATTATATGCCTTTTTTTGTAAAATTACTTTTTGTGTTGCATCTTCTGCATTTTTTGAACTTTTAATAATTTTTTCAATCGTTGATTTTAAATCATCTGCCATATAATTTCTTTAAAAATAAATAGTTCTTAATTAATTTTCATCATCCAATAATTGATTAACAATATTGGTTCTTTCATGAATTGGTATTATTAAAAAATCATGATAAGTATAACCATGTCTTATTAAAAAATTCTGAATCGTTAATTGATATTTCTTATATTCCGTAGAAAGGACGAAAAAATTCTACCCCAAAGTCGACATAAACTGGGACTTTTTCTCCTGATGGGGCTATTGTTTCAACAATTAAATCTAAACCTGGTTTATTTTCATCTACAAACTTCTTGAAGTCTTGTGAATCTTTGATTGGCATAATTTGAATAAATTGATATATTGTCATTTGATTTCTATCTCCATCAATTGACTTAATCATAAATTCTAATTTCTTGGTATTAATAGGTACAACCCCACCACCATTTCTAATTTTATCTAATTCTAATTCTTGTTTTTTATTTAAGAATTTAAACTTAACAGTTTTCTTTGATATTGGTAAATAATATTCAAATTCACCCTTTTCATCAGGAACTAAATTTAATTCCTTAGTTTTCAATACGGATACATCTAAAACAGCTTCAAAAACTTTATCTGTCTTTGGATCATTTAATTTTACTTTATATTCACTACCAAATGCAGTGTTTCTTAAAAATAATAAAATTGCTTGTTTATCTTCATCAACCAATTCTTCTAAATCTAAGTCTCTATCTAAAACTTTTCTTTTTAGTAATTCATTTACAACAGTATCACTCTGTAATAAATTTGGTGACATTAAAATGTTTTCATCTGCTGCGGTTAGATATGCAACTCTTACACTTTTTTTCTTATTTTCATAATGAATACCTTGTGAAGGTAACGGTACGACATCGTACATAATACTTGGGTCAATTCTTAATTCTTCCATAATACATTAATTTAATTAATATATAGTTGAAAGTAAAGAATTTTGTTATAAATAAAAAAATTCCCATATAAAATATGGGAATTTGTATAATTTAATAAAATATGTATAAAAAATTAAATGTCTAATTTTTCTTTTAAATCTTTTATTATATATTCAGGGTTTTCGTTTATATCTTTTTCCCAATAACGAAGTAATGTAATATTATGATTTTTACACCATGTATTTTTTCTTTTATCGTTTGATATGTTTTTATTTTGTATTTCGTATTTTGGAATTGAAAATTTACTATTTGGATTACAATGATAAAAATCACCATCAACTTCAATTAATATTTTTTTATTGATAAAATAAAAATCAAAAAAAGTTTTAATTTCATATATTAAATGATTATGTATATAATCAACATCTTTTATTAAACCAAGATTATCTAAAATTTTAGAGAAAATAATTTCTAATTTAGATGTTTTAACTTTTGAATTATTTCTCATCCAAATTAATTTTCTTTTAGACGCATCAATTTTTAATTGCGGATTATTTTTATATCTCTCAATTTGAGATAATGAATTTTTAATTTTACTTTCTTCTGTTTTAGGTACACCTGATAATTTATCAGATATTTTTTTACCTCTTACTTTATCGTTTCTTAATTTTTCTTTTATCCCTTCAATTTTTTGTTTAGTATCTTCAGTATCCTCTTCCCACCATCTACGATACATACCTTTACTCCAATTTTCAGATTGTGTCTTAGCTGATTTAATTTTACTTTCAGGATTTTTATGAAAGTTATTATTTGATGTGGAACTATTATGCCCGGAAATAAACTTACTAAAACCTTTATTTATAGTTAAAAATTTTGTTTTTTCACCACAACCACATTCACATTTAGGTTCTATATTATTTAAAACAAAATCAACATAAGTCATTTTAGGACTTATACCATGAAATCTATTAGAATGATTTGAAACACCTAATAAACTATTAAACTCTTTTTTACATATCTTACAAATAAAAATTTCCATATATCTACCTTTTTAGATAAATATATGGAAATAATAGTAAAATGTAAACCCGATAGATATATTTTTGTATAAAACTAATAAACTAATATACATCTATCCGGACGTAAACCTACTTGAATAGTTGCAAGTTCGTCTCTTGAGTAATCTAAGTTCTGACCATCGAATCCAGTCATAAATGTACCTTGAAGTATCCATTTTTCAACTACAACACCTGTTGGATCTAACATTTCAAGTTCAATATCTTTTTTATATCCAGCAGCATAACCCATACGACCTGTTACTGATTCCGCATGTAAACGAAACCATTCCATTAACGCTTGAGCTGCAGAAGGTCCGATTGGATCTTTGAAAGTCACTTGCATTTCTTCCCAATTAAATCTACCAGCAACAAATGTTGATGTATTGATAAAAGGTATTTCAACTGAATTAATTTTTGCTTTAGGTCTTGATGTAGACGTTACAAACCATTCATTGATTCCTAATGAACTTGGAAATCTTAATATAAATCGGTTAACTCTCTTCGGTTCATAAGGAACCGGCATTTTCATTAATAAATCTGCCATTTTATTTTATTGTTTTAATTCTTTTATTCTTTTTATTATAAATATGTTGATTTTTATTTTTTTTTAAAAAAGACTTTTTTATTTGAATTTTTTTATTTATATTTGCTAGGTACCCAGTATATCTAGTTCTAGTATATCTAGTTCTAGTATATCTAGTTCTAGTATATCTAGTTCTAGTATATCTAGTTCTAGTATATCTAGTTCTAGTATATCTAGTTCTAGTATATCTAGTATATCTAGTTCTAGTATATCTAGTTCTAGTATTTTATATAAAAAAAAGTAAAAAAAAAGACCTTGAAATAAATCAAGGTCTTTTTTAAATGAGTCACCTATTGGTGTTATAATAAATTTAGTTCAAATTTCATTGATCCACAATCCCAAATTCTATCATAATTTTTTAATTTCATAATTTCCCATTCTGTTTGAATTTTATTAAATCCTTCTTTTAATAAAATATCTTTTCTAAAATTAAAACGATGGTATCTATTTAAATAATTTTCTCTATTTAAATACCAATAATTTGGTGGTGTTGTACCTATAAATTTAAAACCATATTTTTTGTATATTGTACTTTCAGGATTTAAACCTGACCATCTAATATCTGCGTATGTAATAATTTTATTTGGTGAAAAATTGTTAATAAAATAATTCAATAATTTTGAAAATGATCCAATTACATTTGAATCAACTATATTACAAAATCGTATTAATTCAAATTCATTTATTGCGGATTTATTACCTAATACTTTTCTTTTATTTGAAAATGTCATAATAGAAACCAATGTGTTTTCATAAAATAAACCTAATCTAATTTTATCGACACAATTACCTTGTATGTGATTTTTATCTAAAAAATTAGATGCCGTTTTTTTATCGATTTCTTTAACAATACATTTCCTACCATATATTTTATTTTCAGAAATTCCCAATATATTTTTAATTCTAGATTTAACTATCGGAAATTTTAACATTATTTCATCTTCATATATATGTATTAATTTGATATTATTATCATAACATATTTTACTTTTATTAATATGATAATTTTTGTCTTTTTCTCCACTTATTTCTGAATGATAATAATTACCATTTATTTCGAACCCAATATTTTTTTCTTTAATTAAAATATCAATTTCTTTACCATTTAAAATTTTTCTATTACCATCTACATGTGTTATTTGGTTTTCATTTAATAAAGACTTCTATAGATGAATTTTTAATTATTGGATAACATTTTCTACAAATAGGTATTTTACCAGAACCTAATAATGTACTTGAAAATATATTATCACATTTTAAACATTTAAAATTATATGTTCTACTTGTATTTTTATCTTTATTGTTTATGTAATCATCAATTAATTCTATATTATTTATTTTTAATTCCTGTATTAATTTTGGTAAATGATTTTCACGAAAGGTATTTTTTAATTTATCAACAAATTCTTTTTTTTCCATTGGGTGATAAACACCATGTTTTTCAAACATTAAATTTTTAACATTAAGTTTAAAATCATTAGTTTTAAAATGACAATCAACACCATATTTATTAATCATCGATTCTTTTGATTTTTTTATTCTGTCATTTTTATTATCCTCAGTAATATTCCATTCTTTTCTACATTTTTCAGAACATAATTTTCTTTCATATTTTTTTCTCTCCAAAAATTCATCTCCACATTGAACACAAATTCTCTTCTCCCTTACTGATTCATCTTTCTTATTACCCAGTAACTTATTTTCATTTGCATACTCAAAATAACATTTTCTATTACAAAAACTTTTATCTCTAAATTTAAAATCAGTCATAAATGACTCATTACAATTTTTACATTTTAATTCTATCTTCATGGTAAAATATATTTAATGGTAACGTTAACATATATACATAAATATAGTAAAAAGTATTAAAATAAAAAAACCTTTTAAGAAATTCTTAAAAGGTTTTTTAAAATTATTATGTTTAAATTTTACACGTTTTCAAATGAAGCTCCTGTTGGAGTTATGATAAATTCTACATCAATAAATTCCAAACTACGAGTTGGTTTAATATATATTTTACCACTCAAAGTGTTAGCATCAATATCTGCCGGGTCATTAGAAACAGTTACACGGAAATCAGTTAAACCTCTTTCTTTCTTAATTGCATCAAGAATTGGATTAACTAATCTCAAGAATTCTTGTCTAATTTGATCATCATCTTGTTCAAACAATAATCTTACACAAACAGCTGAAATTAATTTTCTTGCTCTCAATAATAATCTTCTTACGTTAATTCTATCAAGTGCAGATTCTCTAACTTGAAGTGTTTTATTACCCCAAATGATTGTACCAGTATCGGAGAATGTTGCAATTGGGTTAATTCTATTTTTATATAAATTATCCCTTTCATCGGCAGTTAATTTTTTAACTGCTTTAATTGAATTAACAAGACCTCTTGAATAACCAGCCGATGCGTACCAAGGGTATGCTATATTATCAGTTAACGCAATATTTCTCAATACTTCCCCTGTTGGTGGAATATAAATTTGGGTTGCATTATCAACATCTTTTACTTGAATCCAAGGCCAATATGTTGCCGAATAGTTACTATCATATTCTTGATCCATAATATCACCAATTACACCATCCGCAGTACTTTCATTAGGTGATGATATGACATATAATGAATCCGCTCTATCAACTTCAATCATTTCAATTGCTTGATTTGTTAAAGAACTATGATCAAAGAAGTTAATACCCGGTGTTGCGAATACATTAATATCTACTGCTTCTGGATTTGCAAATGTTTGGATACCGTCATAATATGAATAGTAATCCGAATTACCATTCGTTACGTTAAATATACCTCCATTGTTTATGTTATTATTATTGTATGTTGATTTACCTAAAATATAAGCGTCACCATATGTTCTAGTGTTTCTATATATGTCCCAACCATCAAAACCACCACATACTGCAAAAGTAAATTTACAATTCGCTGGTGTATTTAACATATTATTAGTACCAGTTTGACCCTCAAAATCGTAAGGTGTTGTTTGATATGTTGTACCAGTTTGAGTTATACCAGTTGCATTTACGGATAAGTGGAAACCAAATGTTTGTCCCGCTGATCTCCAACCTTTATATTTGAATAAATCTGCATCATAATTGAAACCATTTGATGAAGATAAACCTAATGTTACGTTTCTAACTTTATCACCTGATGAAGTAATAGGTGCACCTGTACTATCATAATACATTGTATCACCAGCGGTGAAATATTGTGTTTTATAAAGTACTGAACCAAGTTTTTCATTACCTGAACCAAAATCACTATTTCTTACAAAACCTCTAAATCCAGCAGGTATTGCATCAGAAGGTGCGTTAGGGTCCATACTCAACATTATATATTTTGATAATAATGGGAATTGTCCATCAGATGTACCTACTTTTAACGCCACATAACCTGGAACATCTGGATTCATAGAACATCTTGAAAATTTTTCAAGTAAAACTTGATTTGAATCACTATCATTAAAATCTCTAACAATTAAATCAAATTCACCAGTATCTGTATTGATATTTTGAATTGTTATTTTAATATCTTCATTTGCTGAGTCACCATCTGATATTGTAATTATATTAAATAAATCTAATACTTTACCACCTCTTACTTCAGAAACAACCGTTGGTGACATTGGGGTATCATATGCTTTATATGAACCATAATCTCCATTAGGGTTAGGTAAAAATGAATCATTATTTGTATCATAAATAACTTGTGTTGAAATACCTCTAATATAACCTTGTTCAAATGCGTTTAATAAAAAGTTAGGATAGAATTCAAAAACATATAATGGATTATCTGTGTAATTTCTATCATAAACATCTGTACCTAATACTTTTGTTATTGATTTATTTGATGTTTGATCTAAATTAACTGTCAATGATTTAGCACCACCAGTATTACCGGTTACATTTATTACAAAATCAGCGAATGGGTTTTGTGATAAATCATATGATGATGTGATATTAACATATGAACTACCAGTAACCTCATATTTCAATACATTACTTGAATAATGTCCACGAGGTCTTAATGCGGCAACAATAATGTCATCGTATGCTGAATTTATAGTGGCTGGATATTGAAATCTTGTTACACTATAAAAAGGTGTATTAGTATTATCACTATTTAAATAATATTGAAATAAATATGATGAAACACTTTGTATATTACCTGATAAATCCAAATCACAAAAAATATTATACCATTCTTTACCATTATAATCGCTAGCATTATTTCTTGATGTTACTGGCGATGGTACATTTAAAGTTGTTGTTAAACCACTAGTATAACTACTAGGTACAAGACCAATTGTAAACCATGTACTATCAGTACTTGTATTACCACTAATATTTGATAAAATATAATTATTTAATAATGTTCCATTACTTGCGGTGTTACCAGATAATTGTGGATAAAATTGGAAATTAGGGTCATTTATACTATATTGATATGAAGCACTATAAAGTAATCTAGTGACATTAAAAGTAGATGTTGATGCTGAATAAACAAATAAATATGAATAAACACCAGTTGTTGATGTAATACTTGCAGTTGTACCTGTATAATACACATCATTCCAATTTAAATCTGTTAAAGTACCAATTGGAGACACTAATGTATTACCTGTTAATCCTGATGTTAAACCTGTTGGTACATAACCAATAGTGAAATAATCACCATTATTAAAGGTACCACCAGTTATATATGACACAACTGTTGTACCTGTTGTTCCACTAACGGCAGTTTTTCCTGATAAATTTGAGTAAAAAGTACTTCCTGTCATACCTGAAAACGCTTTTTGCATTGTACCAGATATTGAAGTGTAATTACTAAATGATGAAATTATAACATGATTTGATGGAATAGTAATACCAGTTACAGTTGTTATTGTTAATGCACTTGTTGAATAGTTTGTAATTTGTGCGCCACCTTCTGTACTAATACCAAATGTATTATATTGTTTATACCCTGTATAACCAAGTATTCTTGTAACGAATAATTGATTTGCTTCTGATAAATAAGAATTTGCGAAGTAAGGTAATTCGTATTTTGGATTTCCAACACCATCTTTTTCAGGTGAAGAACTACCAAAATATGTTGTAAAATCATCCCAAGATGAAATTAAGATAGGTTCAAAAGCCGGACCTTTTAAAGTCTCACCCACTAAACCCAATGTTGTAACACCAACACTTTGTGCCACAAATGTTAAATCGAGCTCTGATGTATATACACCCGGAGAAACGAATACTCTGTTTGAATTTGCCATTGATTTTGTTGTTTTTATTAATATTTTATTTCTTATTTAATAAATATCTTTATTTTTATCAAAGATTTACTTATATTTGAGAATTAAGATAATAAAATATCTTTTTATATCATAAATTATCTTTATATGGAAAATAAACAGAAAAACGTTAAAATAAGTGAAAAACACCACACAATGTTAAAAAATCATTGTGAAAAAAATGGATTAAAAATCCATAAAATTATTGAGAAATGGATTGAACAACATTGTAAACCAATAAAAAAAGATTTATATGGTGACGATTAATATAAGTAACCAACACCAATGGTAGATCCAATAACAGGGGATTGTAATAGTTCTAAACCACCTAAAGTAGAAATTCTATAATCAACTGATTTTTCTTCAATTAAACCATTAACTTCTAAAAATACAACACTAGCAATTGTATTTGATGTATTAAATATTAAAGTTGAACCATCATAGGTAAAATATTCAATAGTGTAATTTAATCTTAAACCATCACTATTTGTAATTGTTGAGTTTCTTCCTTTATAATATGTTATAAGTATTACACTACCGGATTGTGGTGGTACTGAGAATGATATTCTTGAAGAATTTGCAATGTGAAAATAATCTACCCCTTCCCTTTGTGTTAAACCATTAATTGTTACATTAAATAAAACACCCATAGGTTCACCTACTGAAAATATTATTTGAGAGTCATTTCCAGTGAAAGAAGCCATACTAATATCAATAACAGTTTGTTTTATTGATTTATTTGGTTTACCTTCTACAATGATTTCATCAGTCAATATTGCCCTACTTATTGCCGGCTTAACTTCAAATTCATCACTATCAATTAAAAATCCTAACATTGTGAATTGATAATTTTGAACATAAAATCTACGACCATCCAATGTTTGCATCGGTGTATTATCCTCAATTTTGTCAAGAACTATTGGAATATAATGTCCTTTAACAATTGTATAATCTTGTCTTGATGCAAAATGTTGTAAAACAATTTTATTAAATTTATTCACATCTCTAAACTTATTACAAATAATTGTAACATCATATGTAATATCAACAGGTATTGGTTGTGGTATTTTATAAACATCGGCACCTTTCTCATTACCATTCCAAGTTTGTACAACAGAATAATAAAACTGATGTCTATCAGGTATTGTTCTTTGAACGGATGGATTTGTACCAAATTGTACATCAGGTTTTCTAATAATTGAAACAAATGGTAATTGAACAACACCATCCTCATCTGTAAACTCCCAATTATTTGTAAATTCTGCCCATCTTTGTATTGTTAATATTTTTTCTATAATAGGAATTTGTTTACCATCAGATGTAACTTTAAAATTATCAATCACATAATCCAATAAACCTCTATCTAAATCATCATGCAATATACTATCAGGTAGATAAGGATCATTTTTTGTGATGTTATCTAACAATTCTTGTCTTCTATCCGTTAAAATTTTCCCCGAATATATTTGAATATTCGTTTTTCTTCTTGGTATTCCCATATTAAACTCCTCTAAATTCTCCGTCTTGTACAGGTGAACAAGTTATAGTCCTGTAAAAAGGTTTATAACCGAACATCGTATGTTTATTGTCTGAAGTTACTTTTCCATCGTCCACAACACTATAATATCTTGTTTTTGTTTCAGATTCAGGATAACCTATATAATCACCATATTTAATATCAATTTTCATATCATTTAAATGTTTGATATAAACTGATACAGTCATATTTCCGGGTTCATTATATCTTACCAAACCATCCTTATATGAACTATTTTTTGGTTCAATAATTTTAACCAAAGCATTAAATTCAACAGGTGGTTGATATTTAATTTCATCCATCCCAACTTCACCATATACATTGTCAATATCTGTTTTTTGTCTATCAACCCTATATAATACAAGTTTCATATTTAAATCACCATGAAGGTATTCTTCCCCCATTGAAATATTGAGTTGAAAATCATCTTCAGAAATAAATTTAGAAAGTCTCGTAATAGGAATTCTTGAATCACTCATAATATGTAAATTTAAAACCACCTGTAGTCTTATATCTTCCTTTTAAGACATTACAGATATTACTTACATAAATATTCAAGTTTTTACTTGCTTCACTTAAACTTTCCCACTCTTTGATAAATTCATCATTTAAACTAATTTGTATTATTTTTTTCCTTTTAGATTTTAAAAATTCTTCTGAATGTTTTTTACCATAAAAATAATTTTTTGATCCAATATTTAATTCCCTTAATTTTAGTATAGTTTCTTTACGATGTTTAGTACCCTTTTTCGTTTCACTAATCTTTTTTTTAATTTCATCACTCATTGGTAATTTTTTAATTCCCTTTAATGGACTATTCTCACTTCTTTTTCTTTTTTCTTCATCGGATACTATTCTACCTTTTTTAGATAATCCAATGTTTTTACAATGAGATTCTGACTTTTTTTTACCTATTGATGAATTTTTCATTTTTTCAATTGTTTCTTTTGTATGTTTTCTAAACAACATCACGCCATTCGTTCCACCAACAGAAATATTATAACCAATATTTTTATCGGTAGAATTATATTGTTTTATATAAAAACGTTCTTTTTCATTTAACTCATTTATCGTTAAACAATAGTATAAAATTTCTTTAATAAAATTTTCTTTTCCATATTTCTTTATTGCATATTTTATTAGATTACCAGAACCAATGTAATTAGGATTATTATTTTTATCTTGACCGATATAAATTTTATTGTTTATTATATTTGTTGTTTTATAAATTATCATAATTATAAATAGATTTTTAATTTAGAAAGACGCGTGATAGGTAATTTATTATCCATATACTTATAAATACTTTAAAATGTCATTCCATTTTATTATATTTTATTATGAATAATAAAATTCCTGAAATCAGGGCTAGAGAAATATTATTAGAATATAGTGGTGCAAATAACCATCTATTAGAATTGAAGAACAAGTTCACGTCTGTTAAGAACTTTAAATTGACACGCCCACAATCAGATTATGTATTAAACTACCATAACGTTGAACCAAAAGTAGCAAAAAAACATATTAAAATAGTTGATTCTTTCGCTGAAAAAATAATGGATGAACGTCTATTATTAGATAAATTGGAACATATTTGGTGTGAAAAATTATTATGTGAAAGCGATAAGGCTTACCATATATGGGGAAAATATCTTGATCACGAAGTTAATCATGCATTTTGGTTACCAAAGGCGGCAATTGTTCAACCTGAAAAAAAGTTAAATAGAGTTATTGATTATAGTCCTTATAGTACCAGACCACCAATGGATCATCAAAAAATTGCAATTGAAAAATTATTGGCAAATGATAAATTCATATTAGCGGATGATATGGGTTTAGGGAAATTTTTAGACAATAACACATTGATTTACAATGAGTTAGGTGTGAAAAAAATGGGTGAAATTGTTATTGGTGATAAGGTAATCGGTTCAAATGGTAAACCGTGTAATGTAATTGGTGTATTTCCTCAAGGTAAAAAAGAAACGTATAAAATAACTTTTAATGATGGATATACAATTTTAAGTGGGGATGAACATTTATGGTCAGTTTCATCTCCAAATTATGGTAAAAATAGAAAAAATGATAGATTAAAAAAATCTTTAGTATTATCAACTAAACAAATGTTTGAAGGTGGGAAAATTTTAATAAAAGGTAGTGGTTATAATGAAGATAGAGATTACAAAATTGAAACATATTATAAATCCCCCAATGGAAATAATAAGTGGCAAATACCAATTGTTAAACCAATAGAATTTGATAATAAAAATATTTTACCGATTGATCCTTATTTGTTAGGACTTGGATTGGGTGACGGGTCATTTAAAAATAAAAACATAAAATTTTCTGTTCATAAAGATGATTATGATTCTTTATTTAGTTTATTTGGATTAAAAGAAAATAAACCACAAGATAACAAAAGAAATGGTTATATAAATGTTGGAAATTCATTATTTGATCTACATTTGGAACATACTCGATCACATAATAAATTTATACCTGATATATACAAATATTCATCAATTGAAAATCGTTTATCTATTTTACAAGGTTTAATGGATACTGATGGACATTGTATGAAATCAAAAAATGGTAATTTTAATGGAACTGAATATTCAACCGTATCTGAAAAATTATGTGACGATCTTGCTGAAATTGTACATACTTTAGGTGGTATATGTAGAAAAAGGTCAAGAAGAAGTTTTTACAAAAAAAACGGGGTTAGAGTTGAATGTAAAATATCATATAGATTAAATATAAAATTACCACCAGGTATGAACCCATTTCGTTTAAAACGAAAATTAGAATTATATAATGAACCTAAAAAATATCCAACGGGTAGATATATTACCAATATTGAAAAATATGGTGAAAGTGAATGCACATGTATTTCAGTTGATTCACCTGATAAATTATATGTTGCTGAACATGCTATTGTTACACATAATACAACCTCAGCTGCCATTGCATCATTAGAAAGTGGTGCAAAAAAAATATTAATTATTTGTCCAGCATCATTAAAGATTAACTGGTTAAGAGAAATTAAAAACTATTCAGATGAACGTGTTTTAATTGTCGAAGGTAAAAAATGGGGGTCTACATTTAAGTTTTATATTATCAATTATGATATTATAAAAAACTATCATGCAATAGGTAACGAAAACCCTGAATTAAATTTAATAGAAAATGAAAAATTTGATTTAGCCATCGTGGATGAAGCACATATGATTTCAAACACCACAGCAAATAGAACTAAACTATTAAATGATATTTTATCTAAAATACCTAAAGTTTGGTTATTAACTGGTACACCCATGACATCAAGACCTATAAATTATTTTAATCTTTTGAACATTGTTGAATCACCTTTAACTCTTAATTGGCAAAGTTATGTTAAAAGATATTGTAAAGGATTTCAATTTACTGTAAATGGTAAAAAAATATGGAATACTAGTGGTGCTAGTCACTTAGATGAACTAAGAGAACGTACAAAAAACCTTGTTTTAAGACGAATGAAGACGGATATATTAGATTTGCCAGAGAAGTTTATATCACCAGTTTTTTTGGAGTTAAAAAGTACCTATTATGAAGAAGAGTTGGAAGATTTCATGAGGATTTCTAACGAAAAGAAGGATAATGAAAATATTACCGTTACAATCAATCGTTTAATGAAAATTAGACAAGTAATATCATTTGAAAAAATAGACTATACTTGTGAATTAATTGATAAAGCATTAGAACAAGATAAAAAGGTTATTGTATTTACTAATTTCACAATGACATTGGATATGTTACATGAAAAATACAAGAAAAATTCAGTAATATTAGATGGTAGAATGTCAAAAGAAAAAAGACAGGAAAGTGTTGATAAATTTCAAAATGAAGATAAAATAAAAATATTCATTTCTAACATTGTTGCTGGTGGTGTTGGCATTACTTTAACTGCAGCGGAAGTTGTAATTATGAATGACTTGGCATTTGTACCGGCATTACATTCACAAGCAGAAGATAGGGCATACAGATATGGTCAAAAAAAGGGTGTCATGGTTTATTACCCAATATTTGATAATACAATAGAAAGAATAATCTATAATATGTTGAATAAAAAGAAAAACATTATAGATCAGGTAATGGGTGACGGGGAATATTCAGAATCCTTTACGAAAGAATTATTGGGGGAGATTCTTTAATAAGTTAAAGTTCTCTTCCAATAAATCATATAAATCTTTATCTTCAAAATCTTTAATTGAAATTGTTACCACTTTTTCAGGTTCAGTATCAATTTTAAATCCATTTTCATCTTCATTATTTTTTAATTCAAAAACAAATTTATTTTTTGAACAAAACAATAATATTTCCATTAATTTTTGTGATATATTTTCTTTATTTTCCATATCTATATATTTTACAAATTCTTCATCAATTATACATTGACTACCATTTGACATTATGTTTTCTTTTTTATTTTCAAAAACAATAATTTGGTTATTATTTTCACCGATATTAATATAACAATAATAATTAGTGGGACTATTAAAATCATTTTGAGCACCATTAATTATATAAAATCGTTTCTTCTTTTCAAAAGATCCACTTTTTATTTGTAACGTTATATCAGTCCCATCTTTTTGTGTTAACAATCCATCAATTCCTTTTAAATCTAAAAACAAACCTCTTTCTAATTCAATAGTCGTTTTAATAGTGTCAGGAAATATATTTTTATGAGTTAGGTAAAATAAAACCGATGTTATTTGACCTCTTGACCAAGAAAGATTACAAATAAGTCTAAACCTATGATAGTATTTTGTTTCAATATTATAAGTTAACAATAATTCAAAGTTTTCTTCAATAAAATTCCATAATTTATTAATTGAATATTCTGTATTATCAAAAAAATCTAATTTTTCATTACCAAACTCAAGATAAATATTATATAATTCTAATGCACATCTTGAATTAGTATTTATGGTATTTTCAAACCCCCATCTACCATCATTATCAAGGATACCATATTTTTGATTTTTATCACAAAAACGATATTTACCAATTTTAGTGTATTGTCTTTTAAGAACAGCATCACATTTATCTCTATATACCCATTTTAGGTTACTTGAAAAAAATGTTTTGAAATCATTAAATGTCATAATACCAAATATAGTAATATTTATTTAATAAAACAAATATATGTCATCAACCATCATTAGTCCAATAGATAAAGAAAAATTATATACACAGGTTTTCCACCTTTTAGGTATGCCAGTTCGTGGTATTGAATTAACAGAAGAACAAATGGATACTTTTTTAGAATTATCCATTGCAGAATATGAACAATATGTTAGTGATTGGTTGATTGAATCACAATGGTCATCATTAATGGGTCTTAATGTTGATACCCAATCATTAACTCGTGCATTTACAACAAGAAGTTTGGATTATGAAACACAATACACATATTCATATTCAAAAATTGTTGGTTTACAGTCGAATGGTCCTTGGGAACTAAAAAAAGATTATTTTACTCTTGTAGATAATCAACAAGTATATGAAATACCCGCAGGACGTGAAATTAATGAATTATTATGGTTTACTCGAGCCACTTTATCTGACTCAATTATTGATCCATTTTTAGGTGGATTTGGTGGCCTTGGTGGAGTAGGTTTTGGTGGTATAGGTGGTTTTGCACAACAAGGTTCATCTGGGTCATATTTTATGATGCCTGCGTATGACTTATTATTAAGAATGGGTGATAGAAATATTAAAAACCGTTTAATTGGTGGTGATGTAACATATAGAATTACTGCTGGACCAAACGGAACAAAACATGTTCATTTATATAACGTACCAGGAGGTAGATTTGATTTTGGAAATCAAGAAAATGATGGTAATTATCAAGTTTGGTATTGGTATTATGATACGATGGATAGAGATACTTGTTTGGATATTAATAGAGATGTAATTAAATTACCATCTGATGTTATGACTGAACAATTAACTTGGGATAAATTAAATAATCCATCACAAAATTGGGTTAGAAAATACTTAATTGCATACTCTAAAGAAGGTTTAGGTAGAATTTGGGGTAAATATTCAGGTGATCTTAAAGTACCTGATAGTGAAATTAAATTAGATTATACAACATTATTAACTGAAGGAAAAGATGAAAAATTAAAATTAGCCGAAGAATTAATGACTAGATTAGAAAGACTCCGCCCCGATAAAATGATGGAACGTAAAGCTAACGAGGCGGAGAATCTTAATAAATCTTTGAAGTTCAGAGCAATGCCTTCACCTATTAATGTAATTTAAACGTGATTTGCATGTAACATTAAATCTGAATCATCATTTAATAATTCATCTTCATTACTAGTTGTCGAAACTTCTTCATAATTTACAACTCGTCTATTATGTTCAACCCAAAATGGATCAGCAAGTTTTAAACTATCCTCAATGTACATGAAATAAGGATCTCTACGAACTCTGTTCCAAAATGCAACTTCACTTTCAGATAATGTCATAACTTCATCAAACTTATCTTGACCACTTTCTTTTAATGGAAAACCATTAACTAATTCACATTGAAGTTTCGTAAAGAATTGTCTATCATCTAAGTTTTCAACTAAAATATCTTCTCTTATTTCAGGTTTAAATACAACCAATAACGGTTCAACACGTTTATTAAAATTATTCAAATAACGAGCAACATTATAATCACCAACCATATCAGGATTTTCCATTATTTCCTTTTCAGGTATCATATAACAATTAACTTCAATATATTCAGACGGCATTGGAACACCATATTTATTTTGATATTCTTCGTTCTGTTTCTTAGTTGGTTTATTTATTTTTTGAACATCACCAGAAGATTTCTTAGTACCATTATTAACATAGTAAATTGTTTCACCAAGACCGGCAGGGTAATTATTCATTATAACTAATTCCATATGTGCTTGTCTTGACATCAAAGAACCTGATTTGGTTTGTTTTTTACAATGTTTCTTATAATCTTCAACACCTTGTTTAACACGAGATTTATTTGCTATCTTGGAAAGTGGGATTTCCTTATTACATATCTTTTCCACATAAGAATAATACAACTCAACAAAAGATAATCCATCGCCATTTAATAAAAATTTTAATCCTTCATCTAAGAATTCCACAATATATTGTTGTAGTTTCTTAGATTTTATGGTATTACCGGTAAGTTTAATTTTTTCCTTACCTTTTTTCTCCATTTTAATAATGTAGTTTTTTCTTGACACATTAATACAAGATTTTGCAACATAGTCAATATCTAAACCCATTTCATTTCTCATAAAAATATCGTTAAACTCAGCAGTATCCGCTTTAATACCACGATATTCTTTTCCTTCTTCTACCAATTCATTTAAACCCTTACCTATATAAACGTGATCTTCTATATCTTCAGGTGTTTCAAAGTTAACACCATCGGTGTTTTTTAATATAATACCACCAATACCACCAACAAATGTACCATCTTCAGTTGAGATATCATAAACAAATTTATTACTGTTTTCTTGTATTTCATTAAACCATACTTCGTTTTCTTTTCTTTTTGATTTTTCATTGTTTAATTTATAGTAAACATCTTTTTTTTCAGTACCTAAAATTAAGGAACTTATTTTAGGTTTATCTTTTCTTATTGATATTATATAATTGACACCTAATCTATTTAAAATATAAGATATTCCTGCTAAACATACTTTAGATTTCTGTGTAATATCTTTAGGTTCATTGAAATCATTCCCCCAACCATCTGCCAAATAAAACCCATCCATAAATGATTTTAATATGTCAATATTGCCATTTAAAATTTCTTTTGGTATTTGTTTTTCACGATATGATGTATAACATTTTTCAGAAAACCATTTAGATAATAGAGTTTTAGATGTTTTTAATTTAAAAACTTTTGAATGTGAACGATAATCTTTAATTGGACAGTCTATGTTAAATTCTTTTTTTATTAAATCTTCCATACTATTCAATAGTTCAATATTAGAATTATTTAATGTAAACTCTCCTTTAAATGAACTATATGAACGTAACCCCAATTTTTTACTTGAGTATGTCCTATTAACCTTTTTATAATATGATGAACCATCACCAATAAAAAAACCAATTAGTTTCGCCATATCAGTGGACATATTATTTTCATTTTTTAAAAGAGGTATGTCAATTATATCAATCTTATCACCTCTTTTTAATGAAGATGGTTTTATTTGGATTTCATTTTGAAATAATGAATGATCTGATGTACAATTAACTAATCTATTTTTAGTTACAATTTTATGTATTGGTTTATTAGTTTCATGTCTATAAACATAATTAATATTTTTCCAACCACTTCTTGTTAATACAGTATATTCTTTTTCAGAAAAATCTCTTTCACCAATTTCAGATGTTATTTTTTTGGTATCATCAAATAAATCACATATAGGCAAAATAACCAAATTATCGTCAATATCTTTTAGATAAATAGGGGTATCATATTCTACACTATCCATTACCAAAGGTACATAACCTTTTTTCAAATAGAACATAATCATCATACGTAAACATTGACGACCAACACAAGTGATTGTTTCACCCTTATCCATATCACCCCAAGGAAATACATGTGGTGCTGATAATGAACCAAAGTAAGCATTAATGAATATCTTAATTGGTAATTGTTTTCTATCATATGATTCCGCTAATATAGGATCGGTTTTTTCATGAACTTCTTTAAGTCTTTTATACTTAATACGAATGTTACGGAAATACTTTAACATTGATTTCTGTACACCCATAATATCACATTCAGGAAATACATCATATACAAGTTGAATAGATGGATAAAGAGATGCATAGTCAAATTTAACAATATCCCTAGCATATCCAACTTTTAATAATCTTGAAAGACCACCTGTAATTGATCTACGTTCTGCCTTATATGGTACGGCAAGGTTATTTTCGTATGACCATGCTAACATTATTATTTTCCATAATGTTGCAGTACCCATTGTTGCAATTCTCTCATATGTTGTAGGTACAAGTTTTGATATTAGAAATGTAGACTGACTAAATGAATCATCCACTAACATTGTTTCATATAAGTCATCATCAAGGTATTGTTCAACAATTCTTGAACCTGACCATATCTCAAATTTACCGGGATATTTACTTAATAAATTTTCAGTACCGGGAGAACCCATTTTTCTATATCCACCTGTTTTTGGGTTTACATAATATTGTTCATTATCCAAGTATATCTTAGATATTGAACCACCTTCCACATATACCCGATTTGGTTTTTCTTTTTCCAAATATTTGGTAATATATTTTAATCCCCATTTCTTAATTTCTGAATTAATTGCTTGTGCTCTTCTAACCGCATGTGAAATATCAATGATATTAAATCCCCATATAATATGTTGTGTATATGGTTCAACTTCATTTGCGAGTTTTAAAACACCTTCTCTTTGTTTAATTCCATCATCCGTAAATATTTTGGTTAAATCTTTCACATTGACACCTAATATCTCGGCTCTTTTTAATATGAATGGAAAGTCAAATGATGCGGAATTATAACCACCAATAATTGTTGGTTTTTTATCTCTAATTATTTTGAAAAATTCTTCAATACATTTCTTTTCACCATCCTCACCAAATGCAGAGATTGTTCTATTTAAACCACGATTATCCTTAACTCCAATCAATATGATATTACAAGTCTCAGGTTCTAATCCAGTGGTTTCAATATCAAATACAAAACGATAAACATCTGAATATTCATCAATACCTTTAAATAAACGTTTCTTTGTTTGAACTAAATATTGTTCAACAGGAGATAATATGGTAAATAAGTGTCTATGTTTTTCACCCCAAGGATCTATTCCACCTTGTTTAAAGAAATTTATTAAATCACCATAACCTTTAATACTTTTTACTAAAAATTTATGACCATTTTCAAGTCTTTCATTACCACCGGTATTCAATTTTTCAATTAGAATACCATGTTCACCCATTTTTTGTTTTTGAAGTGACTTATTGTTGTTGTAAAAGTTTTGATTATTCAAATCACCAACCCATAGGAATGGTGTAAATGAATCCATTTTTACAATTTTACCCTTTTCTGGGTCTTGAATAATTTTGTGAATTTTGTTCGTGGCGTAACTGAATTCTACTCCGACTATAAATTGTTCGGGGTCGCCACCATTAAGGAAACTTTCGATAAGTTCCTGTGAGATTACTTCTGACATATATTTTACTTTTAAATTGACACATTAGCTTACGAGTAAATCGTAGTTAGTCTTAACAAAAAATAAATATAGTCAAAAAAAGTCAGATTAAAAAATATTGATGTATAGTTTCTCTTTTACAGGTAGAATTAACTTAGTAGTTGGGTCTTGATTTGTATCTAAAAATTGAACAATAAATTTACCTTCAAATTTACCTATTTGACATGTTTGTTCTTCTGTAAATCTAAATGTAATGTAATATTCATCAGTAGTCATATCATATTTTTTAGTTCTTGATGTTGTCCAACAAGTACCATTCAATATAACAGGAATATTTGTTTTATATTCTGACATTTCAAATGTAATATCAGAATTTTCCAATAAATCATTAATTGATGATTTATCATTTATACCATCATCAATTAACTTTAACTTTAAAATTGGGTCACTTGCCCCTTGTCTTATATAAAATTCCATATTAATAAATATTATTTTTTTATAATGCGGTTACATTATCCACACAATTATTTCCACATATGAAATAATCATAATCACCACTTTTTAATGACATTAGGAAATTATGTCTAACATGAAAATAATCTAGAGGTTCTTCATAATATTTAATACTTTTTATATCAAAACAACATGTACCTTCATGAATACCACCCATTAAACCTGTTCCACCACCCCAAGATTGAATAAATGGTTGAGTTCCCCTTGTTGATGGTATAATCTCTTCCCATTCTTTTATTTTATAAATTGGATTACCATTTAAATATATTTTCAATGTTCCCAATCTTTGTTTTATTTCTGATTCCCATTTTTTATTCAAAATCTCATATGTATTAAATGTTGCAATTTGAGTTGATGTTATTTCAGAATCAGTTGTGTCTAATGGTGTTATTACATATTCCTCAATTAGATCATTCCAACCACCATCATTTTCAATATTACAATCTGTTAATCTATAATCTCTATCAAATACAATAGTTACATTAAAATCTTTTGTATCACCTGTTGTACATAAAGTTGGGGTTTGACCACTTTCAATATAATAACCATCACTATAACCTGATACCGGGTCACAAACACCAGAATATCTAACAGAAATAAATTTTATTCTACCATCAGGTGTAAATTGAAAAGATAAGTTATTATCTGCATAATTTGCAACATTATCTTCACCTCTTACACCAATATAATAAAAAACAGAACCTTCAGTCCAACCACTATGTTCTCTATTAAAAATAAAATCTAAAGTCCAACCTTTTTCTGTTCTTCTTTTAATATATGGTGAACAATAATCATTTCCACCACCGGTATTAAATTTATAAGCCCAAGGTTTATTTTCCAATTGTGGAGAAGGTGGACAACAATTTGATGAATTGGTTATTTTACTTTCGCATTCTATTGTTGACCCTGATAAATTATTTATTAACCATGAAGAAGGGGTGTTAATAATATCATTATAACTAATAATATTATAATATGTAATACCATCTAAATTGACATAAACATCATTATTTAATATTATATATTCATATTGATCACCAAAAAAATTAATAAAATCATTGTAATCAAAGGTATAATTACTTGTACCATCACTAATTGTAATAGAGTCTCTAACACAAGTAAATCCACTTAAACCACTATTTATTGTAAGAGATGTATATGTGATATCGTAATTAAATTGGATAACATCTGAATTATAATCTAAATCATTTTTTGTGATTTCATAGTCATATACCTCAGAAAAATCCACCTTACCATCTAATTTAATACCATAATAATTAAAAATATTTTGACTTGCCATAATTATATAAATATCTTTAATAACTTTTGATATTTATATAAAAGCAATATTTAATGAATAATTTTATAAAACAGATAATAGAAGAGAAATTTGTGTCAAAAGCACAACAAAAATTTTTCTATGCAAAAGCGGGAGATAAATCAACCTCACCAAAAGAAAGGAAAAAATGGGGTAAAATGGCTCATGAATTTTCAGATAAAACAGATTTTAAACATTTACCAAAAAAAGTTAAAAAACCTAAAAAAGAGGTTGATGAAATCGTTGATGATGAAGGAAACATTGCTAGAGGTAAAAAACCAACAGATTTCAATACCAAAGGTGTTACAGACAATAAAACTACTGATGAAGTCGTTAAAATGTCAACAGGACAAATGGGGTCATCTAGTGCATATGGTGCTGTGTCAATGAAATATTTTGGTATGTCAGAAGCAGATTTGAGTAAATCTTTAGGTTATGAAGATACTTTAGGTGATGATGAAAGTTTTAAAGAAGCTTATAGACATTTTACAAAAGAATTAGGTTTAACACATGAAGAAGCTATTGAAAGATTAGGTCAAATGGGTTATGATCAAAAACTACCTGATGATAAAATTAGATTAGTTGAAAATCCTAAAAAATTCATGGAAGAATATCTTGAAAGTATCTTATCAAGAAAAAATGATCCAAATGATATTCTTGATAATGATTTGGATGAAGAAAAAGAAATTAACCCAATTGTTTTAAAACAATTAAAATCATTAAAAAATAGTTTGGATAGTCACAATTTATCATTAAAGGATATTTTGAAACATTTAAAATAATGAATAGAGAATTAAAAGATAGAGTTTTTGATGTCCCACAAGATATTCTTAATCTAATTAACCATACAATAACTGGTTTACAAGATAAGAATACACATGGTGTTCAACGTGCTCAAAATATATTAAACGATAAAAAAGTAACTTATGGACAATTAAAAAGAATTATCCATGATTTACAAACTATTGATAAAATTAAAGATAGAGTTAGATATAATCTTTATGGTGGTCAATTAATGGATAATTGGTCAAAAAAACATTTACAAGGTGAACGCGATTTAATTGATAATAGGAAAGAAGGAAGAAAAGATGCTGATGAAATGTCAGCAATTACTGGAGAAAGAAAAAATTCATATTTAAAAAAACATACAAAAAAATTTGGATTTACTGTACCAACAAATTTGATTAAAAGTAATTCACATAAATCATCAATATCCCCAATAGTTTCATTAGGTTTATTTGAGGAAATTGAAAAAATAAAAAAATTAATAACATATTAACATGCCAAATATTTCACCATTAGAAGCAATTGCAAATGAATTAAGACCGACAGAAATTGCGGTAAATAAGTATAACCCAAGTTCAATTTATGATAGTAATGACGCATACTCATCACTACATAATGATCAAGCAGTAACACCCGTTGATATTAATAATAGAAATACTGAACAGTCAATTAACACATATGGTCCTAATAAACCATATGGTTCTAATGTTGCTTATTCAGTAATAAATAAAGATTTGGCGGTAACTCCACTGGATATTACTAATAGAACCACAGAAGAAGCAATCAATACATATAATGCAACTAATCAGTATAACTCCAATGATGCTTATTCAACATTAAATAATGATCAAGCAGTAACTCCACTTGACATAAATAATAGAAATAATGAAATTGCATCGAATAAATATAATGGAAAAAAAACATATCCTGATTTTTAATATGAAATTAACTAAATTATTTTTTAAAATACTTGAAGAACAAAATGTTCTTAAAACAAGACAAAGTAAACCAATTGTCGATGCAATTGTTAATAGGAATCCTATTACCTTTTATTATACAGGTCCAAAAAAACCAAAAGAAAAAAGTGTTAAACAAGGAAAAAGGATTAACGCAGAGGCGGTTGCTATGGGTGTTAATAGTAAAGGTAATTTAGTGATTAGAGCGTATGTACAACCACCTTCTGTTTCAAAAAAAGGTTTTAATGAACACGGATGGAGAACATTTATGGTTAGTAGAATGAGTAATGTTCAAGTTAATAATAATACCCAATTCAATGAAAAAAGACCAGGTTATAAAGAAGGTGATGAAACTCCAAGATATGGTGGAATGAGAGTTACGTATGTTAAATCAAATTGGGATACAACAACACCGGTTAAAAAAGAACCAAAACCAAAACCTATAAAAGAACCAATTAAAAAAGTTGAACCGGAATTACCTCAACCAAAACCCGAAGTAAAACCCCCTGTTGAACCAACTAAACCAACAGAATTACCTCAACCAAAACCAGAGGTGAAACCTGAACCAACTCCGGTTGAACCAAATAAAGAAATAAAACCATCTACTGAATTACCACAACCAAAACCCGAAGAAAAACCGGAAGAAAATCCAGAAGATGAAACATTAAAAGAAAATATTAAAAGAATTAAAACTTTAATGTTATCATAATAATAATTATAATTAATAAAATATATTAAATATGCAACAAGGAAATGGAGTAATCTCAGAAAATGATTTAATGATGAGATTAGTACAAGCAAAAAAAATAATGAATAAAGTGGATAATGGTGATTATGAAACTGGCAATGTAAATGAACAAGTTTTAAGATCTGCACCTGAAGAATTAGCTTCAAGTGGAATGGGTATGAACCAACCAATGATGCCACAACAAAGAATGGTACCACAACAAAGAATGGTACCACAACAAAGAATGGTACCACAACAAAGACATATGCCACAACAAATGGGTGGATATGATATGATGGGTATGATGGAAGAATCAAGACCAGCCCCAACAAGACCAGTTAGCTCAAATGTTTTAGACGTTAATAGAATACAAAACACTAAACTACCAGAAAATATAAAAAAACTAATGATAGAACATCCTATACAACAACCACAACAAATATCATTGGCAGATTCACTTGATATTAATTTTGTTAATAAAGCAAGAAAATTAATGGAACAAGAAGGTGTTGGACCAAGTAAATCAAAAACATCATCAAGACCACAACAAACACAAGTAATTCATTCAAAACAAGATGTTAATGAAATTATAACTGCGTTAACACCTATCATTGAAAATACTATTCGTAAAATAATGGATGAAAAATTAAATCAATTATTGACCGCACAAAAAACAACTTCAATAAATGAAAATTTAGTTGTTAAAGTTGGTGATTCAGTATTTTCAGGAAAAATTACTAAAGTTAACAAGGCGAAATAACCTTTTCTTTTTGGATTATATATATTATTATTGACGTATAAACAAATTTTATGTCAAAAATAAAGATATTAGCAATCCCATCAGATAAATTCGGTGTAGGTAAATTTAGAATTTTAGATCCATTTAGATATATTGGTGATAACTACTCAGATGAAATACATGTAGATATTTCTTTTAATCCTGAAGATAATGATGATTTCTTCAAAGATTATAATGTAGTTGTTTTCCATAGTTTTGTTGTACCTACAACCCATGAAGCAAATATTGCTCGTATTAAATGGTTAAAAGAAAAGGGAATTAAAACAGTAATGGATATTGATGACCTTTGGTTTGTTGATATGAGACACCCAATGTACCACCAAGTTAAAGAACATAAAATTGGTGAGAAAAAAATTGAGATGTTAAGATTGGTTGACCATATTACCACAACAACAACTATATTTGCAAATACAATTAAAGAAAAATTAGGGTTAAAAAATACAACAATATTTCCAAATGCGGTTAATGATGAAGAACCACAATTCCAACCAAAACCATTTAAATCTGATAAAATTAGATTCGGATGGTTAGGGGGAAGTTGTATGACACCTGATACAGAAATATTAACAGATAATGGTTGGATAAGATTTGATCAATTAGATAAAACTGAAAAAGTTGCAACATTAAATCCAAATACAAATGAAATTGAATATCATAAACCATCTGGATATATTTGTGAACCATTTAAAGGTAATTTAAATTGTGGTAAAAATAAATTAATTGAGTACGAAGTAACACCAAATCATAATATGTATGCGTCTGAAATAAAACATTTGGGTCATAAAAAATTAAATTTGGGGTTAGTACAATCGGAAAAAATACATGGAAAAAATTTCCACGTTAAAAGAGATGCTATATGGAATGGTATTGAAAAAGAATTTTTTACATTACCTAGCATTGAATTTTATGAAGAATTAGAATTGGAAACATCTGAAATAGATAATATCATATCTAAAAAATTTATTAAAACAACACGTTTATTTAATAAATATGGAAATGAAAAAGAATTTGAAATGGATGATTGGTTAAAATTTTTTGGTTTTTGGATGGCAGAAGGTTGGACAAGTAAAACTAAAGGTTTACACCAGGTTGGTATTGCACAAATTAAAGATAATAATTATCTTGAAACGATGTTTAATTTATTGGAAAAAATGGGATTTAAACCAATATATAGTAAAGATAAAAAACAAATTCGTATATTTGATAAACAATTATGGTATTATCTTTCACAATTTGGTTATGCAAATGATAAATTTATTCCAAAAGATTTAAAAGAATTATCTAGTAGACAATTAAATATATTTTTAGAATGGTTTATAAATGGTGATGGTAATATTGAAAATAATATTTATAAAAGAAAAAGAGCGTGGAGTAGTTCTAAATCATTAATTGACGATTTACAAGAAATATCATTAAAAATTGGTTTACCAAGTACGATTAAAAATAGAGGTAAAAGAACATCATATATTAAAGGTAGACAAATTATAAATCAATTTGATAGTTATCAAATTAATTTTTCAAAAAATCCAAATATTAGTAAACATAATAAATCAACACCATTAGTAAAAAGTAATGAACAATATCAAAGATACTACAATGGATTTGTTTATTGTGTTGAGGTTACTAATCACATTATTTATGTTAGAAGAAATGGTAAACCATTTTGGATAGGTAATAGTCACTTACATGACCTAGAATTACTTAGAAATGGTATTTCAAGTATCCAACATGAAAAACCTGAAAATACTCAATTTGTACTATGTGGATTTGATACTAGAGGTACTGTTAGTGAATTTAATCCAGACACAAAACAAGTAACACAAAGACCAATAAAACCAGAAGAAACAGTTTGGTATAAGTATGAACAAATATTTACCGATAATTATCGAGTAACTAATCCTACATACGAAACTTATCTTAAATCATTTACACCATCCCCTGAATATAAAGATGATAATGAAACATATAGAAGAAGATGGACATTGGATGTTGCAAAATATGCCATAAATTATAACTATTTTGATATTTCTTTAGCACCATTAGCAGAGTCTCATTTTAATGCAAATAAATCACAATTAAAGGTTATTGAAGCAGGTTTCCATAAAAAGGCGTTAATTGCTAGTAATGTTAAACCATATAATTTGGATTTAATATCTGCGGTAGATAGTGGTAAATTTAATGATAAAGGTAATGCTCTATTAGTAGACCCTAATAGAAACCATAAAGATTGGGGTAAACATATGAAACGTTTAGTGGATAATCCCAATATGATTGAAGATCTTGGTAATCGTCTTTATGAAACTGTTAAAGATAAATTTGCATTGAGGAATGTATGTAAAGATAGAGTGGAGTTTTTTAAAACTATCACCCAATAATTTGGTAAATCAAAAAATATTGATTATATTTGATTTATTAAAATTATAAAATATGCATTATTTAGTTACAATCGGTTATGAAACCGAACAAGTAGACAGAAACGGAAATAACCGTCTTCAAAAATTAAAGTACGCTTTAGAAGCAGAATCTGCTGAGGAAGCAATGTTAGTTGCCGCAAAATACAGAGAAGGTGATATCAGAGCAAGCGAAACTCTATCAATTGTTAAACTACCAATTGAATGTGTTATTGACAAAAAAAATACTCCCGAATTTTATAAAGGTTAATTAATGGGTATAAAAAAATTTAAAGTAATAACTTTTATTGAATTACTTGAAGGTTTAATTGCTAAAAGAAAATTTGAGTTAGATACTAAAAAAATGAGTGATTCTGACAGAATTAATTACAAAAAATTAATTGACCATCTACAACTAAAATTAAGTTTAGCAAAAAAAGAAAATCGGGATTATATTAAATAAAAAAATTATGTTAACAACACAACAATTAGATGCAAATAAACAAAAGTTTATTGAAACAAATAATAAATATGAAATTTTCACACCAGAATTATTAGATTTTTTAGGTGATGGATTTTATATTTCACCAGCATCTCCCACATTGGAGATGTATGGTTGTTTTCCGGGTGGTTTATTAAATCATTTGATTAAAGCGTGTAAATACGCTGTCCAAATTAATGATTTATTACCTGAAACAATTAGACAAAATAAAGAATCCATTATTAAGTGTGTATTTCTTTCACAAATAGGTAAAGTCTTTTTATTTAAACCAAATGCAAGTGAATGGCATAGAAAAAACTTAGGTAAAATGTATGAATTTAACGATGATATTGTTTCATTAAGAACAGGTGAAAGATCTGCATATTATGCAATTAATTATGGTGTTAAATTGAAGGAAATCGAGTTCCAAGCAATCGTAAATTTGGATAAAGACGAAACCGATAAACAAGCTAAATTCTATTCAGAAGCATTAACAAATATTGTTAAACAAGGAATAGAATTGGCAATAATAGATGAAAAAGAACATGGAAAAAGAAGAGATTAAAGACTACATTAGTAAGTTACAAAATTTTGAAAGTCAATTAAAATCAGATGATGAAGAAATTGATTTAGGTTTTATAAGTGAATTAGATGATTTGTTATTAAAGTTAAATACTGACGTACAAAAAACTATGGTAACAAATTCATCAGCAATGGAAATTAAAGTTAAAAAAACACATCCAAATGCAGTTATACCATCATATTCAAAAGATGGTGATGCTGGTATGGATTTAACAATTACTGAAATAATTAATCAAACTGATGGAGATGTGACTTATGGATTTGGTATTGCCATGGAAATACCTAGAGGATATGTTGGACTGATATTCCCACGTTCTTCTGTTAGAGAATATGATTTATTATTAAGTAACGCAGTTGGGGTTGTAGATTGTGTTCCATCTGGAACAAAAATAAAAACTATTAATGGGGATATTAATGTTGAAGATTTATTTGAAAATATATCAATACCAATTTTATCATATAACGAAGAATTAAATTCAATAGAAACTGATATGGTTACAGATATGTGGATAGTAGAAAATAAAGATTTATTGAGAATTACCACAGAAGATGGAGATATTGTAGAATTACCACATGAAAAAGAAGTTTTTACTAAATCAGGATGGAAAAAAGTTTTTGATTTAACAGAAAATGACGAAATCTTAAGATTTATGTAAATATATCGTATTCTTTTACATTCTATTGGATATTTATTGTAATAGAATGTGGTTATATGTGTGAAAAACAAGAAAAAATATGCTTACAATGTAATAAAGAATTTTTAACAAATAGAGATCATTCAAAATATTGTTCAAATGAATGTAGAATCAATTCAATGTCAACAATATTAAATCCATTAAGAAAAAGAAAAATTATTAAATGTGAAGAATGTGATAAAGAAGTTGAGGTTCAAAATTACACTAAAAGAAGATTTTGTTCAATATCATGTGCAAGTAAGAATCAACAGAAAAATAATAATACTATAAAATTAAAAAAAAATAAATTTTCATGTGATCATTGTGGTAAAGAATATGAAACTTGGAATTATCGAAAAGTTTCTAAATTTTGTTCAAATGAATGTAAACACTTATCAGGTAGAATAAAAAGAAAATGTAATTCTTGTGATAAAGTATATATTAGTTCAAATTGGGAGGATGAAGGTTATTGTTCAAATGAGTGTAAGTCTAAATTTGTTGGTAAAAGAACATCTAAATTTGAAAAAGAAATATTTGAATTTTTAAAATTAAAAATTAAAAATTTAACAGTTGATTCAAATGGATTTATAGATTTAAAAATGAGAAAAACATTTCCTGATATTTTAATAAATAATAAAATATTAATTGAATGTTATGGTGATTATTGGCACTGTAATCCATTATTTTTTAATCCCGATTATTACCATAAACAAATTAGAAAAACCGCTAAAGAAATATGGGAAAATGATAATCAACGGGTTAAATTATTAACCGATAATGGGTATGAAGTTATTATAATATGGGAAAATGATTATAAAACAAAAAAAATAACATTAAATAAGATTAAAAATAAAGTAAATGAAATATACCAAAATAAAAAAAATTGAAAAAACTAATAGTAAACCAATTTATCATTTAACAGTAGAAAAAAATCATAATTTCTTTGGAAATAATTTATGTTTACATAATTGTGGTTATAGAGGTGAAATTAAAGCCACATTCAAAATAGTTACTGATAACGCACCATTTTTTAACAAATATGAATTAGGTGAAAGAGGAGCACAAATAATTATTTTACCTTATCCTCAAATTAAATTTATTGAATCCGAAACACTCTCTGATACTGAGAGAGGTACAGGTGGATTTGGTAGTTCTGGTAAATAAAAAATACATATATAAAGTATTCAGGTTTAACGCCATATTTATAAAAAAAGGATATGAATATGGCGTCTAAACCGCATACAGACAATGTTTACAAAGAGAAGAGAGTTCCTAAAACACCCCCAAAGTTTCAAATCACATTAGACGATAATCAAAAAGAAGTAGTCGAATTTATAAGAAATAATCAAATAACATTATTACTTGCCGATCCGGGTTGTGGTAAAGCACAACCATTAGATTCAAATGTTGTAACATCTAATGGTTATAAATTAATGGGGGATTTAATTGTTGGAGATAAAATAATTACAGAAAATGGTGATGAGACAACTATTTTAGGTATTTATCCACAAGGGGTTAAAAAGATAGTTAAAATAACATTAAATGATGGTTCTACCACAGAATGTTGTGAAGAACATTTATGGAGTGTTATAAAAAAGAAAAATTTGTATAATCAATTCCATAAAAAAAATGGAAAAGAATATATCAATACCAATTATTTGAAATATGAAACATTACCAACAAAAGAAATTATTTCAAAATTAAGTAATAATTATTATTTACCAAAACACAAACCTATTGATTTTTCAAAATCGGAGTATTTTAAAGATAACCATAATATAGATCCTTATTTAATAGGTGTATTATTAGGTGATGGGGGATTAACACAAAATTCCGTAATTTTATCTACAATTGATAAAGAAATATTAAATTCTGTTGATGAGATTATAAAAGAACATAATTGTTCATTAAAGAAAAAAGATTTGAAAAGTTGTGATTATCGAATAAATGGGGTTAAACAAAAAAATGAAATTTTAAATGAAATAAGACGATTAAATATTAATGTTGGTAGTAAAGAAAAATTTATTCCAAAAGAATACATTTTCACAAATATTGATAATCGTTTAAAATTATTAAATGGGTTATTGGATACTGACGGTACTGTAGAAAAAAATCAAAGAATATCCATAAGTACAAGTAGTTTACAATTAGCTAATGATATTTTATTTTTAATATTTTCATTGGGTGGTGTTGGTAAAATAAAACATAGAGAAAGTAAATATAAAAATAATAATGGTGATATTATTAAAACATCAATAAATTATAATGTATATCTTTATTTTGAAGATTATCATAAATTATTCACATTAACAAGAAAAAGAGAACGTTTACTAAATAATAAACGTAATGAATTTAAAAGAATAATTAAAAAAATTGAGTATGTTGGTGAAAAAGAATGTCAATGTATTTATGTTGATTCACCATCACATTTATATTTAACCGATAATTTTATTGTTACACATAACACAACAATAGCTCTTTATTATGCTTTAACTGAATTAAGGAAAAAGAATATTGAGAAAATTGTATTAACAAAACCAATCGTTGAAATTGGTAAAAGTATGGGATTTTTACCCGGTACTTCAGAAGAAAAAATAGAACCTTATTTACGTTCATTTATTGATAATATGGAAAAAATTATCGGTAAGTTAGAAACAGAAAAATTATTCAGAGAAGAAACTGTAATATTTGAACCAATACAATTTTGTAGAGGTGTTAGTTTTGAAAATGCATGTATTATTGCAGATGAAATACAAGGTGCGGTTTTACATGAACAAATATCTTTTATAACAAGAAAAAGTTCTTCATCAAAATTAATATTAATGGCAGATCCATTCCAAACTGATATTAGAAATACTGGTATTTTTGATTTAATTGAAATACTTGGTAATGAACCTGAAATCGGTATTAAAGAATTAGATGAATCATTCCAAAAAAGAGATCCATTAATACAGAAGATATATAAAAAATACAAAGCACATTTAGCTAAGTAATAAAGTAATTTTTGTACAATAAACCCATATCATTTATTATAGTGATATTGGTTTATTATTTACTTATATTTACACTAATACTATATTAGTCGACATGGAAATATATATTAGTATTGACGGGGTTATTAGAAACCTCATACAAAAATTCGACTACCACTACGTAGATTATTATTTAAACTCAGATGAAATCGGTGATAAACTTGATGTTGAAACTGGAGAAGTTATTGATTCAAATGATAGTAATTTTGAATATGGAATAAATTTACCTGTTCAAAATGATAATATATTAAATAGTTATAAATTTAAATCAAAAGAAGAATTTGAATATTTTTTATTCTTAGAATTTCCAATAGAAATCTTCGGTCATGCAGGTCTTAGTTACTCAACTGTGATAACAGATTTAAATAAATTAATTTCCTCAAATTTAGAACATAATATTACTTTAATTGGTTTGGATGAATTTGGTAAAGCAAAACCAGCAACATTATTTTTTCTATCTAAAAATGGTATAATGGCAAATAATATTAAGTTTATTAAATCAAATGAAATTGAAGATGCTTGGAAAAATTGTCATTATTGGATAACGGATAATAAAAAAATAATAGAAAAATGTCCTATTGATAAATTTGTCTATAAATTTAATACTAAATACAATGAATTCTTTACAATTGGAGAAGAAATAACTAAATTAACAGAAATAAAAGAAACATGGATCAATTTTTCAGAAAACAGTACTACATTGACTTCGACAAAATCATTGACAAATGCAAAATCACAAGAATAAATGATGATGACGCTGATAATAAAGATGAAGAAAAAGTACCTTCAGATTTAGAAATCAACGTTTTCAAATATGAAATGGTGAAAATGTGTTTAGATAGAGTCATCAATGACTTTCAAGAATCAGAAGACGACACATTATTAAAAGGATTTAAAAACGAAGACATATCCTTTCAAATTGCGATGAATAGTCTAATAAAAAGTGAAATTTTAATTGAATATATAGAAGATGATGAATAAAGAAGAACAAATACAAAAACTAATCGAAGCGATAGGTAGATTAGAGGGGGGTCAAAGTGTTACGTATTTTTTAACATATGACACAAAAAATAACCCAAGAGCATCAGTTAAACATATCTATGATATGGCTTTAACATTAAATAATAATGGATTCCCATCAAAAATCCTTGTTGAAGATAAAACATATGGTGGCGTACCTTGGTTAGGTGACGATTATTCTAAATTAGAAGTCGTATCTATTAAAGAAGACAGACCAGAAATTAAAATTGATGACACTATTGTCGTTCCTGAATACTATTCAAATGTTTTACAACAACTGACTAATGTTAAATGTAGTAAAGTAATGTTAGTTCAACAAAAAAATTATATTTTTGAAACATTACCAGTTGGTAGTAGATGGATTGATTTTGGATTTGACAGGGTAATTACTACAACAGAAGAAAGTAAAAAATATATTTTACAAAACTTTCCGGAAGCATTAGTGTTCATTATACCACCAATAATTGGTGATAATTTCACACCTTCAGAAAAACCAATAAAACCATTGGTAGCGATTAATTGTAGAGATAGAGTCATCCATAGAAGATTAATATCTGAATTTTATCTTAGGTATCCACAACTTAGATTCATCACATTCAGAGATATGGTTCAAATGAATTATAAAGACTTTAGTGAAGCACTAAAAGAATGTGTTGTATCATTATGGGTGGATAACGAATCTACATTTGGTACATTTCCTCTTGAATCATTAAAAAGTGCTGTTCCTGTTATTGGTAAGATACCTGATACAGAACCAGATTGGTTAGGAGAAAATGGTATGTGGACAGATGATACCAATAAATTGGTAGATATTTTAGGTACTTTCTTATTATCTTGGTTAGATGGTATTGATTTAACTGACGAAGTTAAAACTAAAATGAAAGATACTTTATTACCATATGATACACATGTGACACAAAATAACATATTATCTATTTTTGGATCAATAAAAAATAAAAGAAAAGAAGCAATCGAAAAAGGGATTGAAAATATAAATAAAGAAACAATATAATGGAGAACAAGAATATAACAGTACTTTTAGCAGTACACAAAATAGATGAAGATTATAAAGAAATGTTAACAATTGCAATTGATTCTATGAACACATTTTATAATGATGTTAAAGTTTCAATTATTTGTCCAGCAGACATTAAAAATGAAATAACCAAAATAGATTTTGGACAAAAATTAGAAATCAATTATATCGTTAATTTAGGTAAAACAGATTTTTGTTCACAAATTAACAAAGGTATTGAAACATGTGATACCGAATGGTTTGCAATATTGGAAATTGATGACATATTTAAACCAATATGGTTGAAATCAATGAATGAACATATTAACACATATACAGATGTTGATGTATTTCTTCCAATCATTAAAGATGTTGATAAAGATGGTAATTTTTTAAGTTTTACGAATGAATCATCTTGGGCTTATGGTTTTACAGATCAACAAGGTTATATTGATAATGGTACATTGTTAGAATTCCAAAATTATCAAACTAGTGGTGGTCTTTATAGAACAAAAACCATTAAAGAAAATGGGGTGTTTAAAGAAAACATGAAACTAACATTTAGTTATGAATTTTTACTAAGATTAACTAATAATCAAGTTAAAATAATGACAGTTCCACGTATTGGTTATCAACACGTGAATTTAAGAGAAGATTCATTATTTTGGTCATTTGAAAATGAAAAATTAACTGAGGATGAAGTTAAGTTTTGGATAGATTCAGCTAAAAAAGAATTTTTCTTTAAAAATAAACGAGAAATTAATTATGTACCAGCTTAATGCCAAAAAAAAGAACCCAAAAAGAGTATTTTGGGGTTGAACAAGAAGAAGCGGTAGTAAGATATCTAGAATCTGAAGACGAAACTGAAAGGAATAAGATATTCAATGAATATTTAAGAGAACCCCTAATTATAATGATCGAATCAATTATTCGACGCTATAAATTATATAGAAAAGGTATATCATTTGATGAAAATCATACCGATACATGGTCTTTTCTAATTACAAAATTAAACAAATTTGATCATACCAAAAATACGAAGGCGTATTCGTATTTTGGTACGATTTGTAAAAATTACTTGATGGGTGCAATTCAAAAAGACACCAAAGAAAGTAATAGAAGTATATCATATGAGGACATTTCTTCTGAAATAGAGGAAAGTCCTCATTTATCATATACAATAGACCATGAAGACGTTGATTATTCTGATATTATTACAAAATTAGTGGTAGAATTAGAAGAATTCATGGAAAATGAAGAAATGAACGAAAATGAAAAAAAATTAGGATACGCATTACTTGAAATTTTTACCAATTTTAATAAAATATTTCAAATTGGTGGAGGTAATAAATTTAATAAGAACCTAATACTTTTATCATTGAGAGAAATGACATCTTTATCAACAAAAGAAATAAGATTATCATTAAAACGTTATAAAAAAATGTATAATGGTATATTAGAAGATGTCATAAAATAAAAAAACATCTATTTATTAGTATGGCAAACAAAAGAAATATTATATCATTAGATGTTGATTCTGCATTGTCTTTAATGCAAGAAATTTATAATGATATTGTTGAACAAAAAAATACAGCATCATTAATTATGAAAAAAATGCTTGCATTTATGAAAGATGCTGAGGATATGAGTATGATTGGACCTGTAATTAAAGAACAACAAAAAATCCTTAATGAATGTGCTGAAAAGAAAATATCATTAGTTAAATTACAAAGTGTTTTATTAAAACAAACACAAGGTCAAGGTAATGGTGGAGGACCAATTGGTAAACTTACATTATCTGACGAAGATAGAGCTATATTAGATAAATTAGTTAATGATGATGATAAAGGAACATCAAAAACAACATATTCAATATAATGAGTGATACAAGAAGTGTAAAAAATAAAATACAATCAAAATTAGAGGCCATCAAAAAAATTAATGATGACCCCAATGCCTTTGCAAATAGTTTAGAAGATAAATATCTTAAAGACTTACCATCAACAGATCAATTATTAGGTAAAAAACTAGGTCAATTTGGTCAAACAAATTCAAAAAAAACCAATAATAAAGATATTTTTGGTGAATTAATGGATATTGCAAATGGTTTTTTTGGTAACAATAATAAACCTGGTGGGAATGATAAAACTTCAATAACTGGTCAGTTAAAGAAATATGCAATGAGTGCAGGGAAAACGACATTAGATTCTGCGAAACAAATAGTATCTAGTAATGTTGAGAAAGTTTTTTTTGCTGGAGATGGTATTTGTGGTACATTAACATCTATTAATATTGATCAATTAACAATTACACCTAATGAATTTGATCTTTTAAAAATGTTTACTGTTGACCCTTCATCTTCATCAGGTCAGATAATGTATGAGGCAACATCACCAAATAAAGGTAAATTAAAATTAAATAGAGATTTTTATACATCATTTACAAGTGGTCCTTACCAATTTAATACAAATAATAATAAAACTTTATTTACTGCAAATTGGAGTGCACCAAATCAGTATTTTATTGTTTCAGGTCTAACACAAGAAAATACAAAACCAAAAGTAAGTGAATTTTTTTCGGATTATTACTCTTCAATTGAATTACCCGATTTAAAACATATTGCAAAAACTGCAATGTTAATGACAATACAAGGTGATGGTACAGAACCTTCTTTTTTCTTAGATGGTATGAATGAGATACAAAGAATAATTAAAAAATTGTTCGCAGTATGTGGTTCACCAAAAAATAAAAATAAGTTAGAAAATCAACATAACATGTTTGATGAAAACGAAGAAGATATCGAAGCTTATTTTAATTTTGATGATGTTGAAGGTATTGATTTAGATGATGAAGATACAAGAAAAAGAAGAGTTTTAAAATTTGCAGATTGTAATAATTTTGAAGTTCCAGTCAATGGAAAAATGATTGAAGATTTTGTTTATTATATAAATAAAAAACCATTAAATACTGCAATAAATGAGACATTCTCAAAAGTTGCAAATGATGCTGCAGCACAATCAGAAGGGAATTTATTACCAATTAATTTTAATTTAAATTTACAAAATTTATTTATATTAAACATACCAAAGGCAATAATCACTTCAATATTATCACCAAAAATTATTTATCCAATTGTTTTAATGTATAAAGTAATTAAAAATAATTTAGGTTCATTAGATTTAAAAAGTTTAATGAAAAAATTATTTAAATTATTTAATGGAATAATTACTGATTTATTTTGGTTATTTATAAGAACATTTTGGAAATTAGTTAAAGCGGATTTATTAAAATTTTTATTAAAAACAGCACAAAAAATTATTAAAGGAAAAAATAAAAGATATTTGGTCATTATAAGTGCACTGATTTCATTTTTATTAAAAGTTTTAGAAACTGGATTAGATAATTGTTATGACTTATTTAATGCAATTATAACTGCAATTAATACTGCATTGGCAGTAAACGGATCAAACCAAGTACCTAATTTATTATTACTATTTGCAGACAAACAACCGGGTTTTAGTCCTGAAAGAGCAAGTATGAATATATCAGAAAGAATGTCAGCAGCAGGAATAAATATGGGTCCAATTTATGGGGAAAGTAGTAATCTTCAAGCAATGGTAAAATCAATTATTGATGGTCATACAGAAGAAAAAGATATGAATGGTTTTACAAAATCAACAAATACTTTACCGATTATTGTTGCAACACCATCTGGACCTGGTACAATTTTACCTGGTATGATGACATTAGCGGGAAAATCAATGTAAAATGGATAAGAAAAAAATAATTGATATTGTAGAAAATATCCAAGATAGATCAAATAATGATTTGTTTTTAGTAAAAAATGAATTATTTGATGAATTTAATAAAACAAAAGAACTAATTATAGATCTAACAAGACATCTTGATAGTGTTGAGGAATTGTATAATAAAGTTAATAATGAAATAAGTAAACGAACTGGTAAATAATGAAAATAATAGATATTGCAATTTGTGTTGATAACGTAGACCCATTGGGTATTGGGAGAATACGTGCAATTCGTTATAATGATTATATTGGTGAAAAAGAAAAGGCAATGGATTATACTCCTTGGGGAGATAGAGATCCATTTATATGTCTACCATTCTTACCACCAACAATTAATTTTATACCATCAAAACAACAAGCAGTTAAACTTATTAATTATAACACAACAAAAGAAACTGTTAACCAAGAATATATACCAGGACCATTTACAACATTACATGATTTTAATAGTCAAACATATTCACAACAAGTTGAAAACTTATCATATGGTGTGACATATAAACATAGTCCAGCAATATTTGATACTAACGGTAACTATGTTAATAAAAGAGCAGAAGGTGCTCACCCAAAAAATACTGATAATGCTTTATATGGAAAAGATGGTTCAGATATTTTATTCACAGAAAATGGTATCGTATTAAGAGGAGGTAAATTACTATCCAAAGGAGCAGCAAGTGTTGTTGATAAAAAAACCCTATTATCTCAACCAATATTAGGATCAAAATATTCAAAATTATTCTTGAAGAAATTCTCAAAAACAATGGAATTAGTTCAAGAAAAAACAAATGAAAGTAATGTTGAATCTGGTATAATTAAATATGTTGTTGAATATGATGTAGATGATTTATTAACCCCAACAAAAATTAATTTTTATTTATATAAAATAGATCAAAATAAAGCTGTAGGACCGACTTATTTAACAACTAATTTCAATGAATACACACCAATAACCAGTGGAACTAGTAAATTTATAACAACACCATCAGGCACCACAACATTTTCAGTACCTTTAGACCCAGCAGATGGTGACCTAATAAAAATATCAACAATTGAAATTAGACATATAATTAGTTTATTACATGATTATGGTTTAAAACAAACATTAACCGATTCCAAATTAAGTACTCCTGAAAATAGTAAGTATTTAAATGAAGATTTACACCCATTCTATTTTAGACCAACATATGAATTTGTTCATAGAAATGGTTTAACTGATACAGAAAAAAATAATAGAACCAATATTTTAAGTAATATTGAAGTTTCTAAAGTCGGACCAACAAATGGTTTAATATGGTCTCAACAATCTGTTAAACCAAAAACTAAAACAAAAGAAAAAACAATAGAATACGCCAAAATTAATAATAATTCACCGGAACAAAGTTTTGGAACTTTAGTATCTGATAGAATTTATTTTTTATCTACAGATACCAATGAAACAAATAAACCTATTGATTTCAATAATTTAAACACATATGATTATACTCAAAGTGATTATATTGAAAAAATAGAACCAAATACATTTGCAACAGTAAGAGGTGAAAATTTAATTAAATTAATATATGCGATGATTAACTTATTATTAAGTCATGAACATAATTTACATGGTCCATTAGTTAAAGGTGACCCTAATTATGATAAGTTAATTAAATTAGTTGAAACAATTGAAAATGATCTTTTAAATAATTCAATTAGAATCAACTAATTGAGATATTTATAATAAAAAAGATGTCATATTTTCGTTCATATTTTGAAAAAAACAATACAATAATTAAAAATTCTGATGTCAACACATCAAAATTTCCAGCTACCGAATTATACTATGGTAATGGATTTTCTAAATTCATTTTTAAAGTAGATTTAACCGATTTAAAATACAAAATAGATAATAATGATTTTGTAATAGATTCTAATACAAAACATTATCTTAACATGACCAACACAATATTTGGTGATGAAACAATGAGAAATGAAATCAAAAATACTGGTAAACAAAGAACCAGCTCATTTGATTTGATTATATTTCAAATAGATGAATATTGGGATGAAGGTACAGGTTACGATTACGAATATACTGCAGATATTTCAATAGATAATCACACATATGATATTAAACCATCTAACTGGTATAATAAAACAACATTAAGTGGTTGGACAACACCTGGTATCTATGATACAAACCCAACAATTATCAATACTATTCATTTTGATAACGGAAATGAAAATATAAATGTAGATATCACATCTTATATTAATAGTATTTTAACTGGTGATTCTACAAATTATGGATTAGGACTTGCATTCTCAGTACCATATCAAAGTATAACTAACTCTCTTGAACAATCTGTTGCTTTCTTTACAAAATATACACAAACGTTTTTTGAACCATTTGTTGAAACAATTTTTGATGATAGAATAGATGATGATAGAAATTTATTTATAGAAAATAGTCCCCAAAATTTATATTTATATGTAACAAAAGGAACTAATTTTTATGATTTAGATTATCTTCCTACTGTTGATATTTTAGATTCATCAAATACCCCAATCCCAACACTTACTGGGTTAACTACAACAAAGATAAGAAAAGGTATTTATAAAGTCACATTTGGTCTATCAGGTCAGATTTGTGATGGTAGAAGATTCTTCTATGATAAATGGAAATCATTAAGTTTAGATGGTATATCAATTAACGATGTAACACAAAAATTTATTCCAAATCCATACTCAGCAAATTTCACAGTTGGTACTAATCAAACAGAACTACAAAGATATTCAATACAATATTTTGGAATCAAACAATCTGATAAAATAAAACAAGGTGATATAAGAAAAATTGTCGTTTCATTTAGATCAATAGATGTACCAAAAACACAATTATTTAAAGAAGTTTATTATAGACTTTTTGTGAAAGAAGGTCACACTGACGTTATTGTTTACGATTGGACACAATTAGATGTAACCAACGAAAACTCCTTCTATTTAGATACCAATTATTTAATTCCAAGAGAATATTATATGGAATTTAAAGGTCATACACATACAGAAGAAATTTATTATAAAGATCAAATAAAATTTGAGATTGTATCAGAAAAATAAGTATTTATATATTATGAAAAGAAAAATTAAAATTAGTGAAGCTCAATTAAAAAGAATTATTTCTGAACAAATTGAAAAAGAAAAAAATGATGGTACATATATGGTTCTATCTAATTTAGTTAATTTGAAAAATGATATTGAAAAAATATTGAATTTTAAACATCATCCAGGTTTTGATAAATTAATCACTGGTGAACATGCTTGGGCCGCAGACCATATCACAACATCAAAAGATGATATTGAAGAAGTTGCAAACTTTATGGAAGGTTATTTTGAACAACAAAATTTAAATGAATCAAAATTTGATTATAAAGTATATCACGATACATATACTTCCGCAATAAATTCAGCATTGGAATATGCTGAAGCTAGAGGTTATGAATATGATAAAGATGAAACAGCAACTAAAATAGGTTTTGGTCCTGCTAGACCAAGAAATGGTAGAACAAATAGATTTACTATCACCCTTTTCAAAAATGGTAGAGAACAAAGAAAGGCATTACAAATACAAGTAACTGACTTGGGTAAAAAATACGAACTAAACGCATATATTAATTAATAAAATATGAAAATAATAATAACAGAAGAACAATTAAGATCAATCCTTAATGAAAAAATGGATAGTACTTGTTGGGAGGGTTATAAAATGGTTGGTAAAAAAATGAAAAATGGAAAAGAAGTTCCTAATTGTGTTCCTAAAAATAAAACAATAAACGAAGACAATGAAGAAATGGAAATAGATGAAGCAAAACACAAACCAACAAACTCAAAATTATGGGCTAGTTGTTTAGCGTGGGCAAGATCTAAATACAAAGTCTGTCCAAGTGCATATTGTAATGGTGCTGCTGCTAAAAGATATAAATCTAAAGGTGGTGGATGGAGAACAGTTAAATAATATAAACAATGAAAATATTAGTTAATAAAGAAGATTTTAATTACATTCAAGAATCTTTAGAATCTGGTGAGGTTTTAAAAGAAGATCTTAATAGATGGTTTAAAGAAAAATGGGTTGACGTTAGCAAAAAAGTTAATGGAAAACATCCACCATGTGGAAGAAAGAAGGCGGCAGATGGAAGTTACCCAAAATGTAGACCATCCAAAAAAGTTTCAAAAGAAACGCCAAAAACAGCTAATTCATATACAAAAAAAGAAAAAAAGGCAATGACGAATCAAAAAAGAAATGCAGAAAAAGATCACCCAAAAAGTGGTACTGGTAACTCACCTAAATTAACTCATTATAATGAAGAAATTATAAGTAATATTACAAATTTAATTTTAAAAGAAATACATTCATTAAATGAATTTGATGAGAATAATGATATTATTTTTGAAGATGAATTTGGTTCTGTTCAAAATACTAATTTCATTCCTGATGAATTATTGAATGAAGCAGAATATAAAGGAAGAAAAGTTCAGTTAGGTAAACCATTTTTAACACCAAATGGACCCAAAAAACGTTCTGTTTATGTTAAAAATGAAAAGGGTAATGTTATAAAAGTTAATTTTGGTGACCCAAATATGAGAATTAAAAAACATATCCCATCACATCGTAAATCATTTAGAGCAAGACACCATTGTGATACTGCTAAAGATAAAACCTCTCCGAGATACTGGAGCTGTAAATTTTGGTAAATTATGGCATTTGTTTATAGAATAAAAAATATTTTAAATAGATGTTCCAGAATTAAATATTTTACCTTGTGAGGGAAATGTATCAAGAAAAGATGATAATACTTGTGGTTTATTAAAATCAAAACTTAAAGATAAAGATAAAAACCCATCAGGTCATCACAGATGTTGGGCAAGTTTTAATAACCCAAAAGACGAACTTTGGAAGATTAGTAAAGAATTGTTTGAATCTGATGCTGTCATTTTTTTTAGTTCAATAAGATGGGGACAAACCAATATGTATTATCAAAATTTAATTGAAAGATTAAATTGGATAGAAAATATTAGGACAACTTTAGGTGAACAAAATTTAGTTAAAGATATTGAAACCGGTTATATATGTGTTGGTCAAAATTGGAATGGTGAAAATGTTAATAACCTTCAAAAAGAAGTACATAGATTTTACGAATTCAAACCAAACAATGACTTATATTGGAACTGGCAATACACAAAAGATGTGGAAGATGAATCACAAAAATCTTATAAAAATTCACATAGTAAATTCATAAAAGACACTAAATTACCTAATAATAATTTATGAAAATAATTATAACAGAAGAACAACTAAAAACATTAACCGAACAATCTCACCAAGATTATCTTAAATGGAAACGTAAAAATGTAACGTTACGTGGTGTTAATGAACTCGGTAAAGAAAATAATGCGGGTGGTAGATTTGGTTCAGGATTATATACTGCATTTCTAAGTAATAAAAGTATGGCAAACAAATACGGTAAAGTTTATTTCGTATTAAATGCTATTCCAAAAACACCAAAAGTTGTTCATGATGCAAATTTGGCAGAAATCTTTCTTCAAAATGTAATTAACAATTGGTGTAAAGAACGCAATATGTCTTATAATCCAACTGAATTTTTTAATCAAACTGATATAAGAACTGAAATGTTAAATTTAGGTTATGATGGATTGGTAATTAAAGGTAGAGAAATGGTTAATTATAATCCACCGGATAATATAAAATATTTTAAATACGAACATCAATTAAAAAATTATTACGATCAATTACCTAATAAAATATAACTTCCACACCACATTCATGTAACATGTCTATGCTACGTTTCTGGTGTTCATCCCACATATCTTTATTTGTAGTAGTACAAACCCTTTTACAATATACTTTTTTAATACCTGAATTAATTATTCCTCTTGCACAATCCATACAAGGAACACCAGATGTGATATAAATTGATGAATCTTTTATTGGTGTTCCAACTCTTGCCGCATTATATATTGCATTACGTTCAGCATGTTCCATCCAGAAGTACTTTTCAGGTCTTTCCTGACGTTCTTCTTTCGTATCATCCAAACCCCTTGGAAACGAATTATAACCCGTAGAAAGTATCTCCCTGTCACTCCCAACGATAACCGCACCTATCTGTGTATTAATATCTTTTGATTTTACTTTTACTTGTTCTGCAATACTTAAAAAATATTCATTCCATTCCATTACATTAATTTTTGTTTTGTTATATAATGTATTCTATTATTTGAATACATATCGAATCTTTTTGCTTCTTTTTTTTCTATTAGTTTACTCATATCCATAATGTGTTTTTGATTTTTTATATCAATACCACAAAGAAACATATCTTTTCCATATTTCTCATATGTCGTTTCTCTAATATACTTTCCTTCATCATCCATTATAAGATGTTTTATTATTTCTGTTTTGTTTGATTTACATTCAATTCCACGTTCTTCAATTAATTTTTGTAAAACATCTAAACGTAGTTTTTCATATTCAATTTCTCCCATAACACAAATATAATAAAAAAAAATTATTAAGCAAAAAATAATTTATTAGATTTAGATATGTTTTCAGAACCCCACATTGGTTGAAGATTATCCAACGACCAACATTTTTTAAACTCCTCATCATTTATATCTTTAAAATTAAATGATGTTATTGGTAATTTATGATCAACATGCCATTCACCATAATTATCCCATGTCATCTCATCCGTAAATTTTTTTTCCAAATGTTCTATCAAATCCTTCGGTTTATAACCTAATATATCAAAATAATGTCCATATTTTTTTATGTTATTTTCTTTTAGAACAATATAAATTGCTGTCCTAAAATTACCAATTAATTTATATAACGGATCATTTGATTTACGCGTTTTTTCATAATTACGTTTTGTTTCTTTTATTTTTTCGTAATTATTTTTTCGATATTCTTTTAGATAATTTTTTCTATATTCTTTATTATCTTCATACCATTCTTTTTGTTTTTTACTAACATATTCTTTATTTAATTCAATCCATTTTTTATTTGCAATTTTTTTTCCACCAAGATCTAATCTTCCAGAATTTCTCATTTTAATATTATTTTCTTTTAATATTAATAAAACTCTTTTTTTAGGTAAATCATATTTTTCAGATAATGTGTTTGAACTTAAAAAATTATCAGTATAATCTTTTATTAAATTTTTCAACCCTTCTTCGGTAATTTCTTTTTTCTTCATAATAAACAAATATAATATAAATACACCAAAAAATCAATTGTCAATTAAAAGACATAAAAAAACCTTCGATTTCTCGAAGGTTTTTTATTTTGTTTTTTATAAGATTATCTTAATGTGTCATTGTTAAACACTTGAATACCTCTTACGGTAATAACCCCGAAGTAGCGGTTATTGACCATTTTTTTCGCGTATCTAGTCATGATACCTTTAATCGGTGTCATAGTGAACGGATTAAACATTGTTGGGGTAAGTTGCAATGGCACGTATGGTGCGTATATGTAACCACTATCTAACAATGATTTACCTTTATGTCCAATTAACACTTTGTTAGGTGGGAAGTATGGATCACGATAAACTTGATAACGACCACCTAAAGTACCAATTTTCTCGATACCCATGTTGTATTGATCTTCTTCAGGAGATGCGTTTGAAACGTGGAAGTACTCTAAATCATCGAATACTGCAGAAACTTCTGATGAAACAACGATCCAGTTAGCACCACCTCTTAAAGTAGTTTTATGGATTTGAGCTGATAACTGATTGATTTTTGTAATCAATGTTTGGTTCCAGTCTTTTTGAGTGTAACCTTGTAAAGTAGCACCGTTAGCACCACCATATCTCCACTCATTGTAATCCCATTTAGCATTCCATGCTGCACCTTTTCTCAAATCACGAAGGATTTCACGGTCAACTTCTGCTGCAATTTGTTCAGATAATAAAGCGGTTAATTCAGCTTCAGCATCAATGTTATGGAAAGCACTTACGTCTTGAGCCAATTCAGGAGACCATGATGCTCTTAATTTTCTTTCTGTTACAGAAACAGTTACAGATTGCAAATCAAAAGATACCTCACCAATTTGATCTTCAAATTCCAATGTATCGTATACTCTATAACTTAGTGAAAAATCAGATAATGTGAAACCTGTACCTGGTACTATGTTAGTGAAACCAGTTGTAGTGTAGTTTTGCATATCCACTTGAACATACATTGTACCTTGTTGGTTTACAGTATCAACATAATATTGACCACTTGATTGTGTTGGGAATGTTGAAGTTAATTTTTGACCGTACTCAACAATACCTTTACCATATTTTTGTGTAACGATAGAGAAATTTCTTGATAAAGAACCTTGATAAGTATTTGAACTTAAAGAACCACCAATGAAAATTTCCATAGATGCTAAGAATTCTTCTGTGTCCATAATGTTACCATTTGGACCGATTAATTGACCTTCACCTGTTGTAGTGAAACCAGTAAATGCTAACACTATGTAAGGTTGTGCACTTGTACCTGTTATACCAGTAAGTGGTAATGAACTAACTACACCATTACTAAAAGTAACTGCAGATGCTGGTACAATACCAGTGATTGCAGAATATTGACCTTTAGAATAGTCATATAAACTTGAATTAGCATCGTTACCATCACCGTTAGTGTAAAAACGATCATATAAATTTTGTGCTTGGTTTAAGTAACCTTCGTTCCATGTAGAAGAAGTACTTGGATAACCGTAAGGGTGGTAGTGTGAGTTTGGTCCTGTTAAAGGATCAGAATATCTATCTTGTATTTTTGGAATGAAGAAGAACAATTTACCAATTGGTAAGTTCATTGCCTGTACAGATACGATATCATTCGCTAATAATTTAGAGAATACACGTCTGATGATAGGGAATACAACAGTTTCAAAAGAACCTGATGCATCTGCAGTCGCTGCTTCGTTTATCAAATATGACGCTTGGTTTTCGTATAATTGCGCCACGTTTTCTCTTTGATGACCATCAAGACCCTCTAAGAATCCTAATGAGTCCCATTTGCTGATGGTATCTTCTTTGATAACTCTAAGGTGTTTTAACCCTATATTACCAACCATACCTGATTCTAATAATGCTCCCATTTTAATTGTTTTTTAATTTTTGTTTTATTTTTATTTATTTTTATTTTAATTTTGACATTAAATCTTTCATTCTCTTGAATTGTGGATTTTCATATGCTTTTGCTTCTGATAATACATTCGTAGAAGAAGATGTTGGTGTCATAGAGATTTTTTCTACTACTGCTTCACTAATTGGTTTTTTGTCAGTTAATTCAGTTTCGATTATTCTAAACAAATTTTTTGATTCGTTTATTGAAGAAATTGAATCAAATCTCTTAATAATATTCAATTTCTCTTTTTTAGTTGTTGTTTGTTCGGTAAATAAACATGTCATGTGTGCAAGATTAGCGTTGAATACTGCAACCTCGTTAAGTTTGTCTTTGAATAAAACTAAAGCTTTCTTATACTCAGCGTTTTGTTTTCTTAATTTACTAATTTCTTCGTTCATTTCGTGACGACCAGCTTGATACGTATATTTTTGTCTTGGTCCTCTTACTCCATTACCGAATGTTCTTGATGCTTCATTTTGATCACCTTCTTTACCTTCGTCATCAAGTTCAATTTCATAAACAGTTTCGTCTGTTTCGTCCATTGCTACTGAATGACCAGGTCTCATTTTTGGTTGACTTGTTTTTTTAGAATAAGGATCACCATTTTCGTCCATTGCTACTGAATGACCTTTTTCTGATTTTAATTTACCAGTAACTTTCTTAGAAAATGGTTCATCATTTTCGTCAATTGCAACTGAATGTCCAGGTCTCATTTTTGGATTACCAACTTTTTTATCGAATGGATCATGGTCTTCCGTTGAAGGTTTATTAAAAGTTTCACTATGTGAACCAGCTCCTTTTCCAGTAATAACTGAATGTCCAGGTCTCATTTTTGGATTACCAACTTTTTTATCGAATGGATTATCGTTTTCAGCCATATCGTGCTCCCAATTTTCATCCATTTCACCTTCATCATCTAATTTGATAATGTAATCTGACTCACCATCATTAAATTCAATTTTGTTTCCATCTTTTTTAACTACAATACCATCTTCTGGTTTCATTGCTTTAAAAACTTTCAAAACTTCATCATGTGATGCACCAGTCATGTCCATAACATCTGAATCATCTGAATCATCTGAATCATCAATTGATGGTTCATCTTCTTCACCTTCTTCGTCTAAAGAATCCTCATCATTTCCATAATCATCTGAATCATTATCAGGTTCTTTATCAAGGTCTTCATCATTTTCAGTATCGTCACCTTCATTACCATCTGTATCATCTACATCTGTTTCATCTGTGTCGTCTGACATATCATCTGTTTCCTCTTCGTCAGGATTCGTATCAACATCGTCATCTGCTTCTGTTGTTACATCTTCCTCTTCTTCCATACTTTCTTTAAGTAAATCTTTTAATTCTTGTTTCATGGTAGATTCAAGTATTCCTTTTGCGTTTACTTTTACTGCATCTTCAAGATTTTGTACTTGAAGTAAAGCTTGTTCTAAAATGGATTTTTGACTCATTTGTATTTTTTATTTTATTATAAATATTATGTTTTTTTGAAAAACTATTTTTTCTCTATTAAAATCAATAAAAAAGTGGTTATTTTGATAAAAAATTATTTAAATTACCCATTAATTTTTTCATGCGATCGTCTACCGCAGGTTTTTCTCCTTCAGATTCTTGATATTGGTCTCTTTCAGATGGATCTGCAAAAATGTATGCACCAGGTGTAGATGGTGATGATACTAAGTCAAAACACACTAATTCAAAATCATCTTGAACTATGTTTTGTCCTTTAACATTCTTTAATGAACCAACACCGCGTGAAGAAATACCAAGTGTTGCTCCGTTCATTAATAACATTGCAGCTTGGTCACCCTTGGTACTAACAATGCCCATTTTTTTCCAACCTGGTGATGTGAATAATTTAATTTTCCCCATTAACATTTTTCCATCCCACCATGTTTCCAATATTGAATGTGAAACTCTATCTAAGTCGATAAGTGAAGAATTTCCAGTCCAATGACACTTACCATTACTTCTAACATAATACGTATGGTTTGGAACGTCAACAGAATAAACATAGTCATCGAAATCTTCTTCAGTAACTTTAAGACTACGATTGTCTAAATATATCCCATTTGTTTTTGATAATGTTAAAAACCACATGTCTTTGGTATTTTCACCTTTTATTAGACGTTTTTTACCATTATCTTCAATAATAAACCTATCTTTATTTCTTATTTCTTTTCTAATATTTCCAGACTTACCTGTTTTTATTAGAATTTCTTGCAAATCATTAATTAATTTTTCTGATGTTGAAAATATATCAGATTGGTTGTATTTTCCAATAGTTCTACCGTCTCCTAATTTAAACCATTTAATAAGGTTTTCTAAATTTTCAGGTGATTGATTTTTTAAGATTTCAGGGATATATTTTTGATGTGATTTTCCCAAAGGTTTTAAAAATTTCCACAATCGTCTATCATTAATTATAAATGAAGTTGTACCATTTTTTTTAACATATTTTTTTACATTAAACGGTAAAAAAGATAATAATCCCTCAATTAATTCTGTAGATTCTTCTTTTTTTTGCGAAATACCAACAATATAACCATTATCGGATGATTCATAGTAACATGTTTCACCATTTGAAAGAATTGATTTTCTTTTTTTAACGCTACTTAAACCAACATGTCCTTCAGATAAATATATACCCATAAACCACATAAAAACATCCATAGGTATATATAAATCTTTTTTATATAAAAATTTAACATCTTCCTCACATCTTATATCAAATTCATTTTCTAAAACCCCTTCCAATTTAAAATATTCATTTTTCAAATCATTTACTTTACTTACTTTAGGTATATAAAAATTTGAAAGTTTATTATTTTGATTAAAAGATTTTAAAATTTCTTCTGATGTTATAAATGAAAATTTTTTATTGTTTATAACAGGAAATTTATGGTTAGGAGTTACTAAAGTATTAATGTTACGACCATATAATCGAATCATCTTACCTTTATATTTTTCTTTTACCGTTGAATAAATTTTTTTGTTCTCTTGAACACCATTTTCATTTAATGTGATAATTTCTTCAAACTCACTTAAATTTTGGATATTTTTCCAACCAGAGGTTGTTAAAATATCAACATCACCCGTGTGACATGAAGGGTGATTTAATTCATTTAAAGCACTACCTTTTTTAATTACAGATTGATATTTTTCGTTTTCCCTCTTTAATAATACTTCGGGATAAATTCTACCATTCTTATTTGGTGTATCATATTTTTGTAGCACAGCATAAAGGATAAGGTCTTCTGAATAGTCCAAATCCTTCATTTCCTGTATAATCTTAGTATTTTCTTTAGGAGATACGTATCCTGCATCGTATTCGATTAAAAGGATTCTATTATCTTTATATGTTGTATTCTTATCCATATCCTAATAAATATTAGAATATTTCCATTTATACCCATTAGCAGATAATCTTTTTTCTTTTAATACCTTCATTTATAGTTTGTTATTACTATAAATATGTCGATATTCTTATTATTTCTTAGTTTTATGAAAATTGAACAATTTTTTATCGCTAAAACTATTGTCAATAACGGATTCTAAGATATTTTTGATTTTATTTTTTGTGTCTTTTGATTTAACATCAAAATGTGAATTAACAAATAAAGTTATTTCCAAATCCATAAAAGATCTTTTTTCTAATTTTATTCCTTTAGTCCTCACATCCAAATCTACAATACATTGTTGTTTAAAATATTTATCTTGTAAGTCTCCAATGTATTCTTTTACTCTTCTTCTTGTTTTAAAAATACAACTATCAAAATCTTCCATTTCTTCTGGTTGTACCCATGCATTAAAGGATAAATAAATTGTTTTTAAGTTCTTAAAGTCTACTGTACCATAACCTATCTTTACGTTATTATAATACCCTAAAGGTATATACTTTCCTGTCTTCATTAATTTTACACATATTTTATATTCTGTTTATTGTTAATAATAAATTTAAACAAAATATTTCATAGTACAAAATTTATTATTATATTTGCAGTAATTATTTATATTATGATTATAATTGACGTAACAAAAGAAAAAAGTATTGATGCTGCATTGAGAACTTATAAACAAAAAGTTCAAAAGACAAGACAACTTCAGGATTTAAAAAATAGAAAGGAATATATTAAACCTTCTGTTGAAAAGAGAGATAGTAAGTTAAGGGCAATACATACTGAGAAAATAAAAAATGGTCTTAAATAAGACCATTTTTTAATTGTGTTAATCTGTAATAATTATGTTTCGATGTATCCATCGTTTTAATTTCTTCCTTCACTTTATCAAGTGAGTTTTTTAATTCGTCAGTAGATGATTCTTTTAATAAATTTTCAATTTGTAAATTAATAGATTCTTTTAATTCAGTAGTTTTGTTTGTTAATTCTTCTTGTGATAAGGATAAAATAGTTTTTAATTCATCTTTTTCGCTTTCGCTCAACGTGTTATCATAAAGTACATTAAAATTATTTGCTAAAACTGAGTGTAATAAAGTTTCGTTTTGAACATATTTTATACCGGTATTTTCAACAACATTTTTCTTAATTAATAAATAGTCTACAAGTTTTTTCTTTGATATTACTTTTTTATCAATGTTTAATAATGAATCTTCCTCACATAATATATCTAAACTATTATAAATTTCATTTTCATTAATTTCAACATCTTTTAATACCGATGATAATTTATTAATAAATTTACCATCCAAAGGTTTTCTTTCCTTTAACATTGAACCAATTTGTTCAACATATAATTGAGCAACTTCTTTATCTTCAAAATGTTTATTTTCTATTTCTTCGTAAAATAAATAAAGTTCTTTAAAATCTTTATTTTCTTTAATCAAATTTAATATTGATTTTATTTCTTCTTTATTTTGTTTAGAATAAGATTCAGTTAACTTAGTTAACATTTTTGATTTTATATCACCAAATTTTTTCATTTTATTAATCATTTAATATATCTTTTATTTTTGTTTCTATTTCATAAATATTCTGTTGTGCCTTTTCCATATTAAAAAGATCAGAAAAATTTTCACTTTCTCCCAACATACCTAATATTTTATGTTTTTTTGATTCACTTAATGGTCCTTCACCACCTCCACCTGCCGGAGGTGCACCACCACCACCCATTGGTCCTCCACCTCCTCCCGGAGCTTCACCACCACCTTGAGCTTCAATTTTTTCTCTTTCTTCTTCCGGTATACCATATTTAGAATCAATCTCATCAAACACACCAGAACGTTTAATAATTAATTGTGTATTTGTTAATTCAAATCCAATTGCTCTTTCTAAACGTTGTTGTTGTAAATCTAAAATCACCTCATTATCACTCATACCCAAGATATTTTTCTTAGCCCATGTGTGAGATACTGGTAATATACCCATTTGAGATTGATCGGATGTTGCATCTTTATATAATGTAATTTTTTCTTTCCATTGTTCTAATCTCAATAAATCAGATTGTGCTGATGGGTTTGTCAACGATAAACTAAACTCATTTAATTCATCTTCTAAACCTAATAGATATAAATGGATTAATGCAATCTTATTTAATTCTTGTATTAAAGATTTTTGTATTTTATTGATAGTTCTTGCAAAACGAATATCCATTAAGGCTAAGTTTTTACCATCACCAACAACTTCCTCAAAACCCAAAAACGCTTTAGGTATACGTAAAGCAGCTAACATTTTCTTTTGGATATATTCAATATCGGCAATTTCACCTAAGTTTTGTGCACCTGGTAATGTTTCAATTGGCATTGTTTGTGCTGGGTCACGAACAGGAACGAAATAATCTTGGTCAACCGCCATTTGATTATATCTCATATCAACTTGACCATTTGTTGGATCGGAAATAGGTTGTCTTTTAAATTTATTTGCAACACGTTGTACATATGGTTCAATATCTTTATCATCCATATTACCTACAAATATTTTAAATACACGTCTTTCAGGTGCTCTAGATGTTCTATAAATTAACATAGCATCTTCCGCTAATAAAAGTTGTTTCCAAATTCTTCTAATTTTATCTAACATTGAATTATGAACAACAATCCCGTTTGCATAAAAATTATGGTTATTGTTTTCAACAAAAATATCATATGTCTCATGTTCGCCAGAATCTTCAATTGAAACGATTGGTTCAATAATAAAATCATCATTTAATCTATTTTGTATATCGTATTTCTTTTTTTGTGATAATATTGATTCATAAAAATAAAAATAAAACGATTCACTTTGAGTTTTGAACATTCTATCACCAATTTTACCACCATTACGTAATCTTGATGATATTTTACCACTTTTATAACCTAACGATTGTACCAAAATTTTAATATCATATATTAATTCTTCATTTGAAAGTTCAATATTATAACGTAAACAATTCCATTTATCAATAAACAAACTACCATCAGAATCAATAATACCATTAAGTAATGATTTACGAACATCATATGACGATGAATAAACCCATTTTGGTATTCTTTTTTCGTTAAACTTACCTGAAAATCCTAATTGTATTAAAATTTCTTTCAACATTTTAGAATTACAAACACCTTGAGAAGTGTTATTTTCACCACCATGAAATTTAATTGATTTTCCACTAAAATCTTCCAAATATTTAACATATTTTTCATTAATTGTTTTGTGTTCGGAAAGAGCAATATAAACAGCATTATTACTTATCCAACCATCTCCTATTAAATAACCAAATAGTTCTGCAAATTCAGGAGTCACAACATTTGGTACACAATCTATATTATTCCAATACCCATTATTGTTATTTATTGGTTTTGTTTTATCTATTATTGTATTAACGTTATATTTGTTTGTCTTATTAATCACCAATAAATCACCAATTTTAAATTCTAAGGTGTTTTTATATTCAAAATTTTTACTATTAGTGTTATAATATAATACCTTATGTTCTTTAGAAACATCAATAAAATTATTTTTAGTTGAAATTTTATATGTTTTTTTAATACCAGAATTTACTGTATCTAATACTTTTGATAAAACTTTCGTTTGTGTAATAGTGTCGAATGACCAAACCAAATCACCGATTTTTATATTTTGTATTTCAGAATAACCATTTTCAGTTTCAATTCTAGTATTATACTTTAAACAAGTACCATATGGTAATTTTCTATCATCGCCTAATAATCTAAAATGACCAATTTCCCACGATTGAAACTCTAAATCTTTATTTTTCCACATAAATCTTAGTTCTCTAGTTGGTACCCTATTATCCATTTGTTGTGGGGATTTAGATGAAGCCCCCTCAACTCTTTCTATTTCAACGTTTGGTAATTGTTGACAACCCACAATTCCTTTTTCAGGGTCTATTTTTAAGTAAACAAAATCATCTCCATATTTACACAATCCCCTTGCCCACATTTGTAGGTTTGTATTAATATCTAATCTTGTATTAAATAAATCCTCAAGTATATGTTTAACTCTTTTTGATTCGGAATAAATTGTAAGAATTTCACCTTTTTCAGACATTGTTGTAGATTCCTCTGCATATATGTCTAACGCTGCAGATATTTCTGGCGTATTATGTGAAAAAATAGTATCAGTTGCAAAATTTTTATACCCTGGAACAGTTAAATCATATACCGGAATAATCTTATACTGCTCAATCGAAACTACTTTATGATTTAAAACATAATTATCTCCTTTTACCTTTGCTGTTGAATATTTTGATTTTTCAATACCATAAGCGTCACAAAATGTTGACCAATCCTTATATCCAGCCCACATTATTTCTCTCTGTAATTTTGTATGTGCAATATTTAATGCTTTTGACGTTCCTTTTAATGTTTTACATTTTTTAGCGGTTTCTGTTATCAAATCAAAAGGCATATGAAAATAAGCGGGATTATTTTTACCACTTCTTTTTCCATTCCAACTTAATTTACCTTTTCTTTTGGCAACTTCAGACATTTTTTGTCTAAAATCTGGATTTGACCATAATTTTTCATTATTTAATTTTGCATGATATGAGCGATGTTCATTAATATCCATAATTTTTAAATTTTCAGGTAAATTATTTTTACCATTAAAATCTAAATGATGAACTTCTTCAGTTTTTTCTATTTTTCTTTCATAAAACCATTCAGCAATTAAATTATGTTCAGAAATCCACCCATTATGACCCTCATTTGAATTACATACATAAACCCAATTATATTTTTTATTATTATAAAAAGATTTTCTATAAAATGGCATCATAGAATCTCCAGGTTTTAATTCAGAAATTCTACTAAATGAACCATCTCTTTTCATAAGTCTATGATCATATGTACCAATAATATGTGTCCCATCATCAAAAATAACTTTATATGTCATTTCATCTCTTGTATGATGAGCATTTCGTGCCCATGCAGGTACAACTTTTTTTAAATTATGGTCATATGAATAAACAATAAATTCATGATCTTTACCCATATCCGATAATTCCTTAATTGTTATAAAACCGTTTGGAGTTGCAATTTTTGTATCACCAGCCAAACAAAATTCCATAGATTCGTAATCATAATATGCAGATATTCTATTTGGTTCATAATAGATTGATTGATTATAAATTGATTGATCTAATTTTGACCATTTATCGGCAATATAATTACTTTGTTGTGATTGTAATAATGCCGTTTCAAATTCTTCCCTACTATTTGTTTTTAATAATTCATCTTTTGAGAAATTAAACGAAGGTGATACCGGTTTCTCGTCTGATTTAGTTTGACCGGGATAACCAAACATTCTAGTTAATTTCTGAAATACTGTCATGTTATTTTGTTCTGCCATATATATAAATACTTTTCTATTAATATAAATCTTTTTTAATGATTAATAAAGGTTTATCTTTGTTTACCAAATAACCATGCGTTTTCCTTATATTGGTCTAATGTTGGTGAATTAAAACCATTACCATATTGTGAATTATCCATATACATACCACTAATTTGATCAAAAGAACCACCATAAGAATATAATGATCTTTGTGGTTCATATGTTCTTTCACTCATTGTCCATGATTCCATCATAGCCTTATTAACTTGTTCAGTTCTTTGTAATTGGTTAAAACAAATATCACCAGCATACATTGCAATTGACATACTCATAATTGCATCATCATGTGCACCTTTCATATGATCAGGTCTACCATTCATATAAACAAATGTATTCAGTTCATTTAATAATCTTGATGACCTTACAATAAATCCTTTTCTTAATTGTTCTTCAAATGCAGATACAATTTGAACACGTTTATTATTGAAATTAATACCCGGTAATTTTTCCATTGCCTTTGCATTATAATCCCAAATATTCTGAGTGTTTACACCCTCATAATATAAGTTTTTATAATTCATATCTTTAAGTTTTTTGGAAGTTCCACCACCCCATCCACCTGTAATATCAACAACAATAAATGCATTATATAATATTGCCCATTTATATACTACTGATGCCAAATCATCTGGTGGTATTTTACCGATATATTCCATTACTTGTTCTCTATCATCAAAATCAATAATATTAAATGATGAAAAGTCATCACTTTGACCACTACTAACATCCACACCCATTATATATCTATGACCTTCAATTGGTTCTTTCCATTGCCATAAAGTACCTGTCATATATTTTTCATTTGGTACTCTAATCATGTTTTTTCTAATATTCTCTTGAATATCACTAGAAATCACACCATCACCTGAACCTAAGAAATCACAATTATGTGAAATAATATCATTTGAATAAAAAAGATGGTCTTTACCTGAATTAATAATATCAAAAACATTTGTTTTATTATAATGTTTCTTTACGTCTTTTACTATTAAAAATCCATTATGTGATTTGATTTTATCACCAATTTTTATGTTTGATAATTTAATTGGTTTTCCATCATAATCATATATTTGATGATTAAATGATCCTCTAAGATTTAAATCATTATTAAAAAATATTTCAATCGTTTTCTTTTTTAATTTTTGTACACCATCAAAATCTTCAAAACCATTTGGTGTTAATATTTCGTATTTATTATTTATTTTCATTTTTTATAAAATTTACACATTTACTAATTAATTCATCACTAATTTTATTTTTTTTATCTATTAAATCATTTTCACTTATGATTAATATCTGATATCCTAAATTTTTATAGGTTACATCTCTTATTTCATCTTTTTCTTTTGAATTTCTATGCCAATAAATCCCATCAAATTCAATTATTTTAATTCATTATAAAGTTCACCAATTTTCATTTTTTTTATTTCTCCTGTTTGTTTATCTTTAACGGTTATAATTGTGTTTTTTGATAAGCACTCCAACTCCTGTGCAATCTTTCTTTTGTCATATTTGAACTTCTTTGACATTGATTCAAACCAACTTGAAAATGGTTTATATCCATCCTCAATATATTCAACATATTTTTCAATATCATAATCATATAAAACAATTTCATCATCATTATATAATTCACGATTTAACATATAATGAACAATATCAGTACATTTAACCCATCTTAAATCTTTTGTATAACGAGGATCTTTAAACCATCTTAAATCGGTAATATGGAAATCATTTATTTTACGAATTGCTTGGTCATAAACACCATAATATATTGGGTCATAACCATTTGGTGTTTGGTGACCTAAAATACCATTATAAATGATAGAATGACACCAAAAATCAGAATCATCATTATATAAAGAAAAATCATAGGTTTCGTTTTCATTCTCTTCTATTTTTTTTATTGATACCCATTTTGAATTTTCAAAATAAATTTTATCAATATCATTAACCACATAATTATTTAAAATAAAATAATCAATAAAATCTTTAAATGTTTTTCTTGAAATATTTTTTTTTCTTAAATTATCATCATAAATTTTTTTAAATTTTTTATCTAAATTTTTTCTTTTTAAATTGTTTTTAACTAAAATTTCTTTTATTAATTTAGAACCATTTGGAATAATATCTTTTGGGTTATTATAATTAATATCTTTATTTTCGTGTAAAAAATAATATTTTGATTTACGTTCAAAATTAAAACCAATTTCATCAAAGAATATTTTGGAGTTAATCGAATCTGAAACAATTCTATAATTAACAGAAAATACTTTTACTTTTTTGGTTGGTTTTGTATTCATAATATTAAAATCAGTTAAAATACCAAAATTAATAAGTAACATACGTAATTGGTTTATCAATTCCGCAGACGATAAGCCAATTCCAACCCTACCTCTAATTTTATCAACATAACCGTCACCATCATATATCCCTCTTATTAAAAATTTTATATTTTCTTTACTCATCTTTAATAATCTTTTTGGAATAATTTTTTGATTTGCTTTTAAATTTAAATCAAATCCAATATATTCTAAAAAACTATAAAAACTTTTTGATCCAATGGTATAGTGTAAATTATCGTGGGATGAAAAGGTTAAACCTATTGATTTAATATATTCACTTATATCATCACCACAAGTAATTGTAATCGAACTCCCAATATGTTTACCATTCTCATCTAATTTTTTATATGTTGAACCCTCAGCAATAAATAATCCTAAAAAATATGATAATTCTTTTGTTATTTTATTACCCGGATTAAAAATATTATGTTCTTTATTTGATGGATCATATTCAAAATTAATTTCATCTTGATTACCCCACATGTTCATACCAAAATTTACATTGATATAATCGTTAATTTTTAATTCGGATAATTTATACCAATCATATTTATTTAATTCATTAGAAAAACCCCATACTTTATGTGTTTCAGTACCTTCTAAAATTGAATTAACAGTATGTATTTTTAATGTTTTTTGTTTACCGTTATTTAACATTAAGTTAGATTTTCGTACTTTATCTTTTCCTAATATTTCATAATCATCAACAATATAACCATCACCAATAGTTTTATTTTCGTCTATAAAATCGGACACTTGTTCTAAACCATTTTTTGTAAAAACATATGTATCTTTTGTAACACAAGATATTAATATAATCTTACCACCTGTTGAAAGGGATGCCATTGATGCTGACCAAAAGTCCTCACCGGCTTCAATATACGCAGCCTCATCAAATACAAGTATTGTTGGTGTATAACCACGTAACGCATCGGGAGATGTTGCAACCGCTTTAACCTCACAACCATTATTTAATTTAAATCTACTTTCAGAATTCTTATCAGGTGAAAAACCAACATTTATCCATGATGGCCATTGGTCTAAAAAGTTTCTTATCTTATTTGCCATTTCCACGGCAGTATCACGTTTATTTGCAATAAGAAGAACTCTTTCAGGGTTTTCAGGTTTTGCTAATTGTAGTTTTTTAGATAACCATGCCGCAGTTACAGTAGTAACCCCAGCCTGACGATATTTTCTCGTAATATTTTCGTTGTAATTTTCATAATCTTCTATCAATTGGATTTGATCCTGAAACAAATCCATTGGTACATATTTCTTTTGCGTGTTATCATATGTCTGAAGATATGTTCTTAATGCGTAAGGGGTATCTTTAATTATTCTAGCATACTCCTTTAATTGTTCTATTTTACTATTCATATAGATAAATACAAAAAAAAGGTGGTAAAAAATTACCACCTTTTAATATCCATCTATTTTTTAATTTAATCTTCATCATCATCTGATAAAGATATTCCTAAACCACCTAAAAAGTCACCTAAATCTTCATCATCTGTATCATCACTAATATCATCTAAATCATCATTAAAACCTTCAATTGCGGATTGGTAATCTTCATCTCTAAACATTTGTTTGATAGATTCTACCATCGTTGAGATTAAACGTTTTCCACTATCTGAACCAGATATGACTTCTTTCATAAACACTAAGAATTTCTTTGCTGGAAGTGAGAAGATATTCATTAATAAATAATTCTGTAAATCTTTATTATTTTCTTCTAAAACTTCATCAGGAAAAGAATCTCTTAATCTAGCCCATATTGATGGTCCTAATCTCAAATCCCATATTTCTTTTTCTAAAGTATTTTCATGTTTTTTAACCTGTCTATATAATTCTCTTTCTTCTGGATGTTTATCATAATCAGGTTGACCATGTGCTGTAAGTACTTTTAATGCACCTTTAATTAATTCATGAACCAATACCGGAAAATTAACACCTCTTACAATAATTGTTGGTTTAGATGGGTCATGTTGTTCACCTTCTTCTCCCTCTTCACCTTCTTCACCTTCTTCATCATTATCAGGTCTTGGCATAATAACATCTGCAGTTCCTGCTACAGAACTTTGAAAATCTGATATTGTATTATCACCAAACTGCCAATAATTTGTATCATTAATTGACATCATTATACCATAAAGATTAATAAGTTGATCTGAACCAGTAATTTGTCTTAATCTTTCTTCAACGGTATGATATAAATAATGACCTCTTTTAGATGCACCTTGCATAATAGCATTTAATAATCTTTGTCTAGCTCTTTCAATATTTAATCTTTCAAGACTAAAGAAAATTTGTTCTTCTTCTCTATTACCTTGTTGTTGAGGTTGTTGAGGTTGATCTTCATCATCTTCTTCTTCATCATCATATTCATCTGGATTTAGTTCCTCTGGATTTGTTTCATTTGGTTGACCCCTTTCAAAATCATTTGTATTGATTTCTTGGTTGTTAACTAATTTAACATCAAAATTAACGTCATCTTCACCAATACCCATTTCTTCTTTAACAATATCAATTGCTAATTGTGTAAGTTCTTGTTTATGATCCCTTTCAATACGAATAATCTGATTATGAGCATCCATCATCATACGCATTAGTCTCATATTAGGATTAGACCCAAGGGTATCTTGAATACCAGTATAACGTCTAACATTACTAATTACTTCTTTATAACGTTCTGATGCTAATAACTCTTGGAAGTTTTGATTTGGTTCTCTACCGGTTTTTGGTAGAGGTACTTTCTTTATTGGTGTATTACCAGTTGATAATGTACGGGTAATATCACTATGTGGTCTATCCGCCGAATCGAAGTCCATTGCCATTTCATTTAAATTTTGTTTCAGCAAAGATAGTAAGTTTTGTTTAGTTATGTGCATTTTACTAAAAATATTTTTTTTATCATTATTTCTTATGAGCAGAAGGTCCTGGATTTTCCTTTGGTCCTGGGTTAAACGGAGTTTTTTTCGGTTTACTTGGAGTTGAAGGTTTTGTAACAGGCTTTGTTTTTGGTTTTGTTGGTGCAACTGCTGGACTGTTTTCTCTCATTGCAGAAGGTCCTGGGTTTTCCTTTGGTCCTGGATTAAATGGGGTTTTCTTTGGTTTTGTCGGTTGTGCAGGTTTTGTACCGGGTTTTGTTTTTGGTTTCGTTGGAGCAACTGCTGGACTACCTGATGATTTAATTGCATCATAAGTCATAAATTCAGGAATACCATTGTGTCCTTTTTTTGCTTTTGCTGGCATTGGTTGCATTGTTTCCGCACCGTTCATTTTTTCGCTGATTAAATTCATAATTTCTTTTTTTGATGTGAATGAATGATAATTATTTTCAGCTAATGTACGAACCCATTTCTTAATTGCCAAATTTTCGTTGATTTTTGACATATCTTTTCCAGTAACTCTCTTGTAATAATCATGTGCTGATTTTACACCTTGAGATTTTTTTGAAAACTTATCTGCCAATTCATTAATATCCTTTGTATTTAAATCTTCAGAAGAACAACCAGCTTCACTTAATTCATATTGTAAATTACGTTTAGCATTTAATTCAGAATTAGACTCATCAAGTTTTCTTAATGTTTTTGCAAGTCTTGCTCTTTGACCCAATTTACCACCTTTTTTTGCTGCGGCATTTAATTTACTTGCTGGTATTTTTTCATCTTGTGGAACATGTAATGCCTTTTTCAAAGCACCTTTCTTAGCAGGATTAATTGCCTTTTGAATCCATTTTTCATCTTCCTTTACTTCACTTTTAGATTTAATTCCAATTCTTTTTGCTTCTTTATCAAACATTTTTAATACACCTTTTTCACCACCATAATGTTTTAACGCCTTATCATAAATTGTTTCTGATTTCTTTTTTGGTGTATTTTTTTTAACTTCTTCTATATCAGATTTTTTCTGACCTCTCAAAATTTTAAAATCTTGACCATCAATTTTTCCATTATGATTCTTATCTAATTTCTTTTGTCCACCTTTTAATTCATTTTCATATGCAATAAAAGATTGTTTTTTATTCATTGCATCTTTTTCTTGTGGAGAACCTTTAGGTATTTTTAATGTTGGGACTGTTGTTTGTTCTGATAGTATTCTACTTGCTAATGTAACAAGTTGTTTATCACTAAAATTAACCAAAGTCTTTTCGGAAAATCCTTCATTCATAAGGATACCAACTAATTCATTTCTTTTCATTATATTTCAATTTTTATTTCTTCTTTTATTAATTCGTGTCCCCTTGAATTTAATTTTTTTGTAACTGAATCTAAAGATTCTCCAAATTTAAAACTTAATCTTTGATATTCAGAATCAAAATCAAATTTTTCCCAACCTAAAGATACCACACCATCCACAGCATCAATAACTCCGAAATAATCGGAGTTTTGAATAAGTTCTAAGTCAATATCTGTATTTTTTAATAAACCCACAAGATCTATATATTCAACACCCGGAGACATTGGATAACTTGAAGATGATGCCGGCACTATAAACCATTCCTCAACCTCAATCTCAGTAGATTTACTGAAAATAAACTCATATTGTTTTTGACCTTTATAATCTGAACCAATTTGGTTGATGTATAATAAATTCATTATGATTTAAAGTATTTCCCTAGTGTTGATGTAATATGTTTGTTTATTTCATTTTTAATTTCATCTAAATCAATTTCTTGAATGTCATCCTCTTCGTCTGGATTTGGATAATCTTCCTCATCATCTGATCCATTATCTATAAATGGATTGTCTTCCAATTCATCTTCATCCCATTCTTTATCACCTAACATATCATGTTCGTCTCTATATGGATTTTTTTCCCAATCATCATAATCATCTTCATCATCATAATGGGTTTTATCTTCACCTTGTTCTTCCAACTCATCAAAAGCATAGTTTGATAAATCAATTTCATCAGTTTCTATTGGTGTATTGACAAATTCATCTAACATATCAATACCTTCACCTAATTCTGAATCACCACCTGGTGTTGGTTCAGTTGGAACATCATCTTCAGGTTCTTCAGGTGTTGTTGTATCATTTGATCTATAATCATCCTCTTCTTCTGGTTCAAATTCTTTCGCAATCTTTTTTCTATCTTTATCATGTAATTTATCCAAATCAACCGCAGATATAATCATATTAAGAACATACTTAATATCATCACTTTCCATTTTTTGATGTTGATCTCTCAATTCTTGACCAAGTTTACCTGAAAATTTTTGTATTTCCGCCATATAGTCAGAACGTTTACTTTCTTGATTATCTTCATCACCAGTTGGTTCATCACCAGTTTCAGGTGATGGAGGTGTATCCATACTATCATCAGGTGCGGTATCAGTTGGTGCTGCAGGAGGTGCATCTGTTGGTGCAGGAGGAGGAGGTGGTGGAGCGTCCATTGATGGCGCTGCCATTGGAGCTTCTTGTTGAGGTTTAGATTGTTTTAGAACATATTTTGTTGCTTCTTGCAAATTTTCTTGACCTCTTAAAAATTCAAGTTTTTTATATGCTTCAGCATAAGAACTAAATCTGTTCTTATTCTTCATAAACATACCACCAATATAATCAAGTGATTGTTCATTTAAACCTTGTTTAATATAATAGCTACCGTTTTCTTTAACGATACCATAAATTCCACCCTTAACTGATGACTCAACTAATTCTGGTTTATTTGAAGATGTTTTCTTATTCGTATTGTAGTAAGTTAATTCGAGAATTCTTTTTAATTTATCATCTCCGTCTAACTTTTCACTACCTAGTGGTTTGTACTCTGCCATTTTTTTTTAATTTTAATTAAATAAATAGATTTATTCTTATCATATAAATACATTGATTATATGAAAAAATAAGATATTTATTGTGTTATGGACAATTTATTGTCTGTTATTTTATTTTTTAATTCCAAAAGTTTCCCAATATATCCATTTCTTCTCAACAATTTGAATGTTAAATTCTCATAAGAAAATTCACCACCATCAGTTAATCCGGTTTGTCTGAACTTTTTTATTTTTTTTCTTAATTTTTCAAGTTCTTTAGACACATCTTTACCCTCTTTTGATTTATCAATTAAATCATCTATTTTCTTTGCTAACTCCTCTGATTTGTTAAGAATTTTATTATCGTCAATATTAGGGTTTTTTCTATTTGGTTTAACTATCCATTTATTATGAAGTACAGAATAAACACCAGAAGATACGTGTTCCTCATTTACATCTTGAACATATATTTCAACATCAAAACCTTTAATTGTTATTTTATGTTGTTCGTTCCAAATATCTTTTTTTGCATCAAAGAATTCTTTTAACATATCCAAATTATAATCAGTTTCCTTAAAATCAATTAAAATATGTAAATCAACATCAGAATACTCAGACCAATTATAATTTGCTAATGACCCGGTTAAAATAACGTCATGTATGAAAAATTCAATACCCAAAGAATCAATAAAATTATCTGAAATTTTTATAAGAGAATTTTTAACATCATCTTTCATTGATGTTCCGTTAAATATGTCCTGACATAAAGAATTCTTCATCCTAAATGTATTAACAATCTTCTTGTCTAATTCCTTATCTTCTATTAATTCTTCAAATAATTTCATTATAGTTTTTTATAAGTAAATTTTCTTGCAATATTCTCGTTAAAGAATTTACCATGAGATTCTGCCAATCTAAATTTGGTGAATAAATCCCAAGGAACTTTATTATATTCATAAATACTTCCATTATTGAATGTCATCGTTAAATCCTCTGTTTGTGTGTTATATTTTCCATTTTTTAAGTTAGTTGAATTAATATCAACCTCAATCATAACACCATTAATTGTTTCTTTTAAAATTGCCATAAATTTGTTTTTTATAAAGATAGTAAAATATTATTAAATAAAAAACCCTCCATTATTGGAGGGTTTAATATGTTAATTTAGATTATTTTAATTTTTAATGTTACTTTTTTTTATTAACTCATTATATTTACTTGCGGCATTTAATTCAGCACCAGAAGGACGATTAGGTGAACCTAACATTTCTTGGAATGTCTGACCTTTAAATGGACCACTTATCATAGTACCATCTGGATTTGTTTTTAACCATCCTGCAATTTCTTTAATTCTATCACTTACTTGATATATTGTTTCAGGTTCAGGTGAATTATATGGGGTAATATTTCCTGTTTTATTATAATCTGATGCAGTTGAAACAGCATCCGCAAAAGACTTATCATTATTCATAAGATCATATAATGACTTACCATTGTAAATACTAGTTGGGTCTTTAATTACTCCATTAGTATCACCAACAGTTTTTAACCATTTTGCAATTGTCTTAACTTTATAATTATAACCTTTTTCTTGTGGTTCTGTTTGAGCTGTTTGTGTTGAAGTAGTTGTCGGTATTGTACCAGTTTTATTATATTCTAATGCAGCTTTAAAATCAGCATCAGATAATGTATTATTGTTATAAAGATCCACAATTGATTGACCATTATACATACTATTAGGGTCTTTTATAACACCATTATTACTTTGAACTGATTTTAATATATTACCCAAATTTTTTACTATAGTTGGATTAGGTGTACTTTGTTCATTCATTAGTTTAGACATCATACTCTTGATTCTAACTATTTCCTCATTCAATGCAGATTTTTTCATTAATATTTTTTTATATAAATATCCCATTAAATAAAAAAAACCATCATTTTATTGAGGGTTTTAACTTATTTAACCACAATTATACGTTCTGTGGATTTTTTCTGAACTTTAGGAATTGAAATTTCCACCACCCCGTTCTCGACCTTTCCAGTAATATTACCCTCATCCCCATCCTCCGGTAATGAGAATGTCTTCTTAAATGATCCAACAAATGGATTTTTACTTTCCTTTGGTTTATCATAAGAAACGGTTAATAAACCATCCTTAATCGTGATTTTAATATCATCCTTAGATAAACCGGGAACTGATACTAAAACCTGATAATTATCCTCTGTTACATTAGTTATTGAGGAATTATAACTTCTCTCATTGAAGTTAGTTTGTTCTAAAATTGACTCTAATGTGTCAAAAAATGGACTTCTGATTCTTGTTAACATAATTTATTAATTTTTTCTCATAAATTATCAATTTAAATACCAAATAAAAAAAATGGACTTTTTGACATATATGTTTGACAATTTGACAAAAATAAAAAAATATTTTGTTTGGATTATTTTTTGGGTTATGTTTGCACAAATAAAATTTTAATTATGTCAGTAGATTATTACGAAGAGGGTCAACAACCCACTAACCCTAAAAAAACTAAGAAGGGTTCAAACACACCTATTTTGGATAATTTTTCCAGAGACCTTGTTAAGTTGGCAGAGGAAGGAAAGATTGACCCTATTATAGGTAGAGATTTAGAAGTTAAACGTATTGCACAAATTCTATCTCGTAAGAAGAAGAACAATGCAGTTATTGTTGGTGATGCGGGTGTTGGTAAATCTGCATTAGTTGAAAAACTTGCACTAATGATATATAAAGGTGATTGTCCTTCTAATCTATTAGATAAAAGAATCATGTCCTTGGATTTAACCTCATTAGTTGCTGGTACAAAATACAGAGGACAATTTGAAGAACGTATTAAAGCAATCTTAAATGAATTGGAAGGTGTTACCAACGTTATTGTATTCATTGATGAATTACATACAATGGTAGGTGCTGGTAATGCAAGTGGTGCAATGGATGCAGCAAATATCCTTAAACCCGCTTTGGCACGTGGTGAAATACAATGCATCGGAGCAACGACTTTCGATGAATATAAAAAACATATCGAAAAAGATTCTGCTTTGGTAAGAAGATTCCAAAAGATTATTCTTAATGAACCAACAGAATTGGAAACAATAGAAATCTTAAAGAACTTAAAAACTTCTTATGAGAATTTCCATATGGTATCATATAATGATAATGTTATAGAAACCATTGTTAAATTGTCTGGTAGATTTATTACAGATAGACAATTCCCTGATAAATCAATTGATATCATGGATGAATTGGGTTCTGAAAAGAAGATCTCAACAAAACTACCAGAAGAAGTTGATAAAATTAATGCTGAAATTGAAAAAATCAATGAGCAAAAGAAATTGGTTGTAAGAAGTCAGAATTTTGAAGATGCAGCAAGATTGAGAGATGAAGGAAAGAAATTGGCAAATAAAATAATTGAAATCAAAGCCAAATTTGAGGAAGAATGTAAATTAAATAAAAAAGTAATTTCAGTTGATGATGTTTATCATATCATAACAGAAATGACCGGTGTTCCGATTGCAAAACTTGACAATAAGGAAACTGAAAAACTTTTAAAGATGGAAGAAATTCTTAATAAGAAAGTTATCGGTCAAGAAGAAGCAATTTCAATAATTGCAAAATCTATCAGAAGAAATAGAGTGGGAATTAAAGATACAAATAAACCAATCGGTTCATTTATGTTCTTAGGTTCTACTGGTGTTGGTAAGTGTATTTGTGGTGATACAAAAATAACTGTTAGAAACAAAGTAACTGGTGAGATAAAAACGATTGATATAAAAAATATAGTACCCGACACCAATTAGTCCTAACTTTTTAAAACTTCATGATATTTATTATAAAATATATGTCATGAAGATAAAAACAAGTAAAGGAATTAAAGAAGTGACTGAAGTGTTTCCAGATTTAGAAACGTTTAAAGACCATGTTTTAAAATTAGATAAAAACATACGCTACGATAATGAAACGATTAAAAAAGAAATGGAATCATTAATAATTAAATTACAAGAACAAGAAGGTGTTGTTTCGTTATCGTTAATGCGTGGTTGGTTGGTTAAAAATTATGGTTTTAAAACTAAAAAATGGGGAGAATTAGGATATTGGATTGAACGTGGTTGGAATGATAAAGACGCTTTGGTTGAATTGGATAAACGTAATGAAGAATTAAAACAAAGGAATCGTTTATGTAAGGAATATTGGATAAATAAGGGTTATTCTATAGAAGAAGCTAATAAAGAAATATCTAAACAGCAACAAAAATCATCTAAATGTGTTAAAACTTATCATGGTAAATCTAAAAAAATGTTAGCTGATAAAGGTTACACCGAAGAAGAAATAAAACGTATTTGTTTAACACCAACAAATTCTGAATTCTGGGTTAATAAGGGGTGTTCTGAAAATGAGGCAAAAGACATTATTAGTAAAAACCAAACTGAATCTGCGAAACAAGTTGATTTTGAAAAAAGACTAATTCCATCCAATATAGAATATTGGGTTAATAAAGGTTATTCAAAAGAAGATGCAAAACAAAATGTATCAGAACATCAGTCAACTTTTAGTCTTGAAAAATGCATTGCAAAGTATGGTGAAGAAGAAGGTAAAAAACGTTTTACTGAAAGACAAAATAAATGGTTAAAATCGTTATTAACCAATGGTAATATAGTTATTGGATATTCTAAAATATCTCAAGATTTGTTCTATAAAATTTTAGAAACATATGATATTAGTAATAGGGATAAAGTTCATTTCGCAACACATAATAGTGAGTTTAAATTAACTAAAAAAGAAGGTGGTGTTTGGTTATATGATTTTACCGATATTAAAAATAAACGGATAATTGAATTTCATGGTGATATGTTTCATGGAAATCCAAATAAATATAAAGCTGATGATTATCCACATCCGTTTATAAAAACCATTACAGCACAAGAGATGTGGGATAAAGATGAATTAAAATTAAATTGTGCAAAACAAAATGGGTTTGATGTTTTAGTTATATGGGATTCCGAATATAGATGGGGTAATAAAGAAGAAGTATTAAAAAAATGTTTATTATTTTTAAAAAAATAAACGTATATTTGTAAAAAATTAAACAAATGATAAAAAAAGAAAAATTAAACAACTTAATTGTAAAAAATGAACTTGATTCATTAAAAAAGATCACTAAAACAACTAAAATTAGTGAGTATGAAGTTTTAACTGATGATGGGTTTGTTGATATAGAATCCCTTCATGAAACAATACCATACGAAGTTTATCATCTTAAATTAAAAGACGGCAAAGAACTTAAATGTGCAGATAATCATATTATTTTTCTTATTGATTATGATGAAACTACATTTGAACCAATTGGTTTAACCGAAGTATTTGTTAAAGACTTAAAATTTGGTTCATTTGTGATGGTATCGGATAATGATGGTAAATTGATTGAATCTGAAGTGTTAGAAATATCTAATTTAGGTTATGAGGAAATTATGTATGACCTTGAATTAATAGAAGGTTCTAATAGAAGGTATTATACTAATGGTATATTATCACATAACACATATCTGGCAAAATCAATTGCGGAAATATTATTTGGTGATCCAAATAAAATGATAAGGATTGATATGACGGAATTTATGGAAAAACACAATGTATCAAAACTAATTGGTTCTCCTCCCGGATATGTTGGATATGATGAAGGTGGTCAATTAACAGAAAAAGTTAAAAACAACCCATTCTCAGTTATATTATTTGATGAAATTGAGAAAGCTCACCCTGATGTGTTTAATTTACTTCTTCAGATATTAGATGAAGGTCATTTGACAGATTCTTTTGGAAGAAAAGTTAATTTCACAAATACCATCATTATCATGACATCAAATGTTGGGGCAAAGAAAGTATCTGATTTTGGTGGTGGTGTAGGGTTTAAAACTGCCACTAGTGAAAAACAAGGATATGAGGTTAGAAAAACAATGATTCAAAAATCATTGAAACAACAATTCAAACCTGAATTCTTAAATCGTATTGATGATTTAATATTATTCAATCCATTGAATGATGAAACAATCAAATCAATTATTTCTATCGAATTGAATAAATTAAATGATCGTTTGAAAGAAAAGGGTTATAAAATTAAATTTGATGAAAGTGTAACAAATAAGATTTTTGAATTAAATACCCAAGAAGAATATGGTGCAAGACCAATCAAAAGGATCATACAAAACCTTTGCGAAGACTTCTTGAGTGAAGAAATTTTAAGAGGTAATGTTATTGAAGATGGTCAAATAACAATACGTTATAAAACAGACAAATTAACCATCTCCAAAAAATAATTTGGAAGTATAGAATATTTTATTTATATTTGCACTATGAATAAAATTATTTTAGTAATTGCTCTTATTGCAACCGTTGCAATGACTGCATGTGGAACTGGGTCAACCACAAATGGAACAACAGACTCAACAACTGTAAAGGTTGATAGTATTAAAACAAGTGATTCAACTCACACACCTGATACTATCATCAAGAAGTAAAAAACGGGGTCATTAATTTGACCCCAATTTTTTTAACTATTTATTTATAAAAGAACATGGAAAATAAATTCAAAGGAGACTTAATATTATTAAGAGGAATACCAGGTAGCGGGAAAACAACATTAGGACATGTTATATTAAAATGGATGACTAGCGATACAACTGATGTTTTATCTGCCGATGATTATTTCATGGATGAAAAAGGTAATTATAATTTTGATGCAACAAAAATAAAAGAAGCACATAACGATTGTCAAGTTAGATGTGCAAATAAAATGAAAAATGAACTTTCAAAAATTGTTGTTTCCAATACATTCACTCAAGAATGGGAAATGAAAACATATTATGAAATGGCAGAAAGATATAATTATAGAGTTCATTCTGTAATTGTAGAAAATCGTCATGGTGGTGTTAACGAACACAATGTACCTGATGAAACAATAGAAAAAATGCGTAACCGTTTTGAGGTAAAGTTGTAATTTATTTGGTAGTTTCAAATATTACAACTATATTTGAAAACTTAAATAAAAAAATAATGTTAATTACAACTGAATTATTAGAAAAATACCACAATGATGGTTTGTTATTAAAACAAACTCATCCAGTTCTGGATTTGACTACATGGAATTATTCACCAAAAGTCCAATATGATCGTTTATGGGATGATGTGACAAGACAATGCCGTGGACTTGTAACAAATTCAGATGGTGACATTATCGCTCGTCCATTTAATAAGTTCTTCAACTATGAAGAATATTTGGAAATATCACCAGAAATAATACCAAACGAATCATTTGAAGTGTTTGAAAAAATGGATGGTTCATTGGGTATTTTATTTAATTATAAAGACGAATGGGTATTATCTACTCGTGGTTCATTTACTTCAGAACAATCAATCAAAGGTACTGAACTATTAAAGGAATACGATTATAATAGACTACCAAAAGGTCACACTTATCTATTTGAAATCATATATCCTGAAAATAAAATTGTTTGTAATTACGATTACGAAGATTTAATATTACTTGGAATTATCGAAACTAAAACAGGTGAAGAAATAAATCTTTATAACGATGAAGATTATGATGGTGGTATAAGATTCAAAAACCTAATGACAAATTTAGGTTTTAAGATTGTTAAAAAATATGACGGATTCAATGATTTTGATAAATTAAAATTAATTATATCAAATGATGCAGAAGGATTTGTTATTCGTTTTAAGAATGGTTTTAGAATGAAGATAAAGGGTGATGAATATTGTAGATTACATAGAATATTAACAAACATCTCTAATCGTGATTTATGGGAATATTTGAAAGAAGATAAACCATTAGATGAAATATTGGAAAAAGTACCAGATGACTTCTATAAATGGGTGAAAGATACTGTTAGAGATTTGAGATATAATTTCCATTCAATAAAAGAATATGCTGGTAAATTGTTTGATAATATCTACGAATCTTATGATGGAGAATTACCAATAAGAAAAACATACGCAGAATGGGTTTTAATGCAAGAAAAACATTTAAGACCAATTTTGTTTAAAATGTATGATAGACAAAATTATGATAACATAATATGGGATTATATATACCCAAAATATTCAAAACCGTTTAAAAATAATATTGATGAATAAAATTTATTTAGATGATGTGAGAACCCCCACAGAAGAAGGTTGGATTGTAGTAAGAAACTATGATGAGTTTGTTGAAAAAATAAAAGAAATTGGTTTGAATAATATTGAAATAATTTCTTTGGATCATGATTTAGGTGATACCGCAATGGAAGAATATTTTAACAATGTTGGTCCGAATTATACACTTAATTATGATAATATTAAAGAAAAAACCGGTCTTGATTGTGCAAAATGGTTGATAAATTATTATTTTGAAAATAGATTACAAATACCGCATCCAACAGAAGAAGGTGTGTTTATTGATAATCCATTCCAAAAATTTGTTTTTCCAACAGTTTATACACATTCCGCAAATCCAATCGGTGCTGGAAATATCATTGGTTTCGTTAATAATTTCTTTAAAAATTGTAGAAAACCTCAAACCTGTATAAGAGTACAGATAAAACATACAATAAAAGATTAAAATGAATTTTGAAAAAACAATAACCATTGATGAAAACCATGGAGATTTTAAAGACTTCTATGATAATAATATTGAAAAAATATATAATGAAATCATCGAATGTTTTAAACAACTTGAAGATATATCTATTGAGAATGTTAATTTATTAGTTAGGGCAAAAATTCAAAATCTTGAATGGGACACTGAATTTAAATTTGATAAGATGAAAATAAACATTCTTATAGATGATCTTTTACCATATTATCAACAAAATGAATTATTTGAAAAATGTACTGAAATAAGAGATTTACATAATCAATTAATAAAAATAAAAGGGGAGAATTAATTCTCCCCTTTTTTAATTTACTGGTGGTGTGTCAGTAGATTCATCTTTCTTTTTTGATGAGAACTTATCCAAAGTATCTGCACCCATACCAATTGCAGTAATTACCATTACAGCATTAACCAAATCATTTGATGGTTTGATATTCTCAGCACTAAATGAATTAGCTAACATTGTTCCACATAAGAAAAGAGCACCAATCAAAGCAACAACCGGTTTAATTGATGTAGAACCTCTCTCATCTTTGAAGAGATCCTGAATCCACGATTTAAAACTTAAATTTTCTGACATAATTTTATTTTATTATAAATATATTAAATTTGTTTTATTTTTATTTTGTCCTCTTAACATTGCACATAATGTAGTGTGTTTCATATTTATTGAATTGGCAGCATCCTTAATTGTATCATATATAAAATTTGTTTTAACATCCAATACTTTTTTGACATTATTTTTATTTTTTGACATTTTTATTTTTGTTGTTTCACTAACAATTTTACCTTTATTAACTTCTGAAAGTTTGTTTTTTGTTTCTTCTGTATGTTTTTTTCCTTTTCGTTTAATTGAGATTTTTATTTTAGTCTCATTAGAGACTATTTTACCTTTATTTGATTCAGAAATTTTTCTTTTTGTTTCTTCAGTTAATGGTTTATGTTCCCATAGTTTATTGGCCAAACTTATTTTTAATTTAGTTTCCTCTGAACATGGTGGCATTTTTCTACCTTTTAATTTTTCATTTCTTTTTTTAATTGTTTCCTCAGACCATATTAATTTTTTACCTTTCATTGTTTTTTTTATTTTTTCTTTAACCTCATCTTTCATTTTACCACTTCCACCATCACCAATTTCAGGTTTTAAATTTGCCCACTTTTTATTGTCTACAACATTATATAACTCACTATAATATAATCCCATTTCTTTTAATTCATTACGATCTGTGGTTTCAAGTAGTATCGTAGTTTTTATGTCATTTATTGTAAAATTATTTTTTTTCAAATGATTATTCCAATATATACCACTACCTTTATATGTGTAAGGATCTTGTGTTGTTTTACCTAAATATTTTAATCCTAATGGCGTTTCTTTAATATATAAAAATGTTTTTTTCATATTAATAAATATATTAAAAATTCAGAAAAGATTGAATTATTAATCTTTTAATTTCACAATATAAACATCTTAAAAAAATATGGAAAAATAAAATAAAAAAAAATATTTTTAAAAAACTTTGAACTTTTCTTGTTTATTCCAATATTTATATCTATATTTGCAATACAATCGGAGAAAATAGTATCTGAGGTATTATAAAGTAAAAAAAATAAAAGAATTTCAATGAAACAATTCAAACATACGATGTCGTTTACAATCTGTTCAAAATGGGCGGATGAGCGTGATATTATTATGTTCCGAGTTGTTGATACTGATTTAAGTTAAATTTTAATTTTAACATTATAAGTGAAAACCTCGGAATAACCTTCCGAGGTTTTTTTGTTTATATAGTTCTTTAAAAAAAATGGGGGTGAAGCTCTAGTGGATGAGCATCTGATCTTTGAAATATGGGGAATTAAATGGGGGTTGGGACTGCATTGGTGTGGTCACCGCACTTGCAATGCGGAAATCAGACGGTATCGTTCACCGTAACTTCCACTAAATTGTTTTTAATTCGTCTTTACTTTTTTCCATTTTATTAATATTTATAAATATGAATAAATGTAAAAATATTGAGTGTAACAAAGAAATTGAAAACAATAGAATTTATTGTTCTTTTAAATGTAGAAATTATCATGTAAATAAAAATTTAAGAGATTATAGTAAAAATGGCAATGGGTTAACTGAAAAAACAAAAGAACTTTATGAAAAAAAATTAAAATTTTGTTTAAATCCAAAATGTAATAAAATTTTAAGTTACGAAAAAAGAAGAAATTCATTTTGTTCTCAGTCATGTTCCACTTCATTTACTAATATAGGTAGAGTAGTTACAAATGAAACAAAAAAAAGAATGTCTATATCACATAAGAATAAATTAGTAAATAAAACTATTAAATGTAAAAATTGTGATATTCTAATAGAAAAAAAAATACGTAAAAAATTTTGTTCAGATAATTGTAAAAAACAAAACAATCAAAAAGATATGACTGAATTTGCCAAATATAAACAAGAAACCAATTTTAAATTTAGTTTGAATGATTATCCAAATGAATTTGATTTTTCGTTAATTGAAAAATATGGTTGGTATAAACCTAAAAATAGAGGTAATAATTTAAGTGGTGTAAGTAGGGATCATATGTTATCAGTTAAAGATGGTTTTAATAAAGGTATTAATCCTAAATTATTATCACATCCGGCAAATTGTAAATTAATGATACATAATGAAAATGTTTCTAAAAACAAAAAATCTATTTTAACATACAATCAATTATTAGAACGAATAGAAATGTGGGATAAAAAATATAATAAAAATATTCAATAAAAATAAATTTGGTAGAATCAAAAATATTATTATCTTTGCTGAACAATCGGAAACGATATATGTTCTTTGAAATATGGATAAAAATGTCAACATAGCTCCAATGGTAGAGCTTAGGTTTGAAGCACCTAGTAGTTACCAGTTCGAATCTGGTTGTTGACACAAAAATTTTTTTTATTGTGGTTCCATTTACATTTAAACCACATTTTCATATATTTATTTATATGAATAAAGATGAAATTTTAAATTTTTTAAATAATTGTGTATCATTAAATGATGGTGCTAGAAAATTATATAATGATGATAAATATAGAAATTGTGAAAAAATAAAAAAATTATGTAATGAAGTAGGATTTGATTATCATTTATATAAAAAAAGAAGAAATGAAAACAAATCTGAAACAAAAAATATCTAACACTGCTGAAATATCAGTATCAGGTTACTTAACAAAAATTCAAGATTTAAGAAAACAATTACAAGAAATAAAATAAAAACACATCACTAGCATAATTGGTAATGCAGCGATCTCCAAAATCGTGAGAGTTTCTCAATACCTGTTCGAGTCGGGTGTGGTGTGCAATTGGTCTCATAGCTCAATTGGAAGAGCACTCGTCTACGAAACGAGAGGTTGATGGGTTCAAATCCCTCTGAGACTTCTAAAAAAAACATGGTCAAGTGCTCGAGTGGTTGAAGAGGTCGGATTGCAAACCCGATATATTAAACACGTCAGTTCGAATCTGACCTTGGCCTCAAAAAAATAAACTAAGAAACTGTAAAATCAGTTGGTGTCAGTAAGTCATTCCGAGCGACATTTAAACCCTGATAGCAATGTTTATTTTTTATATTGTTGATGTGATGGAATTGGTAAACATGATTACTGTTTGAGGAAAATATTTGGACCATTTATGGATTTCCTGTTTTAGTAAACCAGATGACAATGAAAATAATTGTTGATTTAGTCACCAACTTGTGGGTTCAAATCCCATTATCAACACATATATACATGGTGGTTATCGCTTAAATGGAATTAAAGCGTCTGTTTGTGGAGCAGAAGAGTGCCAGATCATACCTGGTTAATCACCCTTTTGGACTTTTTTGTATTTGTTTTAATGGAGAAGTAAACCGAAATTGGTATCGGCCTCGTCTTGAAAACGGGTCATCGGTGATGAGCTGGTGTGTAGGTTCGAGTCCTATCTTCTCCGCAAAGTAAGGAAGTAATTTACCAGTGTGGCCCCGAGCCAGGTAAATGAAGATTAAGTACTTATGAAAATATCGGGGCTCTTTTGGCGTATTGGTGAAGTGGTCGAACACATATCTCTCATAAGGATACATTCATTGGTTCAAATCCAATATACGCTACCAAAGTACAATAAATAGCTGGTGGGAGGTAAGGTATTTCGTTGGTCTCATAAGCCAAAATAACTGGGTTCGATTCCCAGACGTAGCAACTATAACTTTCCCGTAGTAGAGAAGTGGAAGCAAATCGGATGAATGAGTTTATATGTTCGAGCGGTGAGCAACGCAAAAACAAAAGTTACTCATATCAAGTGAAGAAAGGCTAAATCTCACCGCCGTGCATGTGGCGGAGATCCCAGGTTCGATTCCTGGTTACGGAACAAATATTTTTTTTTATTTAAAAATTTTTATCTATATTTGCATTGTTAAATTAAAAAACATAAAGAAATGAAATTAAAAGAACAAATACAAAATGATTTTGTTGTTGCAATGAAAGCAAAAGATCAAGTAACAAAAAATGCTTTGAGTAGTTTAAAATCAAAAATTACTGAATCAGAAAAGTTAAATTCTAATCAAGAATTAACTGAAGAAAGTATTTTGAAGGTAATTTCAAATTGTATCAAACAAAGAAAACAATCTTATGATGAATTCATCAAAGGTAATCGTTTAGATTTGTCTGAAAATGAAAAAAATGAAATGTTAGTTTTGGAAAAATATATGCCAAAACCTTTAACAAAAGAAGAAATGGAAATTGAAATAAAAAAGATATTGGATTCTTTAAGTGATGAATCCAATATTAATAAGAAAATTGGAAAAGCAATTGGATTATTTAATAAATCTTTTCCTGGTATGTCAGATGCAAATACTGTTAAAGAAATAATTAATAGTTTTACATAAATAGAGATTGCGGGGTAGAGCAGCGGTAGCTCGGAAGGCTCATAACCTTTAGGTCAGTGGTTCGAACCCACTCCCCGCTACACGATCCGAAACATGACAACGGATAGTATGCCTTATACGATGAGAAATGGAGTGATGACCATATAGGACTGATTATAGGACAATGTTCTATTTAGATTGACTATCTACTGAAAGCGGGAATAAATAGTAACCCATGAAGTCTATTCCTAACCTGAAAAGGGACAGCTACGACACCTGTAAGTTGGATAAATAAAGGTGTCAAACGCCCAAGTAGCTCAGTTGGTAGAGCCGGTCATTTGTAATGATCAGGTCGCAGGTTCGAACCCTGTCTTTGGCTCCAAAGAGGTGAGATCCTCCATAGTCTTTAATCCAAGACTTAAACAATGGATAGGGTATTAGACTGGACATCCTTAAACGCCAGTCTCTTGGGAATAAAGCTGGAAAATCGTCCTTTCTCCCAGTAACGGTTGACGTTTTTAATTGGGGATGCCCAGTAGGTTTTTCAAATAGCAAAAACAATAATGACTACTCATATCATCTCAATATGGGGAAATATTCAGGAAGTATCGTTAGATACCGAGTACGTCCGATCAAACACTAATACGAGGTAGTGAAAATCCTGCACGTAGGGCTTAGAAAATTAGTTACAGATGAAATTTCTGTTCTGGGTATGAATTGAAGGTACTGGTAGATTTAATTAATTCTATTGTACCTTCAATTTTTTTACATGTATCAATAAAATTAATTACTTCATCATCACTTAAAAAAAACCATTCATTTTCTGATTGTGTTTTACTTAATGAATATCTTGAATGTAACCACTTCTCAATTTCCTTATAGTTTTTTGAATTATAAGAATTTATCAATGTTATTTTATTTGGATTACCCGTGGTTAAAGATTTTATCCGTTTTTCAACAGATGTTTTTGTTATTCCAATTTTAAATAATTCCCTAAAACCATCAGAATCGGTTGACATTAAAAGATACACATAACCCATATTTTAATTTTAAATAAAATATTTTATTTTGTAAATGTGTTTTTTATTTTATTTTCCTTTTCTCCCTTTTTAACTAATTTAACATATTCTTTTTTTGGTTTACCAGGTTTTTTATCTAATGCAATATAAACCAAACATTTTTTTATTCCATCAGGTGTTTTAACATTAACATGACTTTCTTTATAATCACCAACTTTAACACCTTCTTTTTTATCCAATATTTTTATATCTGATTTTTTAATTTCCCAAACCACACCATTTACATAATCATTTTTTGTTGATTTTTTAATTGATGCAACACCATCCTCATCAAAAAATGCATCCCAACCATGTAAAGTTCCATCAGATAATTTTTTTGCATCAGGACATCTTTTTTTCATTCTTTCAACATCCATATTGGAACCATATGCAAAATATAATATTTTTGTTTCAGAAATAATTTCGTTAATTAAATTTATAATTTTAATCATATTCATAAATATTTATAAAAATGAAAGTAGACGCATTATTTATCTCCGATGTACATCTGGGTTCAAAAGGTTCAAATGCTGAACATGTTTTAAAACTTTTAAAAGAATATGAACCCAAAACATTATTTCTTGTTGGTGACATAATTGATGGTTGGTTATTAAAAAGAAGATTTAGATGGCCACAATCCCACACAAACGTATTAAGAAAAATCCTATCCTATTCAAAAAACAATATCAAAGTAATTTATATTCCCGGTAACCACGATGACTTTTTAAGAGAATATGGTGAATTTTCTTTTGGTAATATTGAAGTTCATAATGAATATGTTTTTGAAAATACATTTATAACTCATGGTGATCTTTATGATGGGGTTGTTAAATTAAAATGGTTGGGGGTTCTTGGTTCAGTAGGTTATGATTTGGCTATCAGCATTGATAAGAGATTAAAAAAAATGGGTTATAAAAGAAGTTTATCAAAATTCTTAAAACAAAAAGTAAAAGAAGCTGTTAAATATATTACACAATATGAAGTGGAATTGGTAAGACAAGCAAAAAAACATAAATGTGATACAGTTATTTGTGGACATATACATAAACCTGAAGATAGAATAGTTGATGGTGTAAGATATTTGAATTGTGGTGATTGGATTGAAAATAACTCATACATAACACTTTTAAACGGAAAATACGAAGTACATGAATATAAGATATAAATTAACAATCGTCATTCCTTGTAAAAATGAGGAAAATTATATTGAAAGAACAATCAACTCTATTGTTAGACAAAAAAATATAATTGGAACTAGAGTTATTATTGCTGATGCATTTTCCACAGATAAAACTAGAATGATTGTAAGTGATCTACAAACAAAATTTAAAGACATCATAAGAATTGAATTAATTAATGGAGGATCTGTTTCTTTTGCGAGAAATAAAGGTGCATCAATGGTTAATACAAAATATACATTATTTTTGGATGCTGATACTGTTTTGGATGACCCAAAAATTATTAATGATTCTTTATTCGATATGTATCATTATAAATTAGATTTATTAACCTGTAAAGTTAAATCGTATGGTAAAGATATAAGAACAAGTATTATGTTCAGTCTATTTAATCCAATAAATTATCTATTATCTTTAACCACACCATTTGCAGTTGGAATGTTTTTTTTAACAAAAACATGTGTATTCAATGAATTAGGTGGTTTTGATAAAACATTACATCACTCAGAAGATTACTGGTTATCAAAACAATATAACCCAAAGAAATTTAGAATATCAAAACATTATATTGGTCAGGATGATAGAAGATTTAAAAAAATGGGTTATTTTGGAATGATTAAATTATTAATTAACGGATACTTATATAAAGATAATAAAGAATTTTTTCAACAAGATGTAAATTATTGGGACTAACATGAAAATATATAATATATTAAACGAAATATTAAACGAAAATACAATAACACTACCAAATATACCAAACACAAAAAACTTTTGGCATGGTGGTAATCTTGATGATTATAATGAAATAATTGCACAAAAAAATGGTCGATATGAATATGGACCTGGTTTATATCTTATTACAAAATATAATATTGCAAAAAAATATTCAAAAGGTAGTAGAAAACTTTATATCATAACAGTTGAATTGGGAAATGATATTACCAATTCATCAATACCAGAAAAAAATGTTCATGAATTTATAAACACCTATGTTATAAAAGGTTTAAGAAAAATTGTTATGGAACGTTTGGAAAGATACACAGAAAATGGAATGGTAGATGCTGAAATATTCAATAATATTATTTTAAATCATAAAGCAATAAAAGGAACTAATACTTCTAAACTACGTCAATTTTTAATTGATAATAATATTGATTACGAAATTGTTGGTAATGCGTTTGGGTTTGGAGAAAAAATGATGGTCTTGTATAATATGAAAAAGATAGTAAATGTTTTACAAGTAAAATCAAATGATAGATTAGACAATTATGATCTTTAACCATTACCACTAATTTTCCCACAAATCTCACATTTAACCATAATTGATACTTTGTTTTTTAGATCACATTCATCACAATCAATATAACGATGAAAACCTACAAAACATAATATCTTTCTGATTATTTTCATTTATAAATAAATATTTTAAAAAACATTTTATTATTCCAAATATTTCACTTATATTTGCCTCATCAAAGTACGAAAACAAAGTATAATAAAAAAAAAATAAAAATATTTTGTAGTTTGAAAAACTTTTCGTATATTTGCATATAATTATTAGTAAGATGAAATTATTGACGAACATACTAACACTTAACCCTAACCCGTTATATAACGGCAATAGAGGAAATGTGCAAAGTATAGTATGTTCGGAATATAAAATATAAAATAGATTAATTTCTAAAAAATATAACCCGAACTTACTAATAAAAAAATAAGTTCGGGTTTTTTGTTTTAGTTCTTTTACATTGTTGTATAATTAGTTAATATTGTTTTTTAATATTAAATTTTCATTAATTATTTTAGTTATAATATCTAAATATTTTTGACTTGTGGATGGTTTAACATATTTTTGTTGTGATGTATCAATAACACATAATGATATGTTATTTTCAATACATTTTTTAAATTTTAAAGAATCGTTAATTTGTGTTGATATTAATCTTTCATTACTAAAAACAGGTTCATAATGAAAGATACCGTTTAATTCAAATGCTAGTGAAAGAGATGGTATATAAATATCTAATTCTGAATTAATAATATCTTTTTTATTATAGTTAATTAACAGTTCTGGATAAATTTGTGTTAATTGTTCTTCTATCCAAATTTCCAATTTAGAACGTTTATAACCAAATGTTTTATGTGAATTTAAATATATCGTAGAACATGAATGACTACAAAATGTATTTTTATGTCGTTTACTTGCTGAATATAGTTTTGTTATAACAGTATTACAATTAGTACAATTGGTGGTTATCATAATATTTTTTTTTCTATGTTCTCTGCGACATTCGGAATTACAAAAATCAAATGTTCTATGACCCCATTTATTATTTTCTATGGTTTTCTTTTTTACATAGAATATATGATCACAACCAACACAAATAAGTGGAATGTCGGTTTCTGGTGTTGAGTTATTATATTCTTCTGGTGTATATGTATGTTTCATATGTATATAAATATCATAAGAAAAAATAAAAATTAAATTTCTTTGACATTGTGGAATAAGTTGCCCTGGTGGTGAAACTAGGTAGACACGCGGGACTTAAAAAGTGATACACGATTAATTTAATTAACTTTTGTGTTAGTTCGATATATTTATTATATATGAAACATAAATACACAAAAGAAGAATTAGAAATTGCAGTTAGTAAATCATTAAGTATTGCACAAGTTTGCAGAGAATTAAGTATTAGACCTGTTGGTGGTAATTATAAAACTATTAATATTATGTTAAAAAAAAATAATATTAATATTAATCATTTTACAGGAAAAGGATGGAATACTGGTACAAGATATAAGACATTTTCTAAAAAACAATCTTTATCTGAAATTTTAGTAGAAAATTCTACATATTCAAATACTAATTCATTAAGAAAACGATTAATTAAAGAAAATATTAAAGAATATAAATGTGAAAGATGTGAAAATACAATTTGGTTAAATCAACCTATTAAATTAGAACTTAATCATATAAATGGTAATAATATGGATAATCGTATTGAAAACTTAGAAATACTTTGCCCTAACTGTCATTCAATGACATCAAATTTTCGTAGTAAAAATAAATTGAGTGCACTTTCTGAAAAGAGAGATGTAGAATATCGTAAATTCAGGGAAGACTTAACTGTTAATCCTGAGCCAAGCTCTATTAAAAATAGAGAAGGTGCAGAGACTTTACACGATATACCTAAATCAGTTAAAACAAAAAAATGTTTACATTGTAATAATGATTTTATTTTTAGTCGGAATGAAAGTAAATATTGTTCAACTGAGTGTTATAGAGAACACTCAAGAACAAATATACCTAAAGTTCCTGATTTATTAAAATCATTTGAAATATATGGATCATTTGTTCAAGTTGGTAAACATTATAATGTTTCAGATAAAGCTGTACATAAATGGTGTGAATTATATGGAATAACTGACATGGTAAAGAGAAAGTCCAGACCACAAACATTATAAAATGGTAATGAAAATTATAGTGGTAAGAAAATCCCGTCCCCAGCAATGGGGGTGCGGGTTCGACCCCCGCCTAGGGCACAAAAAACATACATGATTTATAATTGTTATGGATACAATTCCTGATTATATTGATGTATGTTAAATGGTCTTGTAATTCAATGGATAGAATAATTGTTTTCTAAACAATACATAGTGGTTCGATCCCACTCAGGACTACATTTTTATATTGGGGTGTGAAGTCAATGGAAGACGACTAGTTTTGGGAACTAGAAAGTAGGTTAATATCCGAAAATGCGAGTTCGAGTCTCGTCACCCCAACATTTGAACTTTTGTACCTTTTTAAAATTCCCACATAGCTCAGTTGGTAGAGCAAAATCCTGTTAAGATTGAGGTCGGGGGATCGTGACCCTCTGTGGGAGCATTTATGGTCAAATGGCGTAATTGGTAGACGCGCTGGATTCAAAACCCGGTGTCCGTAAAGACGTGAAAGTTCGAGTCTTTCTTTGATCACAATAAATACACTTGTATAGACCAATTGGAAGGAGTCATATGTCTTAGGAACATAGTAGTGTCGGTTCGAATCCGACTATAAGTACAAAGGTTAATTGGGGAAAGGTAGTATCACTATCGGAGGTGAAATAAGTAATGCCAATTATAAAAACAGATGTCCACTCGCCCATCTTCTGTTTTCCTAAATTCGGGACGTTATCCTGTAAGTGGTAGCAGAAACGACTGTAAATCGTTTGTCTTAATGACTCGGATGGTTCGACCCCATCACGTCCCACAATTTTTTAAAAATTAAATTTTTTATTTATGAAATCAAGTGTTTTAGAACGTATTATGAAACGTTCGCCGGAAGAAATTGAAATTGGTAGACAAAGAAGAAAAAAACAAATTGAAGAACTTTCTTTGGAATATCAACTTGGTCAATATGTTGGTGAATATATAGTTTACAGAACATTACCAACATTAAGTTGTGATGATATTACAACCAGAAACACTATTCAAGTTTCAGAAGAAGAAACAAACGAACTTAAAAGATTAAATGATATATGGTTTAATAAAGTTTGGAACTTTAGAGGAACAGAAGAAGAAAAAAAGGAAGCAACAAAAGAAGAATGGAATAATCTTAGAACATATCAAAAAATGTTGGATGATAAATATTATCCCCCAACAATTCAATCACATCTGTCACCTTTAAATGTAAAAGATATGAATGAATTTAAACGAGGTTTAATTGACTGTTTATGGAGTTCTGATTGTTGTTCTTATAGTTTGAAAGAAGAAGATATTTTGATTGAAACTAATGATGATTATTTATTCACAACAATCACATTAAAAAGATAAAAGAATTACCTACTGGTACAACCTGAGCATGACTTGTAGTGGTGACCGTAGTGAGGAGTGGGTAATTGTTTTATATTGATCCTTAGCTCAGTTGGTTAGAGCAAATGACTCATAATCATTAGGTGATCGGTTCGAGACCGGTAGGATCAACATCATCGTTATATACCCCTTGAATGAATCTAACTCGTGCATCTCGAGCAATACATGAGGTAATGACAAATTGGTTCAGGTAAGTCCAAGGGGGTATATAACTAAATTTGGGTATAAGTACCGAGCGAAGCAAGAATGGTCTAATTCGGATGTGTGTGGGTTCGACTCCCATTGTATCCACTGTTTGTAGGTATAGTGAATAACCTTCAGAGAAGGTGATGGTATCGCACTCTTAAAATGCGAACCCTCTTTAGTTCCGTCATATAGCGGTTTAATATGTGACCCTTACAAGGTCAACTCACCAGTTCGATTCTGGTCGGAACTACAGAATGTTGATAAAGGTAACCATTACCTCAACAACCATTGCAATGGTAAGTATGGTACCTATGCGATAATAGTATAATGGTTATTACTCCGGATTACCAATTCGGATATGGAAGTTCGAATCTTCTTTATCGCTCTTTAAATTATTTTTTTTTTCAATTTACATTTATCGCTCATTTTATTATATTTATAATATATGAATATATGGAAACAAAATGAAATTGATAATTTAATTGAATTAATAAAAAAAGGTAAATCTTACAAAGAAATTAGTTTTGAATTGGGAAGAGAATCATCTTCAATAAGAACTAAACTATATAGATTAGGATATAAAAGTACTGATTTTATAAAAACTGAAATTAATCATTGTTTAAATTGTAATAAAGAAATTAGTAATAAAAAACTTTTTTGTAATCATAGTTGTTCGGCAACATATAATAATAAAATTAGATTTAAAAATGAATATCAAAAAAATAATTGTTTAAATTGTAATAAAGAAATTAAAATAAAAAAAAATTATTGTTCTAATAAATGTCAAGGTGAACATAAACAAAATTCAATTTTTGAAAAAATTGAAAACGGTGATATAACATTTTCTGAAAAATCATATAAAAAATTTTTAATAAAAAAATATGGGGATAAATGTATGAAATGTGGATGGAACGAAATTAATCCAGTTACAGGAAAAGTCCCTATTCAATTAGAACATATTGATGGTAATTCAGAAAATAATACTTTAGAAAATTTAATGTTATTATGTCCTAATCATCATTCATTAACACCAACATATGGTGCATTGAATAAAGGACATGGTAGAAAATATAGATATAAAAAATAAACGCATCGTAGGTGTAACTGGTTGCATCCCGTCCTTCCAAGTCGGTGGAATTAGTCGGTTCGAGCCCGACACGATGCTCATTTGAACTTTTGTACCTTTTTTTGATATTTATATATAAATTATATTTATGTCAAGAAAAGAAAAACAATATCATTACATTTATAAAACAACTAATATTATTAATGGAAAATTTTATATTGGTATTCATAGTACAAATGATTTAAATGATGGTTATATTGGTTCTGGAAAACGATTATGGTATTCTATAAACAAGTATGGAAAAGAAATTTTTAAATGTGAAATACTTGAATATTTTTCAGATAGAGAATCATTATATAAAAAAGAAAGAGAATTAGTTAATGAAGAATTATTGAAGGATAAAATGTGTATGAATCTTGGAATAGGAGGTACTGGAGGTCAAGGTGATAGATTTTTAACAAAAGAACAATTAAAAAAAGGTAGGAAAAAATGTGATTTAATTTTAAGAGAAAAATATGGTGAAGATTTTCGTTCAATTATTGTAAAAAAATATTATAATAATTTAACTGAAGACCAAAAAAAAGAACGGAATAAAAAAATAATAAATGGACAAATAAATTCAAATTTTGATCGTTCTAAAACTTTTAAAGGAAAAAAACATAATGATAAAACAAAAAAGATAATTGGAGAAAAGAGTTCAATTAATCAAAAAGGTTCATTAAATTCACAATTTGGAACGATGTGGATTACAAATGGTATTGAGAATAAGAAAATTAAGAAAGAAACTGAAATACCACAAGGTTGGTATAAAGGAAGAAATAAGATGAAATAAAGAATATTGAATTATTTATAAAACTCGGTTTTTATATTTTTTAGTATAAAAATTTTAAAATATGGGTCTGAGGGAGTCCCAAAAACGGATAAATAACGTGTCCCTCTCCATTCCGGAGTAACTCAGTTGGTAGAGTAGGAATTTTGTAAATTTCAAGTCGCAAGTTCGAAGCTTGTCTCTGGATCAATGGTCCGTTGATATGGTGACTTAATGAAAACAAACCATGTCCAAGGGGTGAAAGTCCCCCACAAATTAACTAGTCTGATGCATTACAGGTGCATCGGGTAAGTGTCCTTAGTAACGAATGTGACCGCTAGTTTATTCATTGTTCTGTAGTGTAATGGTAACACATAACATTTTGGATGTTATATTTAAAGTTCGAATCTTTACAGGACAACACTAAAAATTGGAGAGATGACAGAGTGGTAATGTAGCAACCTGCTAAGTTGTACATCGGGTAAGACCGGTGCGAGGGTTCGACTCCCTCTCTCTCCGCAGAATTTTTAAATATTGCTAAGTGTTGAAATGACTTAAGTGTCTCGGCAGACTCGCCCTTCTGTCTAAAGGGTGGTGATAACAAAATAAAGACAGAATAATGGATTGACCACTAAAAATGTTAAAACTTATTTGTTCTGTACCTAATTGCACCGTACATGGTTCGAATCCTGTCTTAGCAGAGTTGTATATGTTAATTCACCTCCACGTTTGGTTACAACTGGAAACGGGTAATGCCGGCTAAGAAATTAACAATTAAATTAATTAACAAAAAATAAAGAAAGATGACTTAGTATTTATTTAAAAACACAATTATGGAACGGAAATTTAGAACACTTTATGGTACTCCGATACCAAATGTAGTTGATTATGTAAAAGATTACTTATCAAACAGAGAAGATGTAGAAATCTTAATCGGATCAGATTCACAATGTTATGGAAATAAAAAAACAGTATATGGTGTAGTAATTGCATTATATACAAAGGGTAAAGGTGCCCATGTTTTATGTAGTCGTGAGACAGTTCCAATGGAGAGAAATACTGCAACAAGATTATTAACTGAAGTTTGGAAATCAATTGAATTAGCTGAATATCTTAAAGATAATGGTTTACCAAAACCACAATGGATAGATATTGACTTAAATCCAGATCCAAAATATAAATCTAATGCAACACTTAGACAAGCGGTTGGTATGGTTGAGTCTTGTGGTTATAAAGTCAGATATAAACACTTAGGTGCAATTATGACCTATGCTGCAAATCATTTAGTTCGTTTGTAATGGGAGATTTTTTAAGTAAATTGGAATATGAGATTAAATTCAAATCAGAAGTTGAAAAAGTTCTGAGAGAAAAGGTCATGTCTAAAATTAAAATAAGAGAAATTTTAAAATTAATAAAAGAAAGAAATAAGAAAGATGGAAATTAATCCACCTTTTTTTATTTATTAAATAATATTTTTTTACTATCATTGTAATATGGGAAATAAAATAAAAAATTTTTTAATTGGTGCAGTAGTATCATTAAATAAAGTTCAAGAAAATATAAGTCAAACTGTTAATGGAATTGATAATAACATTTCAATTCAAAAAGAAGTAGAAAAACATGAAATAAAACTTGTAACAAAAAGTAGGTTTTATGATATTTTAAACAAGGCAGATAAATATGAAAGAGCATTAAAAGAAGGTGTATCCTTGGATATACTTAATAATAAAGATTTAGTATCCAAAAATCCAGAAAAAGTTGAAGCTGCAAATCAAAAAATAAGAGAAGCTTTGAATTCTACATTAACTGAGGAAAAAATAAAAGAAATTGAAGATAGACCAATACTTGGATTTAGAAATCAAAGATTTGGTTCTTTAATGGAGGATATTAATAATCTTGATGAGGATGCCAAATATAAATTTAGTACAAATAATGATTTGTATAAGTATGCTAGTAATGTAAAAATACATTATAAAGATGATGGTTTATTTTTGGAATTTATTGTTAACTCAAGTGAAAATCCAAAAATATTAATGATGAATTTTGAAGATCTAAATCATTTTTCTGTTGTTGAAAAAAATGCAAAGACATATGAATATGAAATATTATCTTATGAGGGTACTAGAGTTACCGCACCATTTGAGAAGGGTTATATGTATAAAGCAAACATTTTAAAGAATGGTGAATATAATTTTGAAATGGATGATAAAATAAACATATTGAATAAGAAAAATACTCCAGCAAAAAATACAGCGTTTTATAAATAAAAAAGGTGGATTAATTTCCACCTTTATTCTTTTATAACATTTATTTTTATTTTCGGTTCATAACCATTTGGTAGTCTATTATCTATACCTAGAAATTTCCCCATATTTTTATCCATCCTTATTGTTACTTCTTTTTTATCAAGATTTAACATTATCTGACCAACAGTTTGCATGTTATGTTCATTTTTTTCTCTATATGGATTGAAGAATGGGTTTTTATGATATTGTTGTCTCATTTTTTCAAACACTTCACTATCTGTTTTACAACTTTTCAAATATTCTTTTGCAAATAACATTCTCATATGAGAAGATTTCTTTTTAATACCTGTTGTATAACCAGCAACTTCATGTGCTATACCATGATTTGTTCTAACCATGACTTTTTTATCTTCTTTTAATTTTGTTACAACAGAAGTGTCTTTACTAGTTGCTTCAATATTATAAATGTTTTTATTATTTCCAACCATTGTTTGACCTTTAATACCAACATTTTTTTTATCATCACCGGAGAATGAAATAACCGACTTAACAACATTTTTTATTTCTTTATGTTTTAATGCTGTTCTAATTTTAAAACCATCAGTCGCTTTCTTTCTATTTTCAGTATCGTCTAATTTTGGATCTTTAAAAACATAATTTTTTCCATCCTTTTGTTTTTTTTCTATTTTATCACTTTCTTTTTCATCTTGTCTAACCAATAGACTTGAATTAACAATACCAATACCATATTCATTCATACCTTCAGACCAATCGGTATCCTCATCAATCCAATATACCATTTCCACATCATCAACAACTTCATGAACTACTTTCATTTTGGCAACATAACCTCTATCTCTATTTTTTGCCAAAATAATACCATTATCAAGTCTAACTGCAGCAATTGTACATTCTTTAATTAAATTTAATTTTTCAGATTTAACTAAACTTATCTCCTCACTTATTAATTCATTTAATTTTGATTCATTTATTATCATAATAAATTATTTATTACAATAAATATTTGATAATGTCAATAATATCACTTATATTTGCATTCTATTATTAATTAACAATAAAAAAATTATTATGAAGTGTATTAAATCAGTTAGAGTTGGCAAGAATGTTGAACTTGGTGAAATTAAAAGGGTAAATGATGTGGATGCAGATTTATCTGTAAGAAGTGGATCTTGGTCATATGTATCAAAATCTGAGTACAAAAAAACTATTAAACCGGTTGTAGTTGAACCAGTACTTGTTGAGAAAAAAGTTGAGAAAACTATTTCCGAAAAACAACGTGATAGTAAGAAAAAAAATAATAAAAAAGTTTATAAATAATTTTTTTATTTGAAAAATTAGATTTATCTTTGCAACGTAATACTTATTATATATGACACATTAGATTAATAAACTTGTAGTAATAACCAGAGGTGATATGACACCAGGTTATCAAATGGCACAAAGTTGTCATTCAGTATCACAGTTCATACTTGAACATCATGATTTGGCTAAGAAATGGAATAACAATTTTTTAATATCGTTATCCATTGATTCAGAAGAAAAATTAAGTAATTTATTAACAAAAATTCAAGATATTGGCGTTCCTGTGTCTTATTTCACAGAACCCGATATTGACAATCAATTGACTTCAATTTGTTTCCTTGAAACGGAACAAACAAGGAGATTAACATCGTCATTACCTTTATCATTAAAAAATTTTAATAAACAATAAAACAAACAGTTATGATGTAGATTACAGAAAAGAAATGTGAAATTGTATTTCACTTCAACAAGAAACATTTGGAAGACCCTACCATTCCAATGTGGGTAATTAAATGTAGGGGTGACACTCATTATGTCCATCACGTAGTTGTAGAACCCGGTGTTGGTTTCTCAACAAAAGAAACTCCAAATAACACTCATACAAAGGGGAGTATCAAATTTAAAGCAAATTTGGTTTTAGAAACGGATGAGAATAATCAGACAATCGCAAGGTTGTATTAATAAAATAAAAAAATTAATAAAATGTCACAAAAAAACAACGGGTCAAAACAAAACCCAACAACAGTAATTAAATGTAGTTTTTCAAACTCAGTTCATAAATTATTAGAACCTAACATGGATAAAAAAACTTATCAACGTTGGAAGTATAAAAAAGAATTAACTGAAAAAGAAAAGATTGAGATCTTTGATAAAATAATGGAATTACATAAAGAAAGTTCCGAGTTATTAACCTCATATCAATTTGAGAAGAGGGAAAAAAGAAGAATACATAAAGCACGTGTTGAACGTGGTTATGAGTTCAAGAAAAAAATAAATAAAAAAGATTTGGTGAATCAAAATTAAGTCTTTATATTTGCATCAGTTCTTTAAAATATCTGCTGATAAACAAACAATAATCTTGACCAACATAATAGGCTTCGGTGACCGTTGGTGTAACTGTGAATTAACACATCGGGGTTATCTCAACCAAGAGAGATGTTTGTGGACAGATAAACGACCTTAGATTGTACTTAGGTACATTGGAAGGAAGTCCTTTCTCCCCAAAGTAGGGAGCGTACTAAGGTTTATTCACATTCTTGGAGTGACAGATATTTTAAAGAACTTTATGGTAAAGTGACCGAGTGGTTAGGTGTGGGAACAGACGTTCTTATTACAAAGGTTCGAATCCTTTCTTTACCTCTGGAATTTCAGTACTGGTGTCCATAATACCAATGAAAGACGGATGAGGACAAATCTCCTATGGAGTTTATTCTGTCAAATATCAAGGTACATGTAGTAAAGTGAATGAGACCTGTGACAAAAACTGAATACGTCATAAAACTACATAATTTTTAACAGTTCTTTGATAATTTTTTAAAATGGCATGTTAACTCAACGATAGAGTAGGATTTTAATAACTTTTTATCCATTTTCTGATTGCATTATCACTAACACCATATTTTCTTCCCGTTCCACAATAACCTAGTGTATTTATTTCATTAACTAGTGTTTTATAATCTGGACGTTCTACTAATCTCCTAGAAAATTTGATTATTTCTTCTGGTGTTTTTAATATTTTTTTGTTATCAGTATTTTTAACATTACCACCACAATGTGTATCTAATGTTGCATTACAGTTTGGGCATAAAAATCTTAAATTTTCTAATCTATTATCGTTATTAACACCATTAATATGATCAAGAATTAATGAAAAATTTTTACCCATCCAATTACCGTCATTTTTACACATTAAACATTCATAAGGTAATAATTTATTTTTAATAATGTGTTTTTTAACACAACCTCTACTAAAATCAGAATTTACAGTAAAACGATTTATGTTTTTTGATTTATTAGTATATTCTCTTGATAATTGAGCTTGTGTTTTAAAATGTTCAGTATTTATTTTAAATTTTTCAATTAATTTTTTTAACTTTACATAGTTGGAACCATTTATATTCCACCCTAAATTTTCTAAACAATTTTTACTATTATAACTTAATTTCACGATTTCTTCTAAATTTTCCATTATATGTATTTATAATAAATATACCCATTTCTATAAAAGTTCGAGGTTCGAGGTTCAGTTTTAAAATATTTGGTTATATGAAAAAGTTTTCATATATTTGTAATATAATTGTTTCGTTAGTTTAACGGTAAAATACATCTCTCTAAAAGATTAGTTGTCAGTTCGAATCTGATACGAAATACAAATTAATTAATATGGTTATTCATAATGAATTTGAAATTGGTGATATTGTTTATTTAATAACAGATACTAACCAAGCTAAAAGAATGGTCATTGGTTTTAAAGTAACTTTAAATGATGTGAAATATATATTAGGCTGTGAACATTATGAAAGTCTTCATGAATCAATAGAAATTTCAAAAGAAAAAAATATTTTATAAAATATTTGGTAGACTCAAAAAGTTTTCTTATCTTTGTAAAAATTAAGAAATAAAAAGAAAAAAAAATATTTTTTAAAAAACACTTTATTTTTCAAATAAATTTACTATATTTGTCGAACAACAATTAAATAACAACAAAAATTTACAACAATGAAATTGACAAGAAACATCGTCGCTCTTCAAAAAGGTTTGGTATGTCCATCTAATGATGGATTGGATAACAGAATACCAGTCGCTACAGTACAAGCTCACTTAATGAGTTTTGGTTACATGTTAGATGAGGATGCATTTGCAGAATTATCTAAATCAGATTTATCAGAAATACAAAAATTTAATGATGAAGTTATCTCTTATTTGAGAGAAATAACTGGTGGTAAAAGAAATTTCACCGCATTGTACAAAAACTTCCCTGAAGAAGTTATGTCTAAGTCTGATTCAGAATTATTCTTTAACGCTATTAGACATTATTGGAGTAATGGTACGTGGGAACCTAGTACTGTAACATACGAAAGACCAATTAAGTTTGAAAAAATCAAGTATACCATGATAAAATATGGTACACAAGAAAGATTTGAAAGAATCTTCACTGACTTGGTTTCTATTAATACTTCATTGACTCCAAGTGATTTGAATATTGTTAAGTGGTTCGCAGAGACTAATCAAAAATTAGTTTTCCCTGATGTAATTCCTTTCAAAGAAAACCTTTGTACCTTAGCAGGTATGGGTATTGAAGGATTACCAGTAAAAACAACTACTGACGTTTTACGTATTGCTGTACACTTATCAGGTGGTGACATCTCTTTACCAAAAGTACCTGATGCACAAGTTAGGTTAAACAGATGGAGTTCTTACAAGAGTGACAACCCTGAAAGAGAAAAATTCAAATTTAAAAGTTTCTCTCGTAAAGAAAGAAAATATCTTTTAGGTTTATTGGAGAAAACAAATTGTGATCCAAAGGAAATGGCGTTAAAGAGTGGAAGATGGGTTAAGTTGGCGCACGGATTACACGCAGGTGAATACAAGAACGCTTTCCCTAAAGCATTCGATGCTATCAACAAAATTAGAAATGAAAAAGTGAAAACTTGGTATTCTAAATTGAATGAAGCATTTGATAAGTCTTTGGAAAATGGTTTAAAAGTATTGTCTGAAAGACCAGGTGAATTCTCAAGAAGAATTGATTGGTTAATCCGTACTAATCCAAAGAATATTGAACTAATCATGTCTTACTTTAGTGAGGCGGTGAAAGGTACTTCAAACAAGGTATTGTTCGAGGTGTACAACCACTTTGAGAATCGTTTGGAAGCGAAGTCAGATAGATCAGTAATGATTAAAGGGGCAAGAAAACGTACTCCATTACCTACTTTACCAGCGTTATCAAATAATATTGTTGAATCAATTCACTCTAAATTATTTGAAACATTAAGAGATAAATTCTCTAACTTGGATAGTTTGGGTAACTGTTGGATTGATGAAGAATTGAAAAAGATTCCTTTACCAACTAACATGAGAAGTATGAACTTCTCTTCTAAACCAACTGTTAGAGGTCAAAGAACTCCATTGGATAATCCAGACGCTAAAGTCATCAGACCTTTCGTACATTGGATGGACCCTCGTGGTAGTGAAGACTTGGATTTGAGTGTTACATTTGTGGGTGACAAATCCGCCGATGTGTTATCATTCTTTAGGTTAAGAGTTGGTAAGTCAGTTCACTCAGGTGATGTTAGACATAGAAGAGGTGCTTGTGCTGAGTACATTGATATTCATATGAAAGATGCTTTATCTCGTGGATACAAATATGCGGTAATTGATGTGAGAAACTTTAACGGTGGATCATTGAAATCAGTTGAAACATCATTTGGTATCATGGAAAGAGAACATCCTGAATCAAATGACCACTGGTTACCTGAAACATTATCAAGTTGTTCATCTTTGGAATCAACATCTTCAGTGACGTTAATTTCAATAATTGACTTGGTAACAAAAGAGTATATTATGTTGGATATTGACTCAAGTGGTACAACATATGCAAGAGGAGATATGAAAAACACATTGAAACTTGTAGAAGATTATACTAAACTACCAAAAGTAAGTGTTTATGACCTTGTATTATTACACGTTGAAGGACGTGGTAAACAAGTAACATTGGATGACAATGTGGATACTTACTTCAAATATGAAGACTTTATGACTTCATACGAAGAAACAGGAAAATTGATGGGTGTGTAATAAAACCCATCAAATTATTAAAAATATTAATGTGGCAACGGAATTAGTTACTTCTATTTTAATTGGTAAAAATTCACTAATCCAATTCCCACAAACTTTAGTTCTTAAAATATTTAAATGGCTATGTGTTATAATCACTTCACTTAACTGAACTGATTATTTGGTTACTTCTAATCAATTTTTCGGGACTGGTTCCCGAGCTACTGCAACGATACCAACACAATTACCATTTTAACCTTTGTGAAGGCAATGTTTTTTTTGGTTACTTCTAAACATTTGTAACGTTATTACCAAAACAATTCCCTTCCTTTTTATTTTGTTATTTAAAAATTTTAACTATATTTACAATAACAAAAATTAGTTCTTTGAATAATATTATTGATGGCCATCTATTTTGTCTTACTTCTAAAAATTAAACTTTAAAATTAACAGACATAGAATTTCCATCATTTTCTAAATATATTAAGGCCATGTATTGACTTAAACTATATTTTGAATATTTATTATTATGATAATATCAGGAGTATATAAAATAGTAAATACCGAAACTAATCAAATTTATATTGGTAGTAGTATAAATCTAAACAAAAGAGAAAATGAGTAAAACCATGAAAAATAAAATTAAAAATGGTGATTTTAATAATAATAAGTGGAAAAATATATCAAAAGAGGAATATGATAAAAATATAAAAATTTTAATTGATAAATCAGTTAAAAATAAAAAAAATAAAATCGTATGTCAATATACTTTAGATAATATTCTAATAAAAGAATGGATTAGTATTAATGACATTGAGAGAACATTAAAGTACTATGCTTCACATATATCCAAATGTTGTAATAATAAAAAGAAAACAGCATATGGACATATTTGGAAATTTAAACAACAATAAATAAAACAAAAAAAAAACAACATTATGGCAACAGAAAATGTAAAAACAACAGATGAAATGGTCAAAGAATTATTTGACACAGTACAAGCAAAAAAATTAGCAATTGAAAAGGCAGAGAGACCTTGTTGGCAAACAAGTGGTAACTTCGGTTATTCTGCAAATTCAGCACATGACAGAAGTGATGTGAAAACAATAACTGACGTAAGAAAGATTGTGGACATGTTAGCGTTCTTGATGGATCGTAAAGAAAAATCAGAAAATGCATCAAAAGAATTGGGTGTGAACTACACATTCAGTTGGTTAGGGTTCTCAGTTGATGAATGGAAATCGGATTTCAAAACAAGAGTTGATCAAATCTCTCTTCAAGAAAGACGTAAAGAATTGGCTGAAATTGAAGCTCGTTTAAATGCAATTATCTCACCTGAGTTAAAAGCAAAAATGGAGTTGGAAGCTCTTTCAAATTTACTGAACAAACAGTAAATTAAATATTTTAGTTCTTTATTAAGGTGATTTAGGTCTAGCAGATGTAGTATAGGGTTACCGTTATAGAAAAACGGTCTGAAATGTTGTGAAACGCTATATCGTAAAAGAGGTAGCTGGTCAAACCTTAGGCTTTAGTTTTTAACCGTATGACTATTATTGGTGCCTATTCCAATTCTAAATTATCTTAATTATTTTCTTTGTTTAGAAAAACAAAGTGGTGGAGAAATGTAAATATATTTACGGCCTCAAAAGGTTAGGGTTTAATTACTCTAACCTTTTTTACTTAAGATATGAGACTGGTATTTTTTTCTGACACGCATAGTTTACACAATGTAATGTTATCACCTTTACCAAAAGGTGATGTGTTAATACATTCTGGAGATGTAACCAATATCGGAACAGAATCAGAAATTATTGAATTTGTTAAATGGTTTAATGATTTAGAAGGTTATCAACATAAAATATTTATTGCTGGTAATCATGATTTTGGATTTGAAGATAATAGGATAAGACATGGTAATGATTTACCTTGGTTAGATCGTTTGGTTGAAGAAGGAAAGTTACCAAAGTTAAATTGTATTTACTTAGAAGATAGTGAATATATAATTAATTCTGATGAGTTTTCTAAACCAATTAAAGTATATGGTTCACCTTGGCAACCAGAGTTTTTTAATTGGGCATTCAACTTACCAAGAAATGGTGTGGATATTCAGGATAAATGGAATCAAATACCGGAAGATACTGATATATTAATTACACACTCGCCTCCTTACGGAATTTTAGATTATACATTAATGAATCAAAGTGTAGGGTGTGAATTTTTACGGTATAAGGTTAATCAACTTAAACCAATTATAAACTGTTTTGGACATATACATTGTGCAAGAGGTATAAAGGAAATTGATGATACTTTATTTATAAATTCATCAATATGTACGGAACAATATAAACCAAAAAATAATCCTATTGTTCTTGATTTAATTGAAAGGGATGGTCAATTTTTAAAATTTGTTGTTTACGATTAATATAATTTAATCTAGATTGTCTCATTTTTTCTTTAGATTCTTCTGAAACAATCTTCCCTTTATGTTTTTTACCTATTTTATTTTTTGTTTCATCACTAAGAGTATGTCCTTTTTTAGATAAACTCATCTTTAATTTAGTCTCTTCGGAATGTGTTTTACCACGTTTACTTTCAGACATTTTTAACAATGATTCAGGTGACATTTTTCCACCGTCACCACCATTAGTACCATTTGTTAGATCATTACCGATTTCTCGGTAATATTTTATCCATTTTATTTCTGATTCATTGAGTAATTCCTCATTATTTAATACCTCTAATATAATTACATTAACTCTTAATCCTTCATTTAAAAGAGATTTAATCCAAGTATTTTTATGTGTTACATATTTTAAACGTGATTCTTTATAATGATTTCTAATTCTTGTGTATAAGTCAACCGCTTTTCCAATATATCTAATTTGATTAGATATCGGATCTGAAAGACCATAAATAACATTTTTATTAGGTAAATCTTTTAATGAACTAATAAGTAGTTGATTACGATTATAATTTCCTTCTTTAATTTTTTCAATGAGGGGTCTTGATATAGTTATACTGATTTTTGTTGTGTTTGTTTCCTTCATAAAATAAATATAATGGAAAAAATTGGATATATGAATATTATTACTTATATTTATGATTATTATATAATATGATTTTATATCACATAACCAAAATAGAAAATATTGATTCAATTTTAGAAAAAGGTATTTTACCTAATTATAAAAGAGGAATAACTCATTGGTCGATTAAACAAAACTACGTGTTTTTAACAAATAACGTTTATAAAATTATTAAAGAACAAATTGGTTTATGTTGGGGAAAAGAAATAGTAATAATTGAAGTAGACATTTTTAAATATGAACCATATTTATATAAAAGTACAAATAAAATATCTGATTTTGAATTTATTACAGATAGAGTATTACCGGAAGAAATAAAAAACATCTTATTCAGACACGTATTTCGTTAATTCTTCCATTTGTGATGAAAGATATAGACCAAAGAATAAACCCCATTATAATTGACTTAAATGAGGTTTATGGGGAGTTGGTTGTGACAATTGTATAATAAACTATATTTATATTAAAAACACTATGAAAAAGATTATTGAATTAATTAAAAAATTATTGGGTGGTGGAAGTATCCAAGATAAAATTAATGAAATAAATGAACTTGAGGTTGCGGTTAATGATCAAATCACAGATATTAAATCTGAGGTAAAAGAGATTAAAGAATCTGTTAATGATCAAATTACTGACATTAAATCTGAAGTAAAAGAAGAAGTAAAAGAAATTAAAAATGAAGTGAATAGTCAAATTACAGATATTAAATCTGAGGTAAAAGAGATTGTTCATAAGAAAAGAGGTCCTTATAAGAAAAAAAAATAAATAATTTTTTTATTTCAAATTTTCTTCTTATATTTGCAATAGTTCTTTAAAATATGGGTCTATTTTGGTTTTGATTTAGAATGTTAGGGATGAGTGGCACGTAAGAGCTGAGTTAACTCTTTAAAAACTGATTTAAACAATTAAACGGCAACGTTTACAAAAACATGGAAATTGCAGGAATTCTTGCAACTTCTAACGTAGCAGTAGCCTAAGAGGTGAATCTACACCGGGTCGAATTACATATAACCTAGGAACAGAAGTAATCAAGGGTTGATACACCCGAAACGTATCGGAGTACGTTGGCAAAGTTTAAAACTCCTTAAAATAAGGAAATTAAGTGTGTTTGTTGGTAAGTCATATGAAACCATCTATTTGTCAATTGTGAATAATTGAATAAACGTGTAGTCACTTATTGTTAAGTTCTGAAGACACCGGTTCGACTCCGGTTAGATCCACTTGTTTCTAAAATAAAAAACCCATCATTTTTTGATGGGTTTTTTTATGTCTATTTATTTGTTCATTAAATCTTGAAAACTTCCTATAATATTACCTTTTGAGTCTTTATAAACCCCTGATTTATCAGCAGAATAACTTTCTTTTGTATTCATATCTAATAAACTAGGTAAACCATTAACTATTTGTGTACTATCCCATGCTAATTTTCTTTTAATTTGTTTTTGTTGTATTTTGATTTACTTGTGTATTTGTTTGTGGTGTTACGGTATTTGTTTGTAATGGGTTATTGAGTTGTGTATTTCCTTGAGGTGACTTATAATTGTATTTATGTGCACTTAAAGCCTTATTTAAATTTTGTGTATCTGCGTATGTTGGTGTTGTTTGATTACTATCTTGATTTTGTAATGCATTTGCTGTTTCAGGACCTACAATACCACTTTTATCTTTTAAATTATTATTTGTTTGAAAATTTATTACCGCTTGTTTAGTTACATTTCCAAAATGACCATATTGATTTTGAGGAAGTTGTAATTTTAATTTCATTTGAAGAGTTTTAACCGCATCTCCATTAGAACCAAAATGTAAATATTGTTTTCCTTGTAAAACATCATTAAAATTATCTACTTTTGATTGTAGTTTTGCTGGTTTGTTTTTCAATGTTTTTGCAAGTGTTTCTGCTTGACGAGTTTCATCACTAGTTATATTATATTTTTTGACATAATTTGTCCATTCCATCCCATTTACTGAACTACCAGGACTTACAATTGTACCATTTTGTAATGAATTGAACGCATTTGCAATATTTTGAATTCTATTTGGGTCTGTTGCAGGTTTTGTTTGAGTTGCAGTTCCTGGTGGAGGATCTGGTATAATATTTTCACCATCACAACTATATGTTCCAAATTTACTAGTTGTGGTATTATAATATTTTTTATTATTATAAAATACCTTATCTGCGTTTTCATTTTCACCTCTTACATAATATTGATTATTTTCATTTTCAATACCATTTTTTCTTATGATATTTTGAACACATGGTGGGTATGTATTTATATTATTTGGATTTGTTTTTTGATAATAAGAATTATCTACCTCATTTAAATAATTCTTTTTTGTTGCATTTACATGAAGATTTAATATTCTTATTTTCTCTCCTTCTGATAATATAAACTTATTTTCCATTATATTTTTTTTTATTATTTTTTATTATTTTTTTCTCCAAACATATTTCACACCATAACTTTTATCTAATTTTTGTTTAAATCTGGTGTAACCTAATGGAAGTAAATAACTATCAATCATATTTAATTGATCGGTAGTTAAATCACCTTTTTCTTTTATTCTATTTGCAAACATGTTGTTTTCTATTTTTAATTTTCCTTGTTGTATCAAACTATCATAAAGTTGTTTTCCTTGATTTTGATCAACATCTTCCACCCATTTTGTACCATCCCATGTTGCTGGTTTACCAGTTGCTGGATCTGTTCCTTTATCTCCAAATTTAGTTGTATTATCAATTTCAGGATTTTCACCAGGTCCTGTTATTGTATTGTCAGGTACTTTATTTGTAATTGTTGTTGCAGTTGTTGGACTAGTAGTTGCAGTTGTTGATCCACTAGGGTTACATTTAGACATTATTTTATCATAAGTGTCTTTTTCAATTACATTTGCATTTATTACCCCTTTTGTTTTTGGTCCAAAATAACCTTTTGTTGGGGTTATACCTAAACAACCTTGAATATCTTTAACTTTATCTGATATACATCCATATTCTAAAGGAAAAGGTTGACCATTACAATCATGATATTTCACACCACTTCCTTTGGAACTTCCTCCACCACTATTTCCTCCTCCACTATTTTCTCCATCCCAAATAATGTTAATGTCGTTAAGACCATTACCAGACCCTTGATTTGAAGATGATTGTCCACTTTGGATTTGTTTAATCATTGAATACATTTGATTTCTATTATCAACTGATTCTGGTTCTGTAACATAAAGGTATTTTAAAGATTTATTTAAATCACCACCACCTAAACCTGAGTCTTGATATAAATCTAAAAATCTTTGACCTTGACCATTTGAAACATATTTTTGTAGTAATGCCTTTGCTTTTCTTAAATCATTGGTTGTACAAGGAAAATCTAACAAATCAATCATAATATTAACATCACCATATAATCCTGAGTTATTACTTGACGCTTGTTCACTAACAATTTGTCCATTTTTACAATTGTATGTTCCTTTTTTACCTGTAGCAATATCAAATACTCTACCTCCTGAATAAAATTGAATTCCTTTTGGATATTGTTCGTTTGTTACTTTAACACTAACTTCACCAGATGGTGATGTTGCAACTATACCAATTTTATCATTAATTAATTTTTGTATACACGGAGCCCAATTTGAATCAGTTGGTGGTGTTGTTGGCATATCATCTGGTTTTTGACCACTATCACTCAACATATACCATAAAGCGGTCGCACCAATACCAATACCTGCTGCCCATATCAATGTTTCTTTCCAACTTCTTTTTCCACCTTTGAAAAAATCTTTTAATTTTTGAAATTGGTCTTGTGTATATTTTTTAACACCACTAATATTACTTGTGTTTGTCCCCGTAGATACTTTAGTTGATGAACCAACTTCATATGTAAATACACCTTTATCACCTATATAGTTTTTACTTTTTAAATCGGAAATAATACCATTTATAGATTCTGGTGCATATCCTTTCCCATCTAAATATATTTTAATATCTTTCGTATTTTTACAATGATCACTTAAATCTTTTAATATATTTTTATTTTTTGTAAAATCAGATATAATTGTTTTTCTTAATGAAAATGGTGTATTTCTTGATTTTAAAAGTCCCTTTTCAACCCTACCTAATTCTTTACCTTTTAAACTACCATCTTTTATTGCGGTAAAAATTTCATCTGCAGTTTTTAATTCTTTAGTTCCTATTTTTATTGCACCTTCTGGTGAATTCATAATTGCCCTTTCCATATCCTCAAATGCAGAACGAAGAGTTCCACCTACACTTGATAAGTCATGAATATTTTCTAAATCTTTGGCGATAGTATCACCTAACGCCTCATCAATGTCGGTATCAATTGGATATGACTCTAAAATATTAATTTTATTACCATTAATTGAGTTCATCATCAATTTAATAGTCTTAATTTCATTTATTATTTTTTTTTCCATTTTTTTATTTTTTTATATTTTTTTTAAACACCATCAAAATCTGAATTAGAATTGGTAAAAACATTTTCAAGTTCTTTTGCATTTTGAATTTCATTACCTTTTCCATATGTACCCAAACCAGTTACAAGTGCCCCCGTATTAAAACCGGCTTTTGCTCCTTTACCTAATTTACCACCACCTAAACCTTTTTCTATCATTTTACCAGGTGCTGAAATTACTTTTTTACCAATACCTAAAATACCACTAACTAAATCAATAATTTTTTGAATGAATTTATTTAATCCACCTAATATTGACGAGACGAATTTATATAACATTGGTGATTTTTTTTCAAGGAAACTTGCAATACTACTCATTTTAGATGAAACAGAACCAGCAACGCTATTTATTTTTTCTAATATACTTTTAAACATACCATTAGTTTTTACCGCATTTGACAAACCTTCAGTCGATGTTCCAAATTTTCTAATAATATCACCAATAATACCTTCTGATTCTTTTGCTGCTGCTCCAGCAGTGACTAAACCAATACAATCAATACCTGTAAAAAGAAGTCTCGTTAAATAATTTTCATTTGGATCTTCAAATTTACCTGTCATTAATTCATAAATATCCAACGCAACAACAACCCCCCAAACAACCACCTGAGCACCTTTACCGATACCCGTAGCAACTAAAATAGCATCAAGAATTAATCCAATTGGATTATATAAAGCTGACCTTATTTTTCTAGCAACAAATAATGCACCTTTCCCAATTAAATTTAAAACATCAGACCATTGACCTTGACTAATACCATTAATAAGTCCTTTAACACCTTGATATGATTTTGATAAAAAATCGCCAGTACCACTTATTGCTCCCTTTGCAGTATCTTTTAACCATTCACCAGCACTTGACATCCAATCACCAAAACCTTCATTTATAATAATATCTTTTATAAATGGTTTTAATCTTGTAAAATCCTGTGTTGATTCTGTTAATAATAAATTATTTAAAGATTCATTAACTGATTCCTTAATGTCTGTTGGAATATTTTTTGCGGTGTCGAAACTATGTTTGATGAAAAATTTAAAATTATCAAAATTTTCCCAAATGTTTCCTAATTTTGTTTGGTTTTTAATATCAAACAATTCATCTAAAAAAATTGCATAATCTTCATTTGGAGATAACCAATCTAAAATAACATATTCCGGTTTATGATTAACACCATATAAACCTAATATATTATTTCTTTCAGATTCAGTTACTAAAATTCTTTTATTTGTCATTTTTTTATTTATAAATATTTGAAATTATGTTAAAGGATTTGCTTTACCCCTTGTTAATTTTGAACCAACGGTATCTGACCATTTTGTATTACCAACTGGATTACCAGGTCCTCTAGTAACACCACTTTCCCATTTTGTAACATCTGGATAACCTTGACCGCCAGATTGTTTGTCTGATGTTCCCGCAGTTGGTGCGGCAGATGCTGCATCTTGTTCATCCAATTCGTCTTTCGTATATTTGGACAACAATAGTTCCAGCTGTTTCTCAGTTATTACTAATTTCATATGTATATAAATATAAAAAAAACTCCATTTTGTGGAGTTTTAAAAAAAAAAGTTTATTATTTAATTTCATCATAAACTTTTGGGTGAATATTACTAAATTTTCTCATAATTAAACCTGCAACAGCATGTGCTTCATTTTCAATATCACTACCATCTGCACCATCTTCATTTGAATTTGTTAATCTACCCTCTTCAAATTGTTTATGGTGAGTCATCTCATGTGCAAGACTTCTCATAACATCAACCAATGCCCTATTTTTTGCGTTAACCTTAATGATTTTATTTTCTTTGGTATAATCGTAATTTGCAGTAGTCTTTAAACCATTATTACCATTTTGAATAACAATAGTAGGAACTGATTCAAGTTCCAATTTTTCTTTTACAAACTTTGTAAACGTATGTAAAAGTTTCTTTTTTTCGTCTGATAGAAATTCCATACTATATAAATATCACAAACTTTCTTCTTCAGGAAGATCATTCTCTTTTAAATATTGATTTATTAAGTCAATTACGAAATCCTCATCAATATCATATAAATCTTTTTCAATTATTATGGTTGGTGAATAATATTGAATATCGTCAAACGATAAATTTAATGTTCTATAAAACTTATCCCCATCATCAATTGTTGAGAATTCTACATTTAAATTTCTACTTTCGTAATAATAGTCGATTATATTCATTTCAAATGATAATTATATTGATTTTTTTGAAAATACAAATTATTATTAAAATATTTATACGATTATGATTGATTGGTACGTTATAGAATTTTTATACCCAGTTGCATTTAAACATTTTGTAGATAAAATGTTTCCAAATGTCGGACTTGTTAGTGTCTCAACTTTATCCTTATATGATATAAAAAAATTATATTATTTTTTTGATAAAGATGGAGTATTTTTAACCACCGAAATGTTTTATATTAATCACTGGGTTTATTCCATTTCATTAAGTAATGGAATAGTTTTTGGGTATAGTGGAGATAGTAAAGAAACTAGATATGATATTGAATGTGAAGGTTTTACTGAATGTTTTAAAATATTAGATAATATATTAAGAAATAAAATATAAATACTTTATAATTTTTCATAATTATTGTATATTTAATAAAAAAAATATTATGAGCATATTAAAAATGTCAGAGGAAGAAAAGAAAGCAATTCAAGAAAAACATAAGAATGCTGTTAAGAAAGAACAAGATAAAAAAATAGAAGAAAATAAAGGATTACAAAAACCAGACAAAAAGAAAGATAATTGATTTATGAATTATATCTACACACTAATGGACCCAATTTCAAATGAAATCAAATATGTTGGAAACACTAATGATATTTCTGATGTTTTAGAATTACATATATCGGAATCAGAAAACAAAATTAAACGTTTACATGTTTGGATTCAAAGTCTATTAGAGTTAGGTTTAAAACCAATTGTAGAAATTATTGATGAAATTGAAACTGAAATTGATTTGAATGAGGAATTTTGGATTTCACAAATTAAATCTTGGGGATTCAATCTGATCAATGAATAAAATGTATATTAAAAAACCTATCTATTCAGATAGGTTTTTTTTATTTAAGGATCTCGATAATAAAATATAAGACAACCAAAAACACCCTGAAATACAATAGAAAACTGTATCTGCTGCCCAATATGAACCAGTTAGATCCATTATCAGTTTGAACAACGCGTCGTATCCAAAAGGAAGAAAAAACATTGCCAACATTAGTGATGTATCTTTGAAGAAAGTTATTCTCTTTCTTGTATCTTTTAGTGATTGTATTTTTCTTTTTACCATCAGAGTCCATGTAAAGGGGGTTAATAAATTTATGGTATCAATACCGTTTTTTATAAATATAAGTAAAAATTTGTTTAAATCAAAATCATATACTATATTTGTAAAAAAATATATAATATGGGTAAAGTTTATCAACCAAAAGTTATAGAAATTGCAGATGAAATAATCCAAAACTTAGAAGAATTCTACGAAGAATATGAAATAAATAATCTAGAATATGCTAGAGAATATTTCCGTGATAAACTAACTGAAAAATTTATTGAAGGTAAACTAGATAATGAAGATGGTATATTTGATCAAGATGAATTTGAACAATGTATGAAAGAATCTGTCGCAACATCTGTTTTAAAATCTTTACAAGAACAAGGATATGTACAATCTTATTCAGATGAAAATACCGAAGAAGTATATTTTCTTACAGAAGAAGGAAAAGAACATGTTAAAAAAATGAAAAAAAGTTTGGAATAATTATTTCTTTTTTTCATCTACTTGTTGGGAAAATGAATTTCTCTTGTGTGATTTAACTTTATCTTTAAGTTGAATTAATACTTTTTGTGAATTACCTAAATAACTAGATATTGAATTAATTCTACCATTAGTAATACTTTTTAATCCTGATGGTATCGAATCTTCCAATTTACGCAATTCTTTAACGGTTTCATTTAATGAGTTTTGTAATTCTTCAATTTTAAATTGAACTCTACTAAATTCATTTCTTGAAACCTTTGATGTTTGTTCAGATAATATTTTATCTAATATGTTTCTAACTTGTTCCTCATTGATAACATTTCTTTCCATAATATATAAATAGTTTTGATTTATCAAAGATAAATCCTATTTTATTTCTTTTTAATAAATTTATCTCTCTTTTTGTTATACATAAATTGTTTATGTCACCTATAATTGACGGGATAATATTTTTTAAAAACCCCTCATGAATTGATATTATATGGTCTACTGTGGGATATTTCATACTATTGGATGATAGTTTTAAATTATCTTTAATCATTTCATTATCGTAATAATCAATTCCACTCCAATTATTGAATAATATTTTTTTTGATCTATATGTAAATCTATTAACTATTTTTCGATATTTTTTAAAGTCACTTACCATTTCTAAAGGAATATAAATTCCCAATTTTTCTTTTGTTTTTATCATTTGCTTTGGGTTATTATATAACTCATCACCATATCTTTCTTTTTTAGTTAAAGATGTTTTTTTATTTTTACATTTTTTGCAGGAATAATACTGTCTCCTATTTTTATTTAAAATATATTTTCTATATTGTAATTTTTTAGTTTCACCACAAAGTTCACACATGCAATCAATCTCAATTGGGCTATTTATAGATAAATCATTTATATTTATTTCAACGATATCGTTATATTTAATATTTGGATATTTTATTTTTAATTTATTAATGTTTAATGGAACAATTCTTATTGATACTTTATTTTGTATTATCATATTTTTTCATTATATTTGTAAATATCTAACAAATGGTCATATGACTTTTAAAATATAGAAAACATGAAAAATATTAAATTTGATTTTAACGATATATCGTTAATTCCGTGTACGATGAGTGACATTTCAAGTAGAAATGAAATAAACATATTAAAAAATGGGAAATTACCATTGATGGTGGCACCAATGGATACTGTTGTTAATAAAGAAAATTATCAAATTTTCACTAATTTAGGGTATATAGTTTGCATACCAAGAACAAATCCAACAAATAAAAAAGAATATGATGATGAATGTTTTATATCTTACGGTTTAGATGAATTAGAAATAATAATAAAAAATTATGGGATATTACCAAATAGGGTTCTTATTGATGTTGCTAATGCACATTCAATAAGAGTTTTTAACTTAGCGAAGAAAATTAAAGAAATATTTGATATAGAATTAATGGTGGGTAATATAGCAAATCCGGAAACTTTTAGATTATATTGTGAAATAAATGTCGACTTTGTAAGATGTGGAATTGGTGGAGGTCAAGTATGCACCACCTCAGCGAATACTTCAATCCATTATCCTATGGGTTCATTAATTAAAGAATGTTACGATATTAAAATTTCAAATGACTCCTCAACCAAAATTGTCGCTGATGGTGGGTTTAAGAATTTTGATGAAATATTTAAAGCCTATAACTTAGGTGCCGATTTTGTAATGCTTGGTGGTATTATAAACAAATCAATTGAATCTTGTGGCGATAATTATCAGTATATTAATGGTGAATATAAAAAAATAAATTATGCAGAATCTTTAGAAAGATTTAATTACGGTGAACTTGTTTTTAAAGAATATAGAGGTATGAGTACTAAAGAAGTACAAAAGTCATGGGGTAAAACTAATATAAAAACATCTGAAGGTATAAAAAAATACAATAAAGTGGAATACACTATAAAAGGTTGGACTGAAAATTTTGAATCGTATTTAAAATCATGTATGTCATATCAAAACAAAAAAAGTATAGAAGATTTTATTGGTAATTCAGAATATGTATTTATCACCCAAAACTCTTTTAATAGATTTAATAAATAATTAATCTACCCTGAATTCATTACCTTCTGAACCAGTAATTTCTTTATCTCTTTTCATACCTTCTTTAATGTATGAACGAATAAGTTTAGATACTGTCATTTTTTTATGATTTGCAACCTTTTCAATTTCTTTGAAATATGCTGGTACAACTCTAAATGATAACATTTGAATTAGTTGTTTGTGTTTCGGCATGTCGGTTTTTGTTTTCTCACCGGTTGCTTGCATTTGTTTATATTTGTCTGATGCCATTTTAAATGTTTTTATATAAATATTTGGAAAACTGAAGAATTTTGATTATATTTGAAAAAACAAAAAAATTATGTCAGAAGAGAACAAAGTACAGGTAAAACAACCCACAGATCCGGTTGTATTAGAGATTGAAGCAAAATATCCAGAAATGACCAGGGAGTTTAAAAAAATTATGAGGGAACAATATGAATTGTTTTGTAAAAAACAATCCAATTATGGACCTGATAACATTTCTTTAGGGAAAGATTTATCAAAACCAGAAGATATTAAATTATCACAAATGGGTTTATTTTTCCGAATGAATGATAAAATTCAGAGAATTAAACAGATGATTGTTTTAAATGCACAAGATAATGTTGGAGAATCGGTTGATGATACTTACCAAGATTTATCCACATATTCAATTATCGCCCAATTAGTTAAAAAAGGTAAATGGGGAAAATAAAAATAAAAAGGGGAATTAAATTCCCCCTTTTTATTATCTGATAAAGTATTTATATTAAACAGAAAACAATGAACGTAAACGTAAATCACCCAACATATATTTTATTTTTAGATAATGTAACTAATGGAATTTTGTCTAACGTTACAGTTAATACATATTTTAGTGTGGTACCTGAAAAAAGGGTTAAAGTACAATACATTGTTCTAAAACTAATGAAAAATCTTATTAAATCAAGAGGAAAATTTAATGATGATGAAATAAAAAGTTTCATTTTAATTCTTATGAAAAAAAATGAGGAACATGAAAATTTTGAACTTGCAGCAATATTACGAGATATATCAAATAATTTTGATACTGTAAATGAATTATCAAAACCATTTAAAAAACCAATGAAAGTTGTTAAAACTGACACTACAGAAAATAACCAACCCCAATAAAATATTGGGGTTTTTTACTAATCTTTCACTATTTCAGCATCAGGTATTTCTCGTAAGAAAAGAAGAATGTCTTGATTTTGATTATGTTTAACAACCATCGGACAATCCCAATATTCTTTTACATCACTTAAATATCCTTCGTTTATTGAGTTCTTATTTACCTTACGGTATATGTAATATAACTTATTATTAAGATTAATTAATTCCTTATTTAAAATCATAACTTTTATTTTTATACAAATATAAGGATAATTTTTTAATAATTAAAATTTAAATCCAGTTAATTTCTCAACATCTTCAACCTTAACTTTATGTGATTCAAGACCTGTTGGTTTATCGGGAGTATTATTAAAAATATAAGCCTGATATTCCTTTGTCTTAACTATATAGATTACTTTCCAACATTTTGTTGGAATTGATAATGAACCAAATTTTTCAGCAACACCAATAGAACCAGCCCAAACTTCAACCGAATCTTGTTTCACTGCAATATCCCTTGTTAATGTTTCCAATGTTTTCCAATCACCAGCGTTTAATGAATGATATTGTGGTGCCATATTTGAAAAATAAAAACATTCACTTAAAACTTCATTACCTGAACATTCGTTACTTGCTGCAGGTGACATATGACCTCTATCAAAACCTTTTAAACCCTTTTCTTTATGGGTTTTATTTGCTAAGTCATAGTCCTTTTGTAGATTTGTTTCAAGTTTTAAGTATGGATCAGGACCAAATTGATCTTTACGAGGTAATTGATTAGGACAAGCATCTTTAGCGGTAGTTTCCCACCATTCTACTAATAATGGATAATGTAACTCTTTACTGTAAAAACTAGTGTAATTTGTGTGGACTAATTTAATAACTTCTTCATTTATTCGTGTGGCAAATCCAAAAGAGAATACTAATACCACAATTAATAATAAAATTTTTTTCATATTTTTTGTTCTTTTATATATTTAAATATATCAGAACTTGTATTTGTTTCAACTTTAAATTCAATAAATGGTATTTTATGTGTAATTAATTTATTTTTAATATCTTCATCAATTTCTTTTGATTCGTTTAAATCTTGAAATCTACCATTCTCATCATAGGAACTATCATCTCTATTTAAAAATATATTTAAGTTATTATATTTTTTAAATAAATTTAAAACAAAATGATCAAAACTTTCATCATAAAACATTGCTGGATATTCTGGTTCTACACTATATCTATCCTTATAAACCATTCCAAGAATAATTGGTGAATCAACTATAATATATTTTACTTTACCATATAACCTACTGATATTTCTATGTTGATTTGCAGTAATATAAAACTGATCTTTAATTGCAGAATGATTTTCTTCCCATGCAACCACCTTTGGAAACTCATATGTTAATTCCACATCCATATGTGATTTTTTCATTTTTGTAAATAATCCAGCTGCTTGTGTACTTTTACCTATACCAGGTCCACCAAAAAAATTAATAATCAAACTCATAACGTATTTTTATTGTACAATAATAATTAAAAAAGTGGAAAAAGAAAAATCTTAATATATTTATTTGATATAAAAATTACTTACAATAATGAGTGGACACGTATGGGAAATTATTGGTACTATTAGTGCCGCAGTTATAACAAGTTTAATAGGACCATTTATATTTGAACACATCAAAAGAAAGGTTTTTAAAGATTATGATATAGTAAAAAAAGACATTGATAAAAATATAATAATTATAGATGATTTATCATCAATGAGAGAAGAATTGGATGGTGATAGGATATGGATTACTCAATTTCATAATGGTGGTCATTTTTTACATTCAAACAAATCAATACAAAAATTCTCAATAACCTATGAAGACACTAAACCTGGTGTTAGTTCCGCAATTTATTTATTTAAAGATATTCCCCTTTCACTTTATTGTAAGGCAATGACAGAACTTGTTAATAATGGTTACATATTCATTCCTGATTTTTTAGATGATACAATTGCAACTTTTGGTTTAAAACCAGCAGCAGAAGCAACAGGAACAAGATCATCATATGTAATTGCATTATATGATATTGCAACAAACAAATGTATTGGAACTTTAGGTATTGATTTTAGAGAACCAAAAAAATTAACAGAAAAGGAAAAACTTTTCTTAATGGATAGATCGTATAGATTAGCAGGTTATTTATCTGTTTTTTTACAATCCAAATAATCGACATATTTATTATTATGAAAAAATATATATTCACAGAAAGCCAAATGAAAAATATTCTTGATAACATAATTCAAGAACATAAAACTAAAATTACCGAACAACATCAACCAACAGGTAAATTCACATTTGCATTTGATAATCGTAAAACTAACTTCCAAGGTGAAATTAAAAAAGATGGATACCTTTATTTATCAACAGAAATGGGTAAAAATTTTAAAGCTGGTCCTTTAGCGAAAGTTCCAACAATTGGTCAAGGAATGGTCACAATTGATAAAAAAGGAACAATTGAAAATGTTTACTTTGGTAAAACATTATTACAATTCGTACCAAATTTCGTAGTTAAACAAATTAATTAAGCATTTTTAGTTAAATTATCAAACACATCAAGTATTTCATTCAACCCCAAATAATCAAAACATTCAGAATATCCTGAGAATGACTCTAAAAGAGGTCGGTATTTTTTTACTGACCTCTTTTTATTTAACTTATCTTTAATCTCTTTTTCCAATTTTTCGGCATCAGGTGTATCTATTCTCCTCAATATGGTTTCAACTTTATAACCATCATATCCATATACCTTACTAAATCTTCTAACGATAAAACGTTTAGACGTAATTCCAACCTTAACAAATAAAGTATCCGAAGATTCTTCCCTAATTAATACCAAATAAAGTGATTTTGGTAACTTTGCAATCTTCTTATATTTTTCTTTTGTTTTTTTACTTAATTTACTTTTAATATATTTCTTAGCATCCTCAATGTTATCAAATTCCTTTTCATCTCTATAAGGATTTATAACATACTTTTTATATTTTTTAAGATATAATGTTTTACCACTATCGACTTTATATTTTATTGATTTTAATGTTTTAATTTGATATATGGAATAATATCCAACTTTTGTGATTAATTCTTCTTGCATATTACATATATAGTTGATTTTATATACAAATACAATATTTATTGTTATATTTATATTATTATGAAAATACAGGAATTGGTTTATAATATTATTGTTGAAGCTGAAATTAGTAACAAACTTTTTCAACAATTAAGTACAAAATGGGGTGTTGCAGATAAAGAAGAAATACAAAAAATTAAAGATTGGTTTGATAGTAAAAGTAGTGGTTTTAATGAAAAAGTTAAAAAGAAATTTTTTGTTAATAAAGATGGTGAAACAATTTCAGGAGAAAATGCATTTACTTATGATGCTGAAAACAAAAAAATATTAAAACCTGGAATTAAAATGATAGAAAGAGAAGTTGACGTTCCTCAAATATTAACTTTTAAAAGAAGATTCCCAGAATTTAATAAACCATTAAAAGACATATTAAGTTATACATTAGATGAAATAAAATTTTTAAGTAAATTATATAAATCTGATTTATTTAAGGTTGAAAACAATGTTGATGAATTTAAAAAAATGATTAATGAATTTAAAACAAATAATTGGATCATTAATGACGATAAAATTAACGATTCATATGAAAAATTATGGAAAGGTAATTTTGGAAAAATATATGACGATAGTAACGGATTTAAAATCTTTTCAATAAAAAATGTTGCAGAATCTAAAAGTTTTGGTTATTATGAAGGGTTTGTTGCTGAAAAATTAAATAAATCACAAAAAAATTATAATGAACGTACCGGTGGTTTCCAAAAATGGTGTATAACAAGAACTGGTGATGATAATATGTGGACATCATATAGAGTCGAAAATCCAAAAACTAATAGAACATTTTATTTTATTTTAGATGAAGATAAAAACCCATTTAAAGGTGAAGAATTAAATAGAAATACAGATAAAACAATTTCATTAGATAATTTATATTATATATCGGCTTTCCAAGCAACTGAACATAAAGATATTAATGATTTTGGTAGATTATCCAATCTTTCAAACCCATATCCTGAACCAACAATCACTTTAGAAAAATTATTAGAAATATACACTAAATTAAATAACGATTTGGAAAATGGTGAAAAGGTTTATTCTTTATTTAAAAAAGTACCATTTAATATTTCAGAATTAGGTGATAAAACAGAAATTAATGTAATTCAATTAATGAATGAAGATCCCACTAGTCCATATGAATTTTCAAAAAGAGAACCAGAAGAAAAAACAAATTATATTGCTGCTGGTAGATATATAACAAAAGGTATTTCATGGAAATCAATGGATGATGAACAAAGATTACAATACATTAATAAATCACAAAAGGAAAATAATGAATACCTAGAAAGATTTCAAACACAAGAACTTTATCTTGCAATTTTAGAAAGTAACTTCTTAAAAGAATTGGAACATAGACTAAAAGACCAATTACATATAGAACATGGTGTTGCAGATATTGTTGCTAATATCATTAAAACAAATTATGAAGTTGTTTGTAAAAGTATTGAACTATCAAAACACCATTTAATAATGTTTAAAGAAAAAGGTAAAAAATTAAACCAAGGTTGTCATGTTGGTTTATTTAATTCAAAAACATTTAAATGGGTATCAGTTGATGGTAATAATTTTTCACCAGATGGTGGATATAAAATTCTAAAAATAATACCACGTATGGATATTGAAAGTAATACAACATATAATGTCGAAATTTATAGTAAAACAAACGATCCAAATGATGAAACTAATTTTGTTGCAATATGGCCAATTTTACACAGACCAATAAAAAGATATTTTTTAACCGGTAAAAAATGGAATGAAATTGAACCTAAATTCAAAAGTAATGATGAAACAATTAAAAAGTATAATCCAAAATTAACAACAGACCCTAATATTGAAAGAAATCCGGAAAATGATGATGATTTAACGGATATAAGAGAAAGTAAAAGAAGAAGATACTAAAAATAAAAAAGGAGTGTTTAACTCTCCTTTTTTTTATCCCAATATTGAATAGTAATGTTTTACTTTACTTCTCCTATCATCTAAACCAATTATTCCACCATTGATTTTTTTAGTTATTCTAACAATAACTTCCTCTGTTAAACCTAAATCAGCAACAGGATTTAATTTCATATTAATCACATATTCCCAACAAGCGGCATCTAATGCATATTTGTTTTCTGTACGTAATAAATCTGCAGTTTCTTCAACACTCTTACCAAGATATTTTGCATATCCTTGATATGCTTCTTTACCAGTTAATTGAAGAAATCCACCACCACGGAAACGGAAACCATCACCAGGATTATTATTACCCATTCTACCACCATATACCGCTTCAGCTAATAACTCTTGGTTTTTAATATAACCATTAGCATTTTTCTTATTACCAGATCCATCCAAATTAAAACGAGATGGCCAAATATCAACAATACGTGAAGGTGTTGAATAATTCATACTCTCAGTCTTAATAGTGAAATCACCACTTTCATGTGCAATTTGTCCTAAGAAATGTGACGCTCTTAATGGAGTGTTAATATCGTATTTCGCAAATGCATCAGGTAAAACATCAAAAATAGATTGAGGAACTTTACCTTTTAATTTGTTTAAATCTAATGACCCACTAGAAACAATCGGTGAAGATTCAGTAACAGTACCAAACATTTTTCCCCAAGTACCATCACCAACAACACCATCAGCAGTTAAACCATTATCTGATTGCCATTTAATAACCGCAGCTTCTGTACCAGGTCCAAAAGAACCATCAGCAGTTAATCCTAATTTTGTTTGGAGTTTTTTAACGTCATCTCCTGTTGACCCTTTTTTTAATAACATAACTTTTTTTAAATAAATATTTATTATTTTATGAAATTTTCTATATTTATAAAAGACCTTGTGATTGATGTCCTAGTGTACTTAGATACATTTGAGTTGGAATTAATACCAACAAATAGGGAATCAAATACAAAAAAAAATATAAGGAAATGAATACAACAATCAATGGGTATGCTTCTCCCACTGCGTTTGTTTCAAAAGGAAAACAACGCTTAAAGCAGTACAATGACACCGTATACCTAAACAACGGTGATGAGTTCGAAATAGAACTATTTAACCCCACAAAATCAAAAGTCTTAGCAAAGATCGAATTAAACGGAAATTCAATAGGAAACGGTATTATATTACGTCCTGGTGAAAGAATTTATCTTGAAAGATACTTAGACGTTGCAAAAAAATTCTTATTTGAAACTTATAATGTTGAAGGTTCAAGTAATGAAGTTCAAAAAGCAATAGTCGATAATGGTTCAGTACAAGTTAAATTCTATCATGAATATGTTACACCAACATATTATGGTAATTCTTTAATATTAAATGGTGGTTCATATAATAATGGTACATATGATAGGAGAATAACATATAATACAACAACTTTAGGTTCCGGAAATCTTTCAACATTCACATCTACTAATACCAATATTGTTGGTTCAAATGCAACATTTACCAGTACAAATAGTAGTTTACCATTTACAGGTACATTAAGTGATACCAAAAAATCATTATCAACAAATGATTCAATTGAAACTGGTAGAATTGAAAAAGGTTCTGATTCAAAACAAAGTTTTACATACAATAACTCAAGTTTTAATAGTTGGGAGTCATATACATCAAAATGGAAAATTTTACCATTATCACAAAAACTTTTGGAGAAAGAAGATATTAAAGTTTTCTGCACTGAATGTGGAACAAAAAAGAAAAAAGATTCACATAAATTTTGTCCAAATTGCGGAACAAAATATTAAATAAATAATTCACAAGGTCATAAAAAAAGGGAAGTGTTAAATACTTCCCTTTTTTGTTATCCACATTTTTATAATTTATTTATATTGAGTATTATGTGCACCACAATATGTACATATCGGTAATGACTTTTTACCCTTATGTATTGTTTGCGTAAATTTTTTATTACATTCCCTACATTTCAAAAACCTCTCATTTTTTGGATCATTGTCATGCCCACACTTATGACATTTATATTTATCCTTACCACCATCTTTTAAACTCCATTTCCATTTACAATTATCACATAATACATAACCATCTTTAATTGTTTCAGTAATTAAATTTTTAATTTGTTCTTCTGTTAATATTATTTTCATTATCCTATTTCAATATTTTTAATGTCTGATATTCTTATATGTTGCAATTTTAATGTACCTGATGATAATTTACTAAGTTCACCATTTTGATTCAAATACATAAACATATAATATAAATATTTTGGATCTAATATATCCCTAGCAATCACCTTAACCCCAATATGTTCAGGATTAAATTCATTTGTCGGTTTACCAACACTCATCTTATCCCCCTTCCTAATTAACCAAAAATCAGCATCCTCAAAATTTATCTTAAATTCACATAAATCCCCTATCGTCATATTAATTTATTTTTTTAAAAAATTGTATTTTATTATACCCCAATTCTTTTTTAACAAATACAGGTGAATATGGAAACTCCTTTTTAATCCATTCATTTATTCGGATAATAAGATGATCTGTCACAATGTCATTCTCAGTTGTATATGATTTACTAAACCCCTTTTTATATAGTTGTAAATTAAATCCCTTTAATACACATCCCTTAACAAATAAATCATCATCATTAAATTCCTCATTGATTATTCCTTTTAATTGTTCTTCTGTGATTATAATTTTCATAATATATAAATACTTTAATACATAATAAAAAACCCCCATTATTGGGGGTTTCCTATCATCTTTTCTATCTTTTTGGACATCTCTATTAGATCATCTAAATAACCAGGTAAAATACCATATTCATTTAATATCCTATCTATATCATCCGTAATCAATTCCAATTTCCTAACATTATCAGGCATTTCACGAACATCATACATATCAATAATATTAAAATATTTTGAATGCTTACCTGACATAATCCTATGGTTAGTTTCCATCTTTTCATGTAACTGAATATATAGTGATCTATCATCAATAATATTCTGAATACTTACATTACTTACTTTACCCAAATGAGAATTTAAAATGTTTTTAAATGATGATAAATCATTACCAGCTTCCATAACAAACTTATCAATCATTTCTGGATTGTAACTTATTATAGATTCATTCAATACCCTATATAGTATCTTGTCCGTTTTATTATCAAATATTTTTTTCTTCATCCTTACCAAGTAACTAAATAAGAAGCATATGTCCCAATATCATTATAACTAGTAGTTACCTGATAACCATTTGCTTGTAATAAACCTAATACAGTAGAATCAACATACTGATTATCTATTCTAACGAAATTTATACCCAATGCAGTTGCACCAGTAATTAATGAATTAACATATGTACACCCAGTTCTTGTTGCCAAAGATGCTGCATTTGATGTTGCTGCCGATTGTAAAGCCATAATCTCTCTTTTATATTATAAATATATCAAAAAATTGAATATTTATGTAGTATGATCAAATACTTTTCACAAATATTATCTAAGTTTTCTGTTAAACAAAGAATAACAGCATTAATCATATTATCCATCGTTCTTGTAATTATTACATTAGGTCCAATTATTATAAAAACCCTTGATCCCGGTACCAAAGAACTAAAAACAAGAATAGATAACCAAGATAAAGAAATAATACGTCTTAATAAAAATATGGATTCTGCCAATATTAAAATATATACCCTTAACCAAACAATCATTCAAAATCAAGAAGAATGCACAAATAGAGTTATTGAACGTGAAAAAGAAATTTCAAAAATGATTGATAAACTAATTAAAAAATCAATTGAACCAAAATATTCCTACACACCAAAAAAAATGGTTAGTTTTAATAATATAAATAAATTTGATTCATTACCTAAAGTTGCAGCATATATCCCAGAAACAAATAATACTTTAATTTCTGATCTAATATTACTTCAAGGTAAAATTACAGAGCATTAAAAAACCCTCATTTGAGGGTTTATATATCAAAACATTTTATATTTCCTTCTTTGTCATATCCAAAATTTCCATCGTGAATATCTAAAGTACTTCCCTTAATTGGTGCAACAACACTATTAAGTTTATGTAAAAAATTTAACCATTTAACAAATAACTGATATACACCCCTATCCATATTTTGGATTGTACTTATCACCCTATTATCATATTCCTCATCCAATATACAGTTAATAAACACATCATTTATATTATTATCCTCATCAATCAAACCAGCATCAGTTAATAGTAATGTCATCTCAGACCACTCCTCTTTAACTCTCTTGGTATTCAATTTGTCCATCTCAACATACTTATAATCATGTCGGTCTTTTAAAATACCAACCCTATATATATTCGGAAAATATTGTGGATATTTTTTAAATATTGGCAACCATTCATCAACAAAGTGAGGATGACCAACCTTAAATACAATATTGGGATTCTTCTTTGAATCATATATCATATGTTGAGTTCCCTCCATACTAAAAGGATCTTTTCTTCTAGTAACCAATTCAGATAAAATACCCCTTAATTGTTCCTCACTTAATATTATTTTCATTATATTTTATATGTTTGTTTATAATCTTCCCAAAGTTCTTTAACTAAAAGTTTTTTTGCGTAATCAACAGTATATTTTTCAGGTCCATTAGGATTATTTATATTATTACCAACCATTTTACTTATTTTCCTTTCTTTCAATCCTGTCATAGGATTTATACCAAATATTCTTAATATATTATATATTCTTCCGTTTCCTTGTTTATTATTGGTAATCATAAATTCAGGTTCAATAATTAATCTAATCCATTTTAATCTATTAACCCATAAATGTAATTCTTTCATTACATTTCTAAATGTTAATTTTTCCTCATTAGACGAATCCAAATATTTTTTAAATTGATTTTTAACTTTTTCCAATTCAATGAATAAAAATTTTCTTTCATCATTTGAATGATCCTCCTTAAAGTTATCATTTTCTATGAACGCATCTATATCGTTATGATTATATATACTAAAATATGATTCACTAATCACATGTTTTAATTGTTCCTCACTTAATATTATTTTCATTACTTAACTATGTTTAATTATTAATTCACCCAATACCTCAATTCTTCCAACCAATTTCTGAAACTCAATCTGACTTAACTTCTCCATTGAACATAACTTATCCAAATGTTCCTTATACTCCTTCTTAGATTTCTCCAAATCAAACTTACCTTCAGACGCTCTCTTATAATAAGGTAACTTAACGTGAAAATGATGATACGTTAACATAGAAGGTCCACCCTTCTCCTTAGCACCATCAGCAATCTTTGTCGCACCTTTTAATCTAGCACCAGAAAACTCCTGAAACTTATCCTCCTTACCCTCAATGATTAAATCAAAAATTTTCATTATACAAATCTTCTAAAAATACCTTTTATTTTTTCAACAGATTCATTCATTGGAACATATCCACATTCCTTTATCTCATGACCCTTAAACTTTCCTAATTGACCACTATCAAATTTAATCCCATAAAGATAATCCCCCTCCGGTGATTTAAATATGTGATGAATCCTTCCAGTACCTATGTCATCATGTTTAATCTTATCATCAACACGATGTCTATCACTCTTATCCACCATCATCATACCTTTAACATCATCATAATAATTCTCATCCAATTCACTATCAATGTCAATGTCTTTCAACCCATGATGTCTTTCCTGATAATCATCATAATCATCATTCTCAACACTTGAATTATCAATAAATGGTTCAGATATATCGTCCATTTGTTCTAGCAACACCTTTAGTTGCGATTCCGTAATTTTAATTTTCTTATTCATAACATATAAATATCATTATAAAATAAAAAACCCACCAAACGGTGGGATTTAATGTGTTACATACCAGTTAATCAAAAACATCGTTATACCGATTAATACCGACACAATTGTGTTAATTTTCTCTTTCATAATTAATAAGTTTTATTTAATTTATTTATGGGTGTCTTATCCCCAACATACCTAGTTGATTCAATCAAGGAATGACCATATGATCTTAATCCCTTCTTTATTGATACCAAAAATTGTTTTAAAATTCTTTTCATACCAATAAATATAAACAATACCCACAAATAAAAAAACCAACTTTCTAGTGTTTTTATGATCTCCAAACTAACACTTTAACCAAAAAATTCCATTTTTTAAACTTAAACCATATCATATTTAATGTTATTTTTTCCCATCGCCAAACTATCTAACCCAGCCAAAAATTTTACAAAATCAGGAAAACCATCTCTAGCCCATAACACAATCATATACTGCATATCACTATTTTTTACCCTACCAAAAAATACATCCTTAAATATCATCGGATCAATACTCTCACCAGGTTTTATCCCATACTTCTCCCTTATTGACTGAACCCTAGAACTTATCTCACTAGTATTAAAAACATACTTATTACTAAACGCATCACCCCTATTACCAATACCCAAATAATACATTACATAATGTTTTAACTCATCATCACCACCACTCAAATTAAATGTCCTCTTAATACTCCCCACAGCATTATTAATAATATCCCCCCTGTTGAAAATACTAATCGATTTCATCTGACTATTCCTAGTTAATCCCGTTATCATACTGTCAGGATTTAATGGCAATATAAATGATAACTGATGCTGAATCTCATGAACCAATATATTTAATGGACTCTGGTCCACCTTATTACCATATCTCATATAAACATCACAATTAACATGTATCTTATAATCACCACGTGTTGATGTGGCATAATCATTTTGACCCTTAGAATCATAAGTCATCGTTACCCTATCCAATATACCCACCCACTTCGGAATATATTCATTCATCACAACATCAACACTAATACCATTATTCTTTGCAATCTTCTCAATTGTTACCGGATTCTTTAACCAATCCTCCCAATATTTTTTCGCTTGAGTAAACACATCATTGGAAAATAATTGCTGACACCCTTTTATATCCGTCTGCTCATTTATAATCCCCCTTAACTGATTTTCACTTATTATTATTTTCATATATCATAAATATAAAAAAACCTCACATTTTATTGTGAGGTTTTTATTTTATTTTGAAAAATTTAATGGTTTAAATTGCTGAAAAAAATGTTAAACTAACATCAGGTATTAAAAAAGATGATAAAAAAAATTATGTTTCCACAAATGATATCGAAAAATTGGAAAATGTCGGAATTAAATATATGGGAATCTGCGACGGGTATCAAATATTCGAAACCCCAAATAAATTAAAAGATGATGAAAACGCATGGAAAGTTTATAAAACAATCCTAGCAAATTGCGCAGGAAGAGACCAAGGCGCATCAATACAAATTTGCACAATGGGAGGATATTATCACTTTAAACATTATCTAGACTTATATCCAAATTCTTCATATTTCACAATATATAATCTGAGTGACCCATTATCACCATATCAAATACATTTTGAATCAAACCAATTTATGGATAAAAATAACCAACAAGCTTTATAAATTATGAACCCAATAGAAATAATAAGATTCATCTCAAAAAATCGTCCAGATCATTATCCAATGGATAAAATACGCAAAGAATTAAAAAATATGTTACAACCAAAAGATAATGAAGGATATGAAGATGAAAACGGAATGCAAGGTAGGTGGATAAATAAAGATGGTAGTATTTTTACCTATAAAAACGATAAAAGAGAAGGACAATATTATATTTATGATCGTCATAAACAAGAATTAAAAGAAAAAGGTACATACGTTAATGGTAAAAAAAATGGACCATTTGAAATATATAATGAAAATCGTTTAAAAGAAAAAGGAATATATAAAAATGATCATAAAGATGGATTAGTTGATTTTTATTTAACATATCGTCCTAATGAATATCCTTTTATGTCAGCAACATTAGGAGAAGATAATATTACATATAATGGACCATTTATACATTATAGAGATAATGGTTCAATATATATGAAGGGAACATATGTTAATGGAGAAAAAAATGGACCATTTGAAATATATTATGATGATGGAAAAATATCGGAAAAAGGAACATTTATTAATGGAGAAAGAAATGGACCATTTATAGATTATGATAAAAATGGATTAATATCTTTAAAAGGAACATATGTTGACAATAAAATAAATGGACCCTTTGAAACATATTATAATGGTGAAATATATCAAAAAGGAACATATCTTGATGATGAAAAACATGGAACAGTTGAAATATATATAAACAATCATTTACATGAAAAAGTAAAATATGTCAACGGACAAAAAAATGGACCCTTTGAATCATATAAAAATAATGGTGAAATATATCAAAAAGGAACATATCTTGACAATAAAAGAAATGGACCCTTTGAAACATATTATAATGGTGAAATATATCAAAAAGGAACATATGTTGACAATAAAGAAATAGAATTAAAATATGTATAAAAAAACCCACATTTTATTGTGGGTTTTAAACTTACTCAATCTCAAAATTCTCAGGACCATAATCACTAATCTTCTCCCTAACCAATTCCTGATTATCCCTAAACTCTACCTCATCAAAAAACCTCTCACGATCCGTCTCAAATAATTTCGCCTGTTCATCCGTAATCTTAGCACTATAAAATGCCGTAGTAGAAAATGTTTCTACCCATGTAATCTTTTTTCCCATATTAATTTTTTTTTCAAATATAAGAAATAATCACAAATTTCCAAAAAATTCTGGAAAATTTTTTTTTCATTTATAGGATAAAAAAGTCAACTTCCAGATTTTTTCCGGAAAAATTTCACTCACGTAACTGATGGGGGTGTACAGACATCAAAATACCCCTTATATAAGGGGGGATACGGTAGGGGGGAGGGGGGATTTTAAGGGAGGGAGGGGTGATGAGAGGATAAGGGGGAGGGTATAAATAAGTTTTGGCAGTGGGGGAGGTGTTCCACGTGGAACATTTATTTTTATATCTACTGCCAAAACAATTATTCCCCGTGAGAACAGGTCTTTCGTCATCTGAAGGTATGTGAATAATATGTGGATAACTTTATGTTGTATGGTATTATAAAAAGTATTATCTTTGTATCCTAAAATTAAAGTAAATGAAAAAGATTTTATTAGTTGTTTTGGTTGGGATGTTATTAACAAGTTGTGTGGGTTATAGAGGTGGGAGTTGTTGTCCTGCGAACTATAAAATAACTGATTATTATAGTGGTAGAATTTATAATTGTGGACCACATTAATATAATTTTAACAAATTATATTTGTTTGGTAATTATAAACCTCTTATCTTTGTATCCTAAAATTAAAGTATATGGAAATGATTGAGTTAAAAATAGGGAATAATGAAATAAAGTATGTTAATCCTCAACATATTTTATCAATCTTTAAAAATCAACACGATAAATTTGTTGTTGAAACTCTTAGAGAAAAGTATTATTCCGATGAAGTAAGAAAATGTAGATTACAATTTTCGGGTAAAATAATCTCAACAATTTCAATAATATAAAACGATAGTATATGAATAATTGTAAAACTTGTGTATATTGGACAAGGTTTAAAAATACCAATATGGGTCAATGTGGACTTATTGATTTTTATTATGGATATAGTTTTAAGGATGATGATATTGGTGTAGATGTAGAAGTTTCTGATGATTCAGGTTTATCTATCACTGTAAAAACAGGTGAAAATTTTGGTTGTATTAAACATGAAATAAAATAATATATGTCAAATAGAAATAATTTAAGTCCGAGTTCACATGCAAAATGTAGTTGTGGTCGTATGTCCACAATAGGTGAATGGAAAAGTGGTATTGGTATTACAGGTGGTTATAAATGTCCCGATTGTATATACCGAAAACCATTGACAAGAGAAGAGTATTACAAATCGTTTAATATGGTTAAACCATCAACGAGTTCATAAGAAGTTAGTTACGGTTTGTGTAAAAACCGAATATAGTCCTCACAGAAATGTGGGGATTTTTTTTGTACTTAAGATCCAGAGTCGGAGCTTGCTTAAGATTGAAATTGTTTTGGCAGTATTACATATTTGTTTCACGTGGAACAGTTATATAATACTGCCAAAACAATTATTCCCAGTGTGAACAGGTCCTTGACCTCAGAAGAAATGTGGATAACTTTATCTTATATGGTATTAGATAAACCCTTATCTTTGTATTCTAAAATTAAAGTATATGAATAATGATTATTTAACACAAACACATTTCTTACCAATCAAAAACTATTCAAATGTTAGATGTTTGAATGGTTCTGCACATATTAAAAGAAGTACAGATATAAATAAAGTAACGTGTCCGTTATGTTTAAATGAAGAAACACATAAAAGTTTTTGGAAAGAAAAAGAAAATGATGGTAGATATATTAATCCATTAACAAGAAATTAACAAATTATATTTGTTTGGTAAGTATAAAACTATTATTTTTGTAACCTAAAATTAAATTATATGAAAAAGATTATTCATGTTAACACAAAAACAAAACAAATCGAACACAGACATTTTTCTGGTGTACATGGTGACATTTTTGAATTGGTAGGTAAAAATGTTGAAAATATAACAGGTCTTAGGGTTCAATCTCCAAGTGGTAAACTATTTACCATTTTTCATGACGTTGACCAAAATATGTACAAATACAATAATTATGTTGTATTTTGTAATACAATGATATGGGGTGATATGGTTATTGTATCATTAACACCTGACCAAATGGAATTTAATAACGTATCAAAAGAAGATTTTGAAGTACTTAAACCTTTGTTTGATTTTGAGTAATCAAGATATTTTCTAACAATTAAAAAACGAGTATATGAACACAAAAAAAATTTTTAAAAGTAAGTATTTTAGTATTATGATTTTTTGGTTTGGTGTGATGTTTGGTTTATTGTATGAACATCCTAATAGAACTTTGATTATTATCATTTTATGTTTTCACTTTGAGATAAGATTCAAAAATAAATTTGTTTGGTAAATATAAAAACCTTACTTTTGTGGTCTAAAATTAAAATATATGAAATTTATTAAAACAAGAGAAGAAAAGTCAGTAGAAGAAATTATCAATTCAATGGGTAAGAAACCTATTGAGGAAAAGAAGTTGGAACATTTTTCAAGGGAGTTTCAACCCGACATTTTAAAGATTACAAGTGTGTTAGTGTCATCTGAAAATGATACACATATAAAAGTATCTGAACGAATGTTTGAATTGTTGAAAAGAAAATGGGATGGAGTATTAACTACCTCCGCGACTTTAACAATCCTTTTTAAAGAAGAAGAAAGACGTTTTAAAGTGTTGGTATCAAATACCATAGAACGTATTAAAGTGTCACAACGTGAAACAAACAATCACGAGTTTTTCTTAATTGATATGAGTAAAATTGGAATAGATTAAAATTTTTCATATACAAGCAATCGTTTAATCCTGATGTTTCTACATCGGGATTTTTTTTGTCCAATAAAACTTGAGTCCCCTCAGTGCACTGAAGACCCCGAAATATGTTTTGGCAGTAAGATTTAAAAACGTTTCACGTGGAACATAATTTAATACTGCCAAAACATATTCTACCATGGAACCAGGTTCCTCGACTCCAGAACCAGTGTGGATAACGTGTGGATAACTTTAATGAAATAAATTTGTCCGGTAAGTATGTAGGTTGTACTTTTGTATCGTCAATGAAAGAAAGACATTGATATTATTTATTTGTTTATTACCAAAAATCGGGGACAGGAGAAAATCTGAACAACATTAAAAATGGTTAAAACACCACAGGTACTTTTCACGAAAAATTTGGATATGTTCAAATTTTCAGATGTAAACAGAAGGTTCGATACACCCTTATCAAAAAATCGTATCAAAAGAATATCAACCTCAATGAAAGAGGATGGGTTATTGGTATCCCCAATTATTGTTACTTCAAAATACTTTGTTGTTGATGGGCAACATAGATTAGAATCGTCAAGATTGGTTGGTTGTGGTATTCATTACATTATTGACCATTCAATACCGAATACACCAAAAGGGATATTCAACTCCGCCCGTAAGTATAACCAACATAGTAAAGATTGGGGTAAAGGGGATTACATTAATGGATTGTCAAATCAAGGTAATGACAATTACACACAGTTGGAACAATTCCGTAAAGAATTTCCGATGTTCAGTTTGAGTGAGTGTATTATGTTACTATTGAATAGTGGTACACGATACATAAACAAGATGGACTTCGCCGAAGGTAAATTCCAAGTATTATCTTACGAAAAGGGTAAAGAATGGGGTAATAATATCCTATCATTGAAACCTTATTTTGAAAAGGGTTATAATCGTTCCGTTTTTGTCCGTACATTAATGACAATAGTGGAAAAGAAACCCGAATTTGATTTTTCACGTTTTTATCACAAAATGTTACTAAACCCAAGTAAGATGAAACTTTGTGGAGATAAAAGTACATATCGTCAAATGATTGAAGATATTTACAACTTCAAAAGTCGTGGTGATGATAAGTTAAACCTAAGATTTTAAACTTTTGGTAATAGTTGATAAATAGGAAAGTCCTCATCGAAAGATGGGGATTTTTTTTGTCCAAGAAAACTTGAGTGGACTGACGTGATCTGGAATTCTGGATCATGAATTGTTTTGGCAGTAAGATTTAAAAACGTTTCACGTGGAACATAATTTAATACTGCCAAAACTTATTCAAACTCAGGTTCCAGTCCTGTGACCCCAGAACCAGTGTGGATAACATGTGGATAACTTTATACCAATAATGTCAAAATAAAATTGTATCTTTGTATCCTAAAACATAAGTATATGACACAGATTACACAAACACAGTTAGAAACCCTTTTAATGGGAGTTGAAAAAAGTACCTTTGTAAATATCACAATGGAAACTAAAGTAAGAATGAACAAAACAAATAACCCTTTTTTTGATAAGGTTATTAAAAGAAGTAGTTGTAATTACCTAATAGGTAACGATTACGAAAAAAGAGTTCAATCTAATGAGAAAAAAGAAGGGTTGGAAGGTGATTTTGAGAGTGGGGAATTAAGGGGTAAAAAACACGTTAGTAAGTGTGTTTTGGTGGACACTAAGACTGAACAAACCCACTACCTAATGGTAGAACGTTTTGACGAAATACCTCCAAAAAGTGAGTTT